ACCGGAGCGACTGGTGCCACTGGACCAGCGTTCTACAACTTAGTTGCAGCTCCTCAGGCTAATGCCTATCCGTTGGCTTTAGTTGATGCAACCAGACTGGTGCAGATGACTTCTAACACGCCAGTAAACGTAACAATTCCAACAAACTCCAGCGTTCCGTTTTCAGTAGGAGCACAAATTGTGATAGTGCAAACAGGAACTGGACAAGTTTCTATTGTACCTGCTAGCGGCGTTAATCTCTATTCTGTCCAAAATAAAAGAAAGCTCTCAGAACAGTACGCGGTTGCCTCTCTGGTAATGTTAGCTGCAGACAGTTGGATTTTAACGGGTAGCTTGGCTTTATAGGAGTCTTACATGTTAACAATGTTGCATGGAGTTTTTTCCTCAATAAAGATAGTAAGACCACCAGAAAACTGGACTGTACGCAACGCCGGGTTTGGAACTACAAACATAAACACCCTTGCTTTTGGCAGTAACTCTGGACTGTATTTAGCGGCTGGAGATAGTGCTAAAGTTGCAGTATCTCTTGATACTGTAGTTTGGTACCACAAAACTTCTGGTTTTGGCTCCTCTGCTATTTATGGATCCGCTCACGGAGTAGGTACTTTTGTCATAGCTGGAGCCGCTGGAAAGCTGGCAACTTCCACAAACGGAGAGAATTACACGCTGAGAAGCTCGTCTTTTGGCACTACAGCAATTTTTGACGTGCACTATGGAGATAACATTTTTGTGGCCGTTGGAGCAAACGGAAAACTAGCTACATCTTCAAACGGTATTACATGGACTCAACGTACTTCTAGTTTTGGAAGTACTTTTATTTATGCAGTCTCGTACGGCAACGGTCAGTGGATTGCTGTCGGAGACGGAGGCAAGTTAGCTACCTCTTCCAACGGTATCAACTGGACCCAGCGAACATCCGGATTTGGAACAACTCGTATTCGTGGAGTAGTTCATAGTTCATCTGTAGGGGCGGTAATAGTAGGTGACGATGGTAAACTAGCGTCATCTAGTGACGGTATCACTTACACTTTGCGTACCTCTAGCTTTGGGCTAACTAACATAACCGCGGTTGCTGCCGGAAACGACGCATACGTCGCGGTCGGCTTTAACGGAAAACTGGCCGTTTCTGTGGACAACGGCTTAAACTGGGCACAACAATACGTGGGTGTGGGGCAAAATTGGCTTGCCTGCGCCTCCTTTGGTCCAGGTGCCTTCGTGGCTGCCGGAGCCGCCGGGCAGCTAAGTTCTTCAATACTATAGAGATACCAGGAGAAAATAAAAAATGAGCTATTCGTACGAAGTGACAGACAACCCTCCTATGGCAAAAATACAGTCAAACGGACAAACAATAGATTTAAGTGGCCCCTGGGAGTCTACCGAGGCCGCGACAGCCTGGGCAGAAGCCTACACTAACCAGTTAAATCAAGGACTAGCTACGCCAGAAGCGCAGCAGTAAAACAGCGAAAATAGGAGCATTTTGCTTCTGTTCATATTGCATGTTTACGGTACACTTTGACAACGGCACTTCATCAGTAATTCTTCGCAAGGAGCACAAGTGGCAGCAATAGACTTTCCTAACAACCCTAGCGTTGGGCAAGAATTTTTTGCTGGCGACACAACTTGGCAGTGGACCGGAGCGTACTGGCGAGTACTTAGAATTACTCCTACAGGACCAACTGGATCAACTGGTCCGACAGGACCGGCTGGTAATTTTTCTACAGCAGCAGACACACCGCCTTCAAACGCGGTCTTAGGTCAAGCATGGTTTAATGCAAACACCGGAAAAGTTTATGTGTACTACGACGGTTATTGGGTTGAAGTAGGCGCAGCTCCTATAGGACCGACAGGACCGTCTGGCAGTCTTGGTCCAACTGGTCCGACAGGAGCGATCGGCGCTGCTTCTAACGTAACTGGACCGACTGGCGCACTTGGACCGACAGGACCAACCGGGCCCGCGCAGCCAGGACCGACGGGACCAGTCGGACCAATTGGAAAATTTCAACCGTCAGACACCGCACCAACATCTGCGCAAATCGGAGACGGTTGGTTTAACACACAAAATTTAAGGCTATACGTTTACGCAGACGGTTACTGGGTTGAGACGGCAACGGCAAACTTTGGTCCGACGGGACCGACTGGACCGGCTGTCACGGGACCGACTGGAGCAGCTAGCACAGTTCCGGGACCGACTGGTGCAACAGGCGCGGTTGGAGCAACTGGCCCGACTGGACCGGTGTCAACTGTGCCAGGTCCTACTGGACCGTCTGGCGGACCGACTGGCCCAACAGGCGCGCGTGGTCCGACGGGACCGACGGGACCGACAGGCGCAGTCTCAACTACGCCAGGACCGACGGGACCGACAGGCGCGGCTGCACCTCAAGTTGAAACCTTTAGAAACATAATCATAAACGGAGGAATGCAAGTTGCGCAGCGCGCTGCTACGGCCACGGGCATAACTAGTGCAAGTACCGCCGAGTACTACACCGTTGATCGTTGGAGCTTTACCGGCGCCGGGTCTTTTGGCACGTGGAGCCTGGAGCAGTCAAACGACGCCCCTCAGTACAACGGCCATAGCAAGTCAATAAAAGCAACTTGTACAACCGCTACAGGTCCGCTAAGTGCAAATACTTTTTTGGTTCTACGACAAAAAATAGAAGGAAAAGCCTTGCAGCACCTGTCTAAAGGCAAAGTAGGCTCTAGAGATTTAAGCATAAGTTTTTGGGTAAAAGCATCTCAGGCTGGTACATATACAGTAGAGCTTTTTGACTATGACAACACCAGACACGTTACAAAAAATTATACGGTAACCACGGCAAATACCTGGGAGCAAAAGTCTATTGGCATTGTTGGTGACTTATCGGGAGTGCTAGACAACGACAATCAAACTTCTATGCACTTAGCGTTTATGTTACTTGCTGGCACTAATTATACGTCCGGCTCTATTACAAACACCTGGGCTCCAGTAGCCGTGCAAAACACAGCGCCTGAACAAGTAAACGTAGGCTCTTCTGCGCAAAGCTATCTAGCAGTTACAGGCGTACAGTTCGAAGCAAACACTACTGCCACGCCATTTGAGCATAGAAATCACTCAGTTGAGCTGGACTTGTGCATGCGCTACTGTGAAAGAAGCGCACAAAATGCCGGCGTTGCTTTGACAGTTGCCTCGGCTGGTTACCCAGGTTTTTACTATAAAGTTAGAAAAAGAGTGGCACCCAGCATAACTGCCACTTTTACGGTTGGAACCGGTGCAACGTTTTTAGCCACAGAAGATAGTCACGTACAGCTGACCAGTCATTCAACTGCGGCACGATACAGCTTTTTAGCGGAGGCAGAACTATGAGCTATTTTTTACACAATGATGCCAATTTTGGAGCAGTAATAATGCGTGTAAATCAGGATAATTCCATAACGTGCATTCCAACAGACGAAAACAATGTAGACTACGTCTTGTACAAAGCCTGGCAAGCAGCAGGCAACACTGCAACCACGTGGTCAGAGCAGAGCGGAGAGTAGCACATGCCATACGACTTTCCCGACTCTCCTTCGGTAGGACAGTCAGTAATAGTAGACTCAAAGCGCTACGTGTGGACTGGTGCTGCTTGGAACGTAGACTACAGCACTGGCCCAGAAGGACCAACTGGTCCAACGGGAGCAGTAGGCTCGACGGGACCGACTGGACCAGAAGCTTCCATAAACGCAGTGGCACCGTTGTTGTTCAACAACACCACACGAGAGCTGTCTGCGCCGACAATTACTACTTTAACACAGGCTGCAGAAATAGCAGCAGTAGCTGCTGCAGCAGCTATTGCAACGCACAACGCAGATCACGAAGATGTACACGGTATTCCAGCTACCTATGAGCTAGAAACACAGGTAGGAGCGCAAGATAAGGCAACAGCAACGGCAGATGCAAAAGTAGCGGCGCACAACGCTTTAACAACTAATATACATGGCATTGCAGACACAAATGCGCTTGCAACAGAGGCAGAGGCGCTAACAATAGCCACAAACGAAGCCGCGGCCCAGATCGAGACACACAGAATAGACACCACAGACGTGCACGGCATTTCAAACTCTGCTAACTTGGTATACCGGTCAGATGGCATCATAAAAACAGCAACGGGCGCTGCTATTAGTCCGTACGACATCGGTTCTCTGTCGTTAGACGCTCTGTACGGCTACCAACACATGAGCAGAGACCACCTAGACTTAGCGCCTCGTAGATTTAACAGCCAGGTGAGCTTAGTTTCTGGAGTGTGTTGGTTTCACTACTTTACGCCGTTAGTAAACAAAACAGTCACCAGCATAATGATTGTAGGCGGTAACCCAGCCGCAGCTAATCCATCTATGATTAGATTTGCACTGTATACCGCTGATGAAAATGATTCGTTGACTATGGTCGCCAGAACAGCAAATCAACTTTCTCTGTTTGAATTCACAAACTCATACAATACCGGCGCATTTGTTGCAGGTGGCGGCTTTCCGAATTCGTACAACTTAGTTGCAGGCACCAGATACGCACTCGGTGTTATATTTGTCGGTTCAGTGGCTCCCGGCGTGTACCTGGCGTACAACAACCCGCCGGTAACGTTGACATCGCTGGCCCCACGCATAACTTCGGCAATCGGCGCACAGACAGACCTACCAACTACTGTCGACTACACAACTTTCAGTAACACTACCATCGGTATTTGGGCGAGGTTAATCTAATGGCAATCGATTTTCCTAATAGTCCGGCAATAAATCAAACCCACACGGCGAACGGTCAGACCTGGAAGTGGTCTGGCGTTGCCTGGGACCTAGTAGTAGTTCCGTTAGTAGGACCGACCGGCTCGGCAGGAGTGCAGGGACCGACCGGACCGCTCGGACCTACTGGTCCGACTGGACCAATTGGTCTTTCTGGACCGTTTACAACAATACAAGGACAGTTCTCGTCGTTGGCGGCTTTACTGGCCGCGCACCCCACCGGAGAGGCGGGCGAGGCCTACGTTTTGACAAACGGAGACTTGTACGTTTGGGTAGTGAGCACAAATCAGTGGGATAATGTAGGCAATACACTAGGCGCCACCGGACCGACCGGACCAATAGGCTTGCCTGGACCGATTGGACCGCAAGGCACTGCTAACTTTTCAGTGTCCTGGTGGTTGGGAGGATAAAACATGACAGCTAGCATTAAAAGACTGGCCATTGCAAACCCAATCGCTGGCGCAACCGGCAGCAAAATCTTTGACTCAGACAGCGAGCACTTGGTTTCTGTGATAGTAACAAACAAATCCGCAGTCGTAGCCACCTTTTCTATCTGGGCAGCACCAGGAGGAGTAAACACCGAGTCCGGAAGAGGTTACATAGCAAAGGACCAGTACTCTGCGCCCGCTAACTCGTTTGAAACATTTAGATTTCCACTCAACACCGACGACGACTTATATGTTGCTGCCTCGACTGCCGACCTGTCCTTTACAGTGGTCGGCGTAGACCAGTTAGACCTATAAAAGTAGACAAAAGGAGACACACAGATGCCAGGGTATAGCACCAGCACCATGGAAGGCAGCCAGAGAACCATCAAACACACCAACGCCGGTGGCTCAGACTTTGCAGCAGTATACCTACCACCGGTGCGCGCCAAAGTGCAGAGCATACAGCTAACCAACCGGACAGGTGGAGCCCTACCGGTGTCAATAAAGGTGGTTCCACGCAGCAGCATCAACTTCGACACTGACGGTTTCTACGTGTGTAATCAGGCTCGAGTGCCGGGCGGAGAGACAATAAGCCCTGTAAAACTTGGTATTATCATCGAGGTTACAGAGCAGCTAGTACTGCAAAGCCCTGTGGCATCCAGTATAGACGCAGTAATAACGTCCTCGGAAGGTGTGATCTAATGCCAGCTCCAGATTACTATAATTTGGAACAAGTTCCAGACACAGTTTTCTACGGGTTTAGACTTGACTGGGCAACCGGCAAACTGAGCCTAGAGAAAGTAGACCCCACAGACCCTACAGTCGTGAGCCTACCAGACACTTACGCAAAGAGGAAAAACGACTACGTACAGTGGACGTTTACAAAGAACACTTTGCGGTTTTTATGGAATAATTCAGACTCAAGTCATCTTTTGGTGGAGGTACTCTAAGTGGCACAGATACTAGATTTAGGTAAGCTTCGTTTTGACTTTGTAGGAGACTACAACGCCTTAACGACATACGAGAGAAATGACGTCGTCAAGTACGGCGGCAATGTATACGTTTACATTAACTCCACTAACGCTGCCGGCAACCTCCCAACGGCAACCACTCACTGGTCACTCATGGTCGAGGGCATTAACTTCAGAGGCGCATTTGACCCAGCCGTTGCATACATAATCGGTGACGTAGTTGCCTTCGGCGGCGCTGCATTTATCTGCACGCTTAACACTACAGCCGGAACGCTACCCACGGTATCCGCTAACTGGGAAAAGTTTATCGACGGCATACAGTTCGAGGGTGCGTACAGCAACACCACTAGCTATCAAAAAAATGACGTAGTTACTTACGGAGCACGCACTTTTATTGCTAAGCAAGTAACCGTTGGCAACCTACCGACCGACACCGCCAACTGGGATTTATTCTCAGACGGACTAGCTTCCGCCGGAGAGTGGAACGCAACCACTAATTTCAAAAAGAACGACATAGTCACTTTTGGAGGCGTCGCGTACATCGCACTTCGCGACACTGTAAACGACAGCCCAGACACGAGCAACTCCGACTGGATGGTTTTCTTCGAGGGACTCCGCCTACGCGGCAACTGGACAACCGGCACAGTCTACTACCCAAGAGATCTGGTCTCAAGAGGTGCCTACCTATACGTAGCTACCGCTAAACACACTGCCGCTGCAACCTTCGCAGCAGACTTGACCACAAAGTGGTCGACAATCACGTCAGGCTTCAGGTGGAGGGGTTCCTGGGGACCAGGAGTGTCCTACTTCCGCGGCGACGTAGTAACAGACGGTAACTCCTCGTACATCGCTAACTCAGACTTTAACTCGGGCGTCACTACAATTCTCGACGACGCCGACTGGACAGTAATTGCACAAGGTGCAGACTACCTACCGGCCCAAGTTAGTAACGCAAACAAGCTGCTCACAACGAACGCAACTGACCCACTGTGGACTGACGACATTGACATCAACAGCGCCAAACTAGACACTAGTCTTATCATCGGCGGCACCGCCGCTGCGACCTTCGACAGTGCTCTAACTAATCCCGTAGTCACAATTGTTCGAAACTTTACACAGGACTACGCACAGGTCTCCTTCAAGAACACAGGCAATAACACGGAGTCTTCTACCGACTTCATTGCGTACACAAACAACGGCAACGATGAAGAAGGCTTCATCGACATGGGTATTACAGCTGCCGCCTTCTCGACAGCAGAGTTTGGCATCACCGGACCACACGACGGCTACATCTTCATGGAGGCCCCAACCGGCAGTACTGGAAACGGTGACTTAGTCCTAGCAACTGGCGACAAGGGTACGCGCAACGCCATCGTCTTTGCAGCCGGCGGCTTCTCGAGCGGCACGGAGCAGATGACCATCATCCCAGAAGAGGCAGTCCACATCGAAATCGACACCGAGTCCACCACTCCTCAAACTGGTGCTCTCACTGTCGCCGGAGGCGTGGGCATCGTCGGTAACCTCAACGTAAACGGTGACGTAAAGATCAACGGTGACATAAGCCTCACTGGCTTGGAGTTCTTGGCTGTCGGTAACGGCGCGCTCGAATTTGCTGATACACTGATAAATCCGGTTACAGTGTTCCAGATCGACGCAGACGACAACTACGCACAGGTCGCCTTTAAGAACATCGGCACAGGTCCAAACGTCTCTTCTGACTTCATCGCGTACGCAAACAACGGCAATGACAACGCCGGATACATCGACATGGGTATCACAGGCGCCCAGTTCAATGACCCTGCATTTACCATCACGGGAGTAAACGACGGCTACATCTTCATGGAAGCTCCAGTCGGCACCACCGGCCGCGGCGACCTTGTATTTGCTACCAGCAACAACGGTACGCGCAACGGCATCGTCTTTGCAGCCGGCGGTCTAGCCAGCGACAACGAGCAGATGACTATTATTCCTGACCAAAGTGTTCACGTAGAAATTGCAACTCAGTCAAGCTCGCCTACCAACGGCGCTTTGACTGTAGTAGGTGGTATTGGTCTACAAGGTAACCTAAACGTCGGCGGCAACGTCGGCGTCGTCGGTAACGTTGATATTCAGGGTCAAATCACAATTGCAGGAAGTGGTACCACCTTTGATACCGCCAACCTCGCCGTCGTCGACCCAATGATCTACGTCGCTCAGGGCAACCCAGACGACGTGATCGACTTTGCTCTTGTCGGCGAAGAGGCCGTAGACCTTCCGACCCCACTCGTAGCTACAATTACAAACCGAGCTCTGTCCAGCGACGAAGTCACAATTACTACGGCCGCTGCCCACACTTTCCAGGTAGGTGACTACACGGTAATTGCCGGCGTGACCGGCGCCAGCGCGGCCGTATTCAACGGTACGCACCGCATCACCGCGACGCCAACCGATACCACTTTCCGCTTTGCCAAAGTAAACGCCAACGTCGCCAGTGCAGCCACCGCCGGCACGGCCACAGTCTCCGCCAGGGCGCAGTACGCAGGTATTGCACGAGATGCGACAGACAAAAAGTTCAAGCTGTTTGACGGTGTAGACACAAAGCCGGCGAGCACGGTCAACTTTGGTGAGGCTACTTACTCGACCCTTGTTTTAGGAACAGTTGAAGCTAGTACAGGAATAACTGTTAACGGCTCTGCTGTAATAACAAAGAACGTATTAACCGCAAAAGGCGACCTAATCGTGGCCTCTGCTGCAGACACGTCTACTCGTCTACCGGTCGGCACAAACAACACCTTCGTGCAGGCCGACAGCACCACCGCCTCTGGACTTAAGTACACCAGCCTGGCCACAGACAAGGTCCTCGGCGCCATCACACTGGGCACTTCCTCGGCCAGACCGTCTGCACCAGCAGCTGGTCAGTTCACGTACGAGACCGACACCCAGAGTCTGCTACGCTATACCGGTACCGCCTGGCGCAAGCTGGGACCGGTGTTTTTCGGCCTGAAGGTTGACGAAAACGGCAACCTATTAGCAGAAATAGGTGCAGATAATGCAAGCTATTCAACCAACAACTTCCAGGACTATGCTATACTTCCTGATGAAGTAGCTGTACAAGTAAACTCAGCAGGCGAGCTCCTGCTGATCTCATAGGAAAAGGATAACGATGACAACGATCAATCTAGGTAAAGTTCGCCTCAACTGGCGCGGAACGTGGTCGGGATCTACGGCCTATGACGTAAACGACAGCGTCTACTACGACGGCAGCTCTTACGTCTGTGTAACCGCGAACACCAACCAAACGCCAATCTCCAGCGGCACAGTAAATGCTAACTGGAACGTGCTAGCACAGGGTACCACTGCCGTAACAACCACCCGAGGTGACATCGCCTTCCGCGGCGCTTCAGGCCTCACGAGACTCCCGGCGGGCGCTGACAACACGGTTCTTACGTCAAAGGGACCTGGCCGTGACCTACAGTGGCAAGACAAGCCTGGTCGTTATTTCCAGACCGCTTACACTGGCACTTCAATCTTGCTAGACCCGGCTGTCTACCCAGGCAGTCAAGACTTAGACCGCTACAGCGGCTTGCACATGAACAACCGTAATGCAAACCCAGGCGATGGTCCAACCTACGTAATCTCTCCAGACCGCAGGTCCGTCAAGGCCTTTGGCTACAACTGGCAGGGCGTTCTCGGCTTCAACCACATGTCTGACAACTACTCTTCCTCTACATATCCAGGCGCACGCCAAACCACACCTCAGTACTGCCAATTTATTGACAGCTCGTCTACAACCGGCAGCTACCTAGACGAAGACGAGTTCTTCGACTACGTCCGACGCGGCGGCTACATGGCTTTCGTGGTCACCACCAAGGGCAAGCTGTTCGCGACCGGCTACAACAACTACGGTCAGCTCGGCACCACGGACACGACCAACCGCTACATCTTTAACAGAATTCAGTTCTTCGGTCCTGGCACCGGCAAAACCGTGCGTGACGTACGCTGTATGCGACGTTTCTCTGGTTCAAACGGTAGCTCCAGCAGCAACTTTGTGCTCACGCAAGAGGGTGAGTTGTACGGAACCGGCTACAACGCACAAGGAGTGCTCGGTCAGGGCGACACCACCAACAGATCAACTTGGACTCGCATCGGCGCATCTACGTTAAACGGCGGCGGTGCAACTATCGTCGGCTTTGCCACGTCACATGAAGCCAACGAACCCGGCTTCGGCAACGAAGTCATTGCTTGGAACTCCAACTACCAAGTTTGGGGTTGGGGCAGAAACCGCAACTTTGGCCTTGGCTTTGGATCTAGCGATACAACCCAGCGAAACACTCCAGAAAGATTAACCCAACTAGAGACGTTAGCAAACATCAACGCCACCAGCGGCATCAACATCAAGCAAGTTCTAATGCCTCGCAACGACTGTTCTACAGACGGTGCCCGTCAGACGAACATGGTTTTGACGACGGCTGGACAGCTGTACTCAGTTGGTCGCTCCAACCAGGGACAGCTCGGCATCGGCGGCGCGGACTCGCAGGACCAAAGTAGTTGGCAGTTAGTCACACGGCCAACTGGCAAAGTTTGGGAGCAGTGCTGGGCAGAGGGCGGCACAGGCGCAACGTACTACGCGCTGACCACCGACAAGCTCCTGTACTCCTGGGGCTTAAACAACTACTACCAGGGAGGATTCGCAGACACGAGCAACCGCCAGACACCGACGCTCATGACTGCCCTACCATCGGGCTTCCAGGGCAACATCACCGGCGTGTGGGTGATGGGAGACGCGTCATACGTCACCTGCTATGTGCGTGCCTTGATCGCCGGCAAGCAACGCTGGTGCTCGTTCGGCTGGTCAAACTACGGTGCCATCATGCACGCTGACCGCTACATCCCTGACATGTGGAACACTTCTAATCAGGCCAGAGAGATTACAGGCTTCCTGCCTAACCAGGGAGAGGGCATCCTCAACATGACGATGTGGAACAGCAGCAGCACCTGCGCTGGCATGATTCAAATGGACGACGGTCGTCTGTTCTGGTTCGGCTACCGTGACGGAAACCTGCACGACGGCAGCACCGACGGCAGCAACTACACCACCTACAACTACTACCCACTGCAGGTTAACCTTCTCTAGGGAAGCACTGCACTACAGACGAGAGGACCGAACATGACTGAAGAGGCATACGCACACCCGATCTACACTTACGCCGTGTTGTTAGACGCACCATATCTAAAGCAGGGTGGTTGGTCAGGTGGGCCTATCGAGGAAGTGGGTACTTTTGAGGGTAGACGCTATTTGCGTTTTCCTAACGAAGCAGCGGCAAACGCAGTCGAGCCAACCGAAGAACAAGACTTTAGGTTAGCCACCGAAGAAGAGATCACCGCGGCCGGCCTAGACGGCGTGGCCGCGTACCCATCGGCAGAGTAGTTAAGCACACGAGTAGAAACAGAGGAAGCTAAAAACATGGCAACTGTTAGCCTGAGCAAGATTAAGTTCAACTGGCGCGGAGAGTGGTCTGACAAGGTTCAATACTTAGTCAACGACGCCGTTAGTTACAGAAGCGCTAGCTTTGTCTGTACTGCAGATACACCTGCACCTATTCAGGTAGTACGCACTAACCCTAGAACTCTAGAAGATGAAATTGTAACTACCTTTGATACCACGTACCCCAACATATATGGAAACATAGCGGCTGAGGGTAGCACTGCAGCGGCCCGTCGTTTGACGCCACTTTTGTCGAACGGACTGGCCCCACAAACCTTTACAGTTACGTACGACGGAACCGGCTACGTGTTTTCCGGAGTCTCTGGCACCAACCCAACACTTAGATTAGTGGCCGGCGAGACCTACAAGTTTGATTGCTCTCAACTGGCGTCAACTGCATCGTTTGCACTTCGCACCGCCGCAGGAGTTACAGCTAACAACCCGATTGGAGCGGTTTTCAACAACCCGGTAGGGGGCACAGACAGCACACTTGCTGCCACACAGGGAACTCCGTACTCAAAGACTATCATTTATCGCGTGCCGAAGTCTCCTGCGATGACTAGCATAGTGTACCAGTCAGCAGACAGCGCAGGCGTAGTCGGTACCATTCAAATAGTAATAGATGACGTCTCTTTGGTAAACTCTACATACTGGAAGAAGATTAGCGGCTTCGCAGACGAGGAGATGCTAAGTAGTCAGGGAGATTTGTACGTAGAGGGCAACGCAGACGCACCGTACAACCTGCCGTCAGGACAGCCAAACGACGTTCTTGAGGGTGGAAACGCCTGGCCAAGTGGCACAGTTTTTCAGGTGATCAGCCCGACAAGTGGCTCGTCCGGACCGTACACGATCGTTGCACGAACCAAGAAGCACGGCCGCAACGGACTTATCACGGGCAACAATCCGACGTTACGCCTGGCAAAAGGCAACACCTACTATTTTGACTTACGTCAAACTATCTCCTCGCACCCGCTTGCGCTGCGCACAGCTAGTGGCAGCACCACTGCACTTACGGGCACAACCAACAACAGTCCGTCGGAGGGTGTGCACCAAGGCACTGGCACCGGTTCGATGATTACCTACAAAATACCGTCAGATGCGCCGGATTCTCTTGTGTACCAGTGTGTAAACCACGCGAACATGATTGGTACCATTCAAACTACTGGTACGGATGCCGACCTGGTCTTCAGACCACAGGCTGGACGTCCCTTCTCAGTCATGCCGTCCTCTAACTGGACTGCTTCGGGAGAGATTTCACCAACTGGAAACGCAAGACCTACACAAGTGGAGCAGCAGTTCTGCGTTACCGACATTAACATGCGCGGTACGACCTCCGGCTTTAAGGCAGCACAGCATTGGATTCTTCCAGGACGCAAGGGACTGAAGGCCTCTGGCTACCAGGCACAGGCGCCACTCGGCTTCAACCACTTGTCCGACGAGTACTCCACCACCACCTACCCAGGCCAGCGCTACGCAGAGCCAGAGTACTGCCAGCTAAATCCTTGGCTGGAAGATGACGAGTACATCTCCTACGTCAACGGCAACAACGGCGCGGCCTACTTTGTCACGACGAAGGGCAGAGTCTACTTCACCGGCTACAACGCATACGGCCAGTTCGGCTTCGGCGACACGACCCGTCGCAACGTCTTTACCAGGAACGACTTTTTTGGTCCCGGCACCGGCCGTACCGCACGCGACGTGCAGTGGAACGGCAACTTTACCAGCTCAGACGGCAACGTAAACACGACTTTCGTGCAAACTGTCGAAGGCGAGCTGTGGGCCGCTGGCTACAACGCACACGGCGTGCTCGGTCAGGGCGACACCACCACTCGTGCGTATTGGTCGCGCATCGGCGCAACTACGTTCAACGCAGGTGGCGCCACTCTGGTCGGCTTTAAGTACTCCCGTCAGTCCGGCCAAGACGGCAACGTAATCGCCTGGGACTCGCTCAAACGAGTGTGGGGCTGGGGTCAGAACGGTACCTTCACTCTCGGTATCGGCAACCAGACGCAGCAAAACTCGCCAGTACGTCTAAACCAGCTAGAGTCACTGTACACCGGCACTCTCGACGTAGTCGACGTGGCGATGAACTTCTACTCCGGCCGCTGTGTATGCGCTATCCTAATGAGCAACGGATACGTCTACACCACGGGCCAATCAGACCAGGGGCAGCTTGGCATCGGCGGCGCGGACTCACAGCAGGTTACGAGCTGGACGCAAGTCACCATGCCGGCAGGCAAGACGTTCCGCAGGCTGACAAACTTTGGTGCCGGCACCGGCACGTTCTACGCAATTAGTACAGACAATTACTTGTACGCATGGGGCTACAACGCCTACCGACAGATTGGTGACGCCACAACTGCCAACCGCCAGGTTCCAACGCTTTGCTCTGCGCTGCCAGACGGTTTTCAGGGCAACATCCAGCAGCTGTACGGCGAAGGCAACGGCGGTGGCTACACCTCGGTGTGGGTACGCGCAACCATAGACGGTCGCACTCGCTGGGCTTCTTGGGGCTATGACAATGGCGGTGTTCTCTGCCACTCAGACCGCCACATCCCCGACGTGTGGTACAACGGTCAAAATCCGAAGGAAATTACGCAGTTCCTACCATTCATGGGACAGAACCTTGTTGACATCTACTATCAGTGGTACGGCACAACTAACCAGGCCTGGTACTTGCTGTATGACGACGGACAGATGTTCTTCATCGGCTACACGGACAACTACCTGCGAGATGCCTCGGTTGGAACTGCCAACTACAGCGCTGGTTCTGGCTACACTTTCAGGTATCCTAGAAACTTAACCAACAGCAAAATGTTTGGATAATAGTTTCTACTTAAAAACCCCGCGAATCTACAGTTCGCGGGTTTTTTATTTTTTAGTGTAGGATACACGACGTGGACGTAAAAGTAGGCTTTTATACTATAGCCTTAAACGAAAAGCAGTTCGTAGAGCGCTGGTACGAGTCGTGCAAAGACGGAGACTATCTACTAATTGCCGACACAGGTTCTACTGATGGAACAGTCAAACTTGCGCAAAGTTTAGGCATACAAGTGGTCTCGGTTAAAGTGTCTCCCTGGCGCTTTGAGGTCGCTCGCAACGCTTCGCTAGCTGCGCTGCCGCTCGACCTAGACTACTGCGTGGCGCTCGACATGGACGAGGTAGTGCTGCCTGGCTGGCGAGAAAACTTACAGAAGGCAAAAGAACAAGGATGGACTAGACCGCGCTACAAATACACCTGGAGCTGGGGGTCAGACGGCACGCCCGGCCTGCAGTACGGCGGAGACAAGATTCACACCAGAAAGAACTATCGGTGGAAGCACCCGGTGCACGAGGTGCTGCTTCCGTACCCGGCGCGACACGAGGTGCAGGGCTGGACCGACAGTCTAGAGATTCACCACTATCCGGACTCCAGCAAGTCTAGGTCACAGTACATGCCGTTACTCCGCATGGCAGTTGAAGAAGACTTGCATGACGACAGGAATGCTTTTTATTTTGCAAGAGAACTTTACTATCACGGCGAGTACGTAGAAGCGGTAGTAGAATTTAAGCGGCACCTAGCACTGCCAACCGCAACTTGGGCACCAGAGCGCGCCGCTTCCTACCGTTTTTTAAGCAAGTGCGACCCGGCAAACAGAGAGACCTGGCTCACCGAAGCGATAAAGACGGCACCCGCGTCTAGGGAACCGTACATAGACCTTGCTCAGCACTACTACGAGACGGCCGCGTGGCCGCAGTGCCTGGCTGTGGCAGAAAGCGCCCTTCAAATAACTCAAAAACCACTCGAGTACCTGTGCGAGGCAGAGGCCTGGGGCTCCAAGCCGTACGACCTGGCTGCGATTGCAGCGCACCGACTAAATTTGCACGTCAAAGCGCTTGACTACGGTAGAACAGCCTGTGCGCTATCGCCAAACGACGAGCGACTCGCTAAGAACCTGGCTTTTTACGAGGCGGCTTTGACCGCTTAGCTCTGTTTTTTCTTCTTGTTTTTGCTCTTTCTGCTTTTTCAAGTCTAGACTGTCTGTCCAAGTGATAGGCTTCTACGGCGTTTGCGCTGGTTCTACTCTTCCAGCTAAAGTTACAAGATTTGCATGTTACGATTTTTGCAGTTGTCCATCTTCCACTGCCTGACAGTTGTATTACTCCCGTGAATAAATTTACCGGTCTAGCCGAGCACAGTGGGCAGTTCGGAAAGCGCCTCCTTCTAGTTTCTTCACCGGTATAGCCCACTGAGAGCGCTCTTCTTATCTCTACTTCGTCTTTTCCTCCCCATACTCCCCATATTTGTTTGTGTTCCAGCGCCCACTTCAGGCACTGTGCCCGCACTGGGCAGGAAAAGCAGAGGTTTTTTGCCGCGTATTTTTTATTGAATTCTTTAGAAAAGAAGTAGTCGATCATGTTTTTATTTTCCGGCCTGGCGCAGGCTGCTTGCCTTTGCCACTCTAGTTCGTCGGCTGGTCTGCTCATCGTAGGATAATTGAACCACGGAAGCAAGTCTTCCGGCGTGTCCTAGGGGTGCTAGCTGAACCTACATGACTTCTATCCAGGTTACAGCTTGCACGGCATCTACGGTGTCGCCTAGCCTAGTCTCTCCATTTTGTTCGCATACAGTACGTAGATCGTCGCCGTTTACATGTCCCGCGTAGCCTAGCACCACTACGGCGCCGCTTTGCAGTCTGTACCCTTCGCCTAGGCCAGTAGCCACCCCGTCGCGTTGAAGTGATGACGCGAGTGCTCGTTGAACCACGTCATTCTCCATGTCCACATGTCCATCGGTGCAGTAGACAAGCGCGCCGTTGACCGCCGCGGCATAGCCGTAGCCGTCCCATTCTCCCCACAGCTGCTCTCCGGGGCGTCTATCCTTCATACTTCTACCACTTTCTGTTTCTTTCTGTGCAAATAAATAGTTTTAATGTACTTTACTTGCGTACTTATCCAGCTTATTCGGGCTGTTTAGCTCAAAAAAAGTCACCTGGAGTCAATAGGAAGATTTTAGCGCTCCATAAGGTAATACGACTATACTACCCACAAAAGTGCCTTAAAACCAATCCTAGGGCCTTTTTGAGGCAGTTTACGGGTTAGTGCTGCCTGTACAGTTTGTGGTTTACCGGCACCATGTCGTATATCCCGGCTACAGTCACCGCTTCACAAATAGAGCACACTTCTACCGTCCCGTCGTTGACTTTTTCCGGCACTTCTACCCCGACCAGCTTCACGCTTATCGAGCCGTTTTCAAAGACACCTTCCGGCTCCCACTTGGAGTGGGTGGCGAGCCAGCAGGCTTCACACACCGCGGCAATCGCGACGTGCGGCGCAAAGCGACCATTGGCCATACGTGTCCCTTTCTAGTCAAAGACGTACTGGCCTAGCGTACCATGACTGGAGCACTCCAGTTATGCGGCAGCCTGTCTAGGGCTTTTGGGTTGGTCTTGTATGTGCGCATTTTTACTTTTTTGGTGTCGCTTTCGGCGTGTTTTATGTATTTATAGTACTCGCACAGGCTATGTTCAAGCGCTCTGGCGTCGTATGCGACCGGACCGCCGGCCACTACCGGCCTACTGTCCAGGGGTAGTCCGGCATCCACTGTTTGCAGCAATGTGTTCCAGTTGCCCTGCCCCGTGGCGGCGCAGTGAGCTATGCCCCGTTCTGCTCCAGGACCGAGCGATGGCATAAACTCACCTTGAAACGGCCCGCCCTGCCACACCAAGTCCATCATCAGCTGGTCTACTAGAAAGTCACCAAACGAGTATATCTTTCTAAGCAGCTTCCAGGCCTGGGCGGTTGCGCCGGCTTCTAGCGCCTGCGCCGTTTTTGTGGCAACCTCGCGCAGGTCGGAGAGCACCTCGCACACCTTTTTCAAGTCTGGACAGCGTACGTAGGCCCCCGTGAAGTTTTTTTCTCTGGCTGACAAAAATACGTATAGTGCTTTTGCGTCTGCCCGTGCCGCGGGCCAGCTACCGAAGTGAGCCAGTATCGCCTCGTGCGTGTCAATCCTGTTGAAAGCCCTATAGCAGACGGTGTCTGCAACTAGTTTTGCGCTGTTTTCACTGTGAACTTGTACGTTGTTAAAAAGATAAACAGTGTGTCGGTCTAGCTCTCGCCAAAGGTTTGTGTAGTGGTACTGCCTAAGTTCTGCCGTATTTTGACTTAAGCGCTCTGCCGGTAGGCTGTACGAGCGCTCTAGCCACAGGGCGTGCCTAGCCCGGCAAAACTCAAGCAACGTTAGCATACTTTTTTCTCTTGTCGTCTTTTGTATATGCGTCGCTCTACTACAGACATTCCTCCCCATATACCGTGAACCTCGTTTGTCGCTATTGCCCAGTCCAGGCACTCTTGTTTATGTTTGCAAGCATTGCACAGCTTTTTTGCCAGTTTCCAATTCTCTGGATGCACTATTTCTCTGTCGCTCGTGTCGTCTGAGAGGGGGAAGTACGCCGAAGGGCCTATCTCTGCACAAAGCGGTTGATCGAACGTCCACGGTGATTTCATTTGTGTCTACTCCGTTTCTCATGTAGCTATGTAGGTCTAGTTTGATTACTGTTGTTGTTGTTGTTGTTGTTGTTCCCTCTCCATGCTGCCGACTTCGTACCCGCAGCCGGCGTATCCAGCTATGTCTACCCAAGTGTCTGGCTTGTACGGAATACCAGGACCTACGTCCCTTGACAGTTTAACCAGGATTAGCGCGGTTGCTACGTCGCGTCTGCTGAACTTGCGCCCAAACGCCGTACTCCAGAACTCTGCAATGCGTCCAAAGTTTTCATACGGACCGCCGTAGTCCGCGTCTCTGGTCCCCGAGATTAGGCTAGCGGCTTCCCTGAGAGCCTCTACTCTCAGCGCGTCCTGGCTCATACTGCTACTCTTTTTTCAAGAACGTGAGGTGAAAAATGCGTGCCTTCTAGGACCGGCGTCTGTCCATCTACGCTATTTACGATCACGTCGCCGTATCTAATTGCCACGACTCTAGCAACCCTCCCGTTGTGCACTACTCCAGTGCTGCCCGTGAATGCGTCTAGTTTTATCCGCACTTCGTCTCCTACGCTAATTTGTCCAGGCCCGGTTGCGGCCCAGGTCGTGTCTTGCTCTTTTACTAGCACATGTCTCTTTGCTAGCTTAGAAAAGTAGCTTAAAGTTTGGTCTGCGACGTCTTCTTTCATTTTTTCAGACGCAACGTCCCACACTTCAAGCAGCTTGAGTACGGTGTCTCCCACAGCTTTTCGTGCTTTTACACTCTGAAGCTGTTGTAGAACCCAGTCTTTTTCTTGCTGTTTCACGTGTCACTCCGTTCTTTTTGCTTGTTTGGACAGACAGACTCTCTGCACTGTTCTGTGTCAAAGTCGTCTAACGCCCTGCTGCATTGACTGCACTTTACACCTTCAGCTCTTACTTTGTAACCGTCTAGCTGACGTTTTTTGTTTTTTTCCATTTTCTGCAGGTAGAGCTTGTTTAGCTCCGCGTCGGTACCGCCGGCAGCCACGATCATATTTGCTATAAAGTGCAGTACATCTACCGCTTCTTTGAGTATCTCCTCGCGGTCTGCGTACGGCGAGTCGTGCTGCCACGGCTTCCACGATATGGCCTGACGCATTTCAGCTAGCTCGTCGTCCACTGCGAGCATATTCCAGCGCATGTACTCAACTAAGTTGCGAATTTTGCGTGGGTCATTACCCGACATTTCGTCAAAGTTGATGTAGTACACTTCCTTCTGTAGTCTTTTTGTCATGTCCAGCCATCTGTTGAACAGCATTCTTACACCACCCCTACTAGTTGATCTTGTAGACAAATTGCCAGGTGCGACGAGGCAGCCAGCGTGCTGGGCACGGCTTCTGCGTACGTAACTCTCTGTCGAATAGCCATTTCGTACCGCTCTAGCTTATCCATACTTTCCACGGCGGACGGCAGCGTAACCCAATCAGACCCAAGCCCGGCAGAGTTTCGCCAGTCTGTGAGCACGGGCGTATTTATTGCCAAGCTCTGCGCTAGTTTGTTTGTCCACCAGGGAATACCGTTTCTGTATGTGCTAACTAGTAGACCGATTGCTCCGGCAACTACAGCTAAAACTTCTGAGTCGCTGCTTTTTGGATGTTTTTTTACTGGCACGATCATGTGGTGCAGCTGCTTGCTTACCTCGTCAATCCAGTCCGTGTTTAGCGTCGTTGCGCACCACCAGCTAGCGCTCGACTTGGCTGTTGCTGGTTTGACAGTGTCTCGCAGAATAAATGCGTCTAGACAGACCGAAAAAAGATTGCTGCTGCAAAGTGCAGGAATTTGTGATACTAAGTGTTCATCTTCTGACCACGGCAGCGCCGCGTACATGGTTTTTGGCCAGGGGTTATTCAATAAATTGAGTACTGTTCTTACTAAACGTTTGTAGTGCGCTGGTTCTGTTGCCTTTGCATACTCGTATCTATTTTTGTAGAAAGGCTTTACCAGACTTTCCGTAGAACGCTCTACCGTTTTTAGGCTGGTCCAAATCTTGTACGGCTCGGGCGCGTCGACTAGCAGCGTGAGTCTGGGATCGTTCTGGAGAACATCTAGCGCCCCTAGTGCTCCGTACGCTCTATGGGCAGAAGTACTCGTGAGAGGCGCAATGCCCACTACTACGCTCTCGTACTTTTCAAAGTCTTTTTCTGTCCACTCTAAAGACGGAGCAAGTTGCTCTACGTTCCAGCCGTGTTCTGTCAGCGCAGTACGCATTAGACTGCTGAAGCTCTGCGTTCTTTTGTTGAGCCTCTCGGAAGTGTGTTGCGCGGTCATACCGGTTAAAAGTACGTTTTTCATTTAGCATCACTCTCTAATTTGTCTATAGCTTCTAAAACTATTTTTGCTTCTGTAAAGCAAATTTCCCACCATTTTTTGTAGGATTCACTGTCCATCGGCTCAATTGACGGCCACCAGTACTTCCAGAGGGCGCGAGCAGCCGTGGACAGGCGTACGTCTTTGTTCTCCAATTTAGGTTCTTGCATTGGTGTCTTTCCGTTAAAGTAAAGCAACGTTAATAAACTAGAGCTCTCGTCGTGAGCATGTGCAGCACGACGAGTTCTCTATGTGTTCCTTTTAGAACGGTGCAGGTGGTGCCTTTACGCTTGCCGGTGCCGGTGCCGGTGCCGGTGCAGGTGCCGGAGCTGGTGCCGGAGCAGCCGCTGCCGGCGCCATTGCTGCGGCTGGAGAAGCCGCTGCGTTTACCGCAAGATTGAAGTAGTTTCTTATCTCGTTCTTTTTCTGGCCTTGCCAGGTTCTGCTCCCAATAGTTCCGCGGAACTTTTTTCCGACCATTGCCGCCTCGATTTGCGCGTTGGTTGGATTTTGTGCAAAGTAATCTCGGTTTAGGCCTAGGGCATACATCTTGCGAAAGAAAATGCCAAGAGCTGCCTGATTTTCCGGAGAAATTACTAAGTTGTCCCAGACGAGGCGCTTGTTATGCGCGCCTCCTTGAACTTGTGCCTTGATGGCAAACATGGTTTTACCAGACTGTGAAACTTTTGCAGTGGCTTCTAACACTACTAAGTCGTAGTCACCGTCTGGAAGTGGATCAAGAGAGCCGGTGTCTCCGGCATCTTTTACTAGGTCTCCCCAGTTAAGCGTGCTCATATTTCTCCTTTAAGCGCTTAGCGCGGTTGTGGGTGGTTGTACTACTGCTGGCTGCTTTGGACCGAAAACTATGTCTAGCATGTTTTCAATCCCCAGATTTTCTTGTTCTACGATTTTGCCAAGGCGTCCTTGAACACGTTCGCCTGCCTCGTATTGATTTGTTCTCTCTATGTACATACGTCGTACTTTCAGAGAACCTACTTGTGTCGGGTCAGGATTAGGAAACTCCTCGACCGTGATAGCTCCGAGTAGATCGTAAAAGTACGGAGCTTGGATTGCTAGCTGTCCCTGTAGGTAAGGACGATACCTTCCGTCCGTAGCGGGTCTGGCCATTGCGGTCAGTACTACAGCTTCCAGTGGTGCGGTTGGGTGCATAGTCAGGTCACGTAGGTCACGCAGTAGAGCCCCCATGTGACGAAGCAGTTCTCCCCACTGTTGCTGGCTCATTTGCTGTTTGCCAGCAATGTTTTCGAGGCACTTAACCTGCAGCTCGCTCACTGAGTCAATGATTAGCGATTTGAATTGGTGTCTACCAATTTGAAGCCACTGATAGGCCTTCAACACGGTGTCGTAGTCACGAACTTGTACTACACACGTGTCCCAGGTGCCGTCTGCTATTGGCGGTTCCTCGCGCAGTGGATCCCAGTATTTAACGACTATAGGTAAAAATCTATGGCCGCCTTCGACGTCTAACATCAGTCTCGGATATGGAGCTGTTACTGCAAAAGTAGACTTACCAACTTTACTTTCGCCGTACACCATCATCGTTAACGATCTTTGTACCGTCATACGTCATTCACTTCCTTTCTTATTGTCACTTTCGTAGTAAGCATACGGGTCGGCGACCTCGTACATTTCACTGATTGCCTGCTCGGCGGCGCTTCCGTCGTCGATCATGTTGCATACAGCGAAAAACTGACACTTCCAGTTGCAGTCTCGGCTCGGCCGCGGGTAGGCGACAAAGTTTGGATCAGCACCGTCATCTAGTGATTTTCTAGTCTGCATGATGTCAGATATGACACCGTGAAGTCTAGCCCAAAAAGACCTTAAAGTAAACACGTTGTGCCTTACTTCTATTTGCTGGTAGAAGGGTGGCTTAGCCGTGGCGGCTCTCTTTACTTTCTTCAGCATGGTAAATATGCCTCCGTCGCACCGCTCGTCTTGCTTGTTTTTAGACGACTCTAAAACCATGTAGGTCATGATCTGCTCGTTCATGTGCGCCATGCGGGTAAAGTCGGTAAAAGAGCCACCGACGGTCTTAAAGTCACGGAACATACGTGTTCCGTCTGCCTTGCGACGTACTCTCATGTCTAGCTTTCCTTGCAGCTCTACAGCACCGTTGAACAGCGGCATAGAAATTTTTTCCTCGCTTGACAAAAACTCTAGCTCGGCGTCGACACCCTCTTCTTCTACCCACTGAAGATAGCCTTCCAGCATTAGCCTGCCTAGCTCTGCTTCCCCGTCTAGGTCGGTAGTGTCGCGCATAGTTTCAATTAACTTTTGTCGGTCCGTCTCGACCAGCTTGGTATGCGCCTCCAACAGCGGCACACCGTTTGCGTAGTAATTTTCTAGTGCTGAGTGTATACGACTTCCCAGCGCCAGTGCGCCAGTTATGTCTCTCTGCGCCGGCTGTAGTCTTCTGTAGTACGAAAGCCACCACTTTCTCCGGCAGTCTTTGAACGTTTGTATTTCCGAGTTGGAAAGTCTGAGCACGTTGTCAGTCATTTTTTCTCCTAGCGTCTCTGCGGTTTTTCACAGTCTTCCTGCCTTTTCGTCCTTTAACATTGCAAGCAGCTTGGCTCTGTCCCGAACTATCTCGTCAAAATTGTCTGCCTTGGTGTCGAGCACCTCTATTACGCGCTCTTCCACGGTGTTTTCAGTTACATAGTCAATTATTGAAATTGAGTCGTGCACCTCTGAGCCAATACGGTGAACCCTGTCCATAGCTTGTTTGTAGTCAACTAGTGACCACGGCCGCTGCAGCATTACCAGTCTTCGTGCCGCGCTGAGCGTGATTCCCACGCCGCCAGCCTGTGCGGTAAACAGTAGCCATTTGGTATTGCCAGACTGAAAGTCGTCAATTGACTTTTGACGTTCGTCCTCGTCCTGGCTGCCTGTGACTAGTCCGTGTTTTATGTCTAGCTTTGTAAGACGTGCGCTAAGCAGTTCTATTAGTTGTCTGGACACGGCGCAGACGGCAACAGAATCCTCGCCAAAGTCACCGTTCTCTATGTCTTCTATCAACGCGTCGACTTTACACGACGGCTCGACTAAAATTGCCTTTGTTTCTCCGCTTTCTGCGTCGGTGCTTATCGTGGCGTAGGAACTGGCAAACTGTAACAATCTAGTAGTCTGAGTAAGAGCGCTTGGCGCAGTTAAAGCCTCCCCATTTTCTAGCTCGGCAATCATCGTGTCACGCATCTGCTCATACGCTTTTTTCTGCTTAGTGGACATTTCAACGTCCCTGCGCTCTTTCATGATTGGCGGCAGCCATTTAAGAACCTGTTGTTTTAGCATGCGGCGCATACGCGGATTTATGGACTTGTAAAACTCATCTTGCATGTGTGGCTTAACACCAAGTACGGTCATACCACCGAAGGCGTTGAGCATCGTGTCAACCATTCGGTCTACCCACTTAGTCTTGCTAGGCCACTCTTCTGGCGACAGCCAGTGCAAAATTGCCCACAAGTCTAGTACGTTATTTGCAATTGGAGTGCCGGTCAGTGCAAATCTAAACTGAGCGTCTCCGGTTGCCGCCCACAACGCTCTGGTTTGCTTACTGCGCGGGTCTTTTGACCTATGAATCTCGTCTGCCACAACAGTGTTAAACTCTATGTTGTTCAGCTCTCTAGGCCTAACTTCACAGCGCGCTTCAGTTACTCTTTCGTCATGTCCGCCGTACTCTGGACTTCTGGCTAGTGCTATTGAGCCGTACGGTGCAAGCCTAGAGTGCGCACGCAGCGCCTCCCAGTTGATAATGTAAACCTGCGTGTCGGGCTCTTCTAATTGCCTGCGTCTTTGCAGCGCGGAGCCCTTAACTACCTGCGTTACCACGCCAGGCCACCACATTTCAAACTCTCTTGCCCAATTCTTTTTCAGCGTGTTTGGGCAAACCACTAAAGTTGGAAATACTGACTCACCGCGGTCGTGAAGCAGCTTCATTGCATGTATTGCCTGAGCGGTCTTTCCGAGCCCGGGCTCGTCGGCTAGTAATGCTTTGCGTGCTGTGGCTAAAAACTGTACGCCGGCACGTTGGTAAGGAAACAGTCTTTCTGCACCCTGGCCGTCTTCCGCCTCGCGGAGTGCCAGCGAAGGAGTGACTCTGTCTAAAACTTCTGTCGCGGCCCAACCGGCGAGTGCGTCCCCAATAATGAGCTGGTCGCGAAATGTGGACCTCAAAGCAAGGCAGCTACTCCAACTAAGGGGCACGCGCCAAACCTTGTCCGTGGTCGACCACGTGGCTCCTGGGATGCCTTTACAGAGCTCCTTATAGCGCCATTCCGCCGTTATTAGAATAGACGCTTTGCTAGGGTCTACGTCTACTGTGACTGACATGCACTGCTCCTCGTCTTTCGTCTCTGTACGTACATACTACCATGAACCAACAAAAAAATTTAACTTATTTACGACAGTATCTTTCTAGCACTCCAGCAGGGCTTTCGGCACCCAGCCGGCTTTAACCAGTCGTAATAGACCGTGCCTTATGGCGTCTAAAGCGTGGCCGTCTCCCCCCACATGCCAGTAGCCAAGCTTCTTTAGCGCTTCGTTCGGGAACATGTTCTTCGCGTCCGACGGCGCTTGCATTGCCAGTCCTGGCAGGTAGTGGTCTATTCTGTTGAGATGTTTTTCCATGTCTTTCAGCGCCTGTTTGAGAATGCCTATCTGCTCTAAACTGTAGGGTGCTTGGCTGTTCTTTACCGTCTGGGCGTTTATGGTAAATCGCTCGCACGCCACCAACAGTCTGTCGGCCTGATTGTACATGCTCACGTAAATCATTCCTCTAATGGTGTCTGCGTACTTGTCAAAGTCAGTTTCGTACGAGTGCATAAGCACGGGCACCCCGTCTTTATAGTGGAATAGAGCTATACCGCTCACTTTGCCCGGGTCTACGGCCAGCACAAACGTGTTTAATTCTGTCATTTGTATTTATCTCCCCATGTCTCTAGTGGTCCTTCCACGCCTGCAGTTAGTGGAACTTCCCAGTTGTCTTTGGTAGTCATGCACTCACGAACGGTCTCCATGACGTCCCTGGCGTCCTCCCTGCGGGCCTGCAGCACAATTTCGTCGTGCACTGGCACAATTAAATTTTCCGTAAGGTCGGCTTGGTCCAACTTTATCAGGTTTTGTTTGAAAACCTCGGCTGCTCCGCCCTGTATCAGGTAGTTTACCAAAGTGTAAACTCTGTCCTCGTCGCAGGGCAACCTTCGTCCAGTCCACGTATACACGTAGCCCTGGCCCTCGTCTTTTAGTCTGCGCATACCGGCGTCCTCTATTTTTCTCTGAAACATGGCCATGCCTGGGTAGCGCTGGTCAAACGCGTCTGAGACCGCTCGCATCTGTCCTTCGGGTACTCCCGCTGTTAGTGCCTGTTTTGCGACTCCTGCGCCGTACAATCTCCCGTACACGGTGCCTTTTATTAAGTTTCTGCGCTTGTCTGTTCTTTGCATGCTCGGGTCGTTGTATATCTCTCTGCCTATTTCTGTAAACGGGTCCGAGTTAGTGGCGTCTGCACGATTAAACAGTGTTATTAGGTTTGTGTCAGTAGACAGGGAAGCAAACATTCTGAACTCAACCTGGTCTAAGTCCGAGGTAATAATTACATGGTCTTCGTCTTTTGGAATAAACGCTGTGCGCACTACCTCGTCGCCCTTTGGTAATGTTTGCAGCGCCGGAGCCTGTATTGACATTCTTGACGTCCTGGCTCCTAGAGTCTTTACTGACGGGTGCACGAACCCGTTTACGTTGTCGTTTAGAAAGTTTGCAAAGTAAGTATTAGCTAGTTTGTCTGCTTTGCGTTGCTTTAGTACTAGAGAGGCCAGCTCTTTTACCTCTTCGTTTCCCTCTATCTGTAGTAGCTTCAGCTGGTCCTTGGTGCAGGCCTTCTGTCCGCTTGGAGTCAGCTCCGTAATTTCTGCGCCTAGAGACTCAAAGAGTCTAGTAAGCTGCGTATTACTAGTTATCGAAACACCGTTGTACTTAGTGTCTGCCCAGTCTTTTACTTGACCAGAATAGTTTATCAACTCGTCGTACTTTTTGCGTGAGTACTCCAAGTCAACTTTTGCGCCGTTTATTTCCATGCGTGTGACTATTTTTCTTGCATTCATCTCTAGTTCATAGGGTTTGTTGTATCTCTGCCCCGGTCCGCAGTCTTTGTAAAACTGATGCCAGAGACGCGTAGTCAGCACGCAGTCAAGTGCACCGTATGCCCAGTAAGGCTGAAAGCTAGTTGGCACGGTTCCCCAAGTCCAGCCATTCTTGGCCATCTCTATGTCCAGGTTTTCCTGTAGCGCCACGGCTTTTCCGTCTATGTGCAGCGCGGCAAGACGCTTAAGCGCGCCCGAGCCTAGCGGATCTATGATGTGAGCCATAATCATGGTGTCGTGCGCTTGGTGCCACGGCAGTTTCCAACGAGACTGTATGTCAAACCAACGTGCTTCAAACGCGACGTTGTGAAAAATTATTGGACCCTCGTAGTTTTCTATAGCCTGGTAGAAGACACCGCCCCACTCGTTCCACGGTATTGCCCAAGCTTGTTCACTATCCCCTACTTGCACGAGGCGTAGCTGCCCGTGCCAAGGCGAAAGTGCGTGTGCACGTACACCCCCCGGACGCTCTCCGGTTTCAGTGTCTACAGCAATGGCATCTAGCGGCCTGCGTTGACCAATCCAGTGGATAAACTCGGAAGCCTTTTCAGCCGTGTCTACCAGGTGTAATTTAACTTCGTTCATAGAAACTGTCATACCATTTCCGACACTTCCATGCTGCACTTACGTAAATAAGTAACAACACTTTCTGGGTTTCTATGTGCATCATTTTTAGTTTTAAGCAACACTACTCTGTTTAACCCGGAGTTAGATACCGCTTTTGCACAGTTCATGCACATGGAGCTGTTTACGTACACGGTTCCGCCTTCTACTCTGGACCGGTCTACATACATTAAGGCGTTCATCTCGGCGTGGATGGCTGGACATTCTTCATAGCTGTTGTCAAGCGGCGCCTCACCTCTGGCGCGCTTACACCAGTTTATGCAGTCAGAGTCTTCGGGCCAAGTTGCTGCGGGGCCGTTGTATCCAGTAGAGGCAATTCGACCGTTTGCTGAAACTATGACTGCGCCAATTTGAGCACGAGAACACCGACTTCTACGCCCGATCGCAATAGCCACCTGCATCCACGTTTCGTCCCAAGTTGGCCTAGGGGTGTTCACCTGTTGCTACCTACTTTGTTTCTGGTTCTATGGCCGCAACTTTTGTGTTTTTTTCTATAGCAGAAATCATTGCGTTTGCATACCACTTCTCGTTATCTGCAAGTCTGACCAGCACGCTTGGATTTATGGCTGTTTGCAGACAGAGAAGGGCGGACGACTCGACCTCTCTCCAGTTTCTACCCTTGATCGCAGGAATGAGCTCCGGCTGATTTTTCGGCACCTCTAGTTTTTCTGCCTTCTCAAAGTGCTGTTCGTACAAGTGCAGTGACCCCACGTGGTGTGCGTACAAGCCCGGCTCGATGTCTAGCACTGAAGCAATAGCAAGTTGTACCCTAGTAAACTGAAACCAGTCGTACGCCGCGCCAAGCCAGGCGTCGTTTGATCGCATGTACACGCTCATGTTTAGCTTGCCGTCTCTAATCCGAAACTGATGTAGCACCGTGCATGGATAGTCCTTTTTTCCTTTTAGCAGGTCTAAATTAGGATTCCACAGTGTAACTACAGCCTGCCTGGTGTCTTTGTCGGCAATTAAACGCTCGATTATGTAGTCGTACTGGCCTTTAGTTCTTACGCCGTACGGACCGTGGAACGTTTGATTTGGCTCCAAAAACTGCGCAAAGTTTGGACTGACTGCTACGGTCAGTGCCGGGTGTGTTACGCCAGCGAGCAGTTGGCACGCCTCTACCGCACCTATGCCGGGTACTGCACCGCGACCAGTTCCAATTGGAAGCGTGTTTTGTACGTTGTTAATGTAGACCACTGCGTCCTCTAGTTCTACGGTGTTCATTCCTCTTGGCGACGTCTTTTTTCCATTCTTTAGAACCCACTGAACCATCTCCGTGTAGCCGGCTATCCCGTCTTCTACCTCAATTGCATTTATGCGAGAACCCATGATGTCTCCTTTGCCCAGTTGTCACTTCTGTTTGTTGGTGCTTCTCCGCGCGCCAGTGCAGAAATTGCTGCTCCGTATTCTTGCTGTTGTCTCGCGTAGAATCTTTTTACGTGTTGTGGGTGTGATGTTACGGCAATAAGTTCTATTCCTGCTTTTTTACATATTGCTTCGGCGTTTCTTCCCAGTGCTATCGCTGCCGGAGAGCCGAGTTTTACCCACGACAAGTGTAAAATCTCAGGCGAGAGCTCGCTGCCGTTTAGTATTCCAGCGGTAGGCCAAAAGCTGTCTTCTAAGGCACCTAGTAAAAAGTCGCCACTGTTTCCATCTACAGGTATAAACGGCAACATTGTTGCCTTTCCATACCACCTGTTTTGATTACGTTGATCGCCAATTAGTAGAGTTTTTGGTTTAGGTGCGCCAATGTAGAACGGCATGTCCGTTAGATGCTGCACAGAGTCCTCTTTTTGAACAGCCATGTCGACAATAATGTCGGCAAGCGCGGTTAGTTCGTTCATATTGTTCGGACTCGGTTGTAGCTTCCCCGTAAATACTGCAGACTTGGCCGAAGTTTTTTCGTGCAAGTCGATTAGTGCGCTCAACTCATTTGACTTTATGTAGTCATCGCCGCGGCTTTCTAGCCGTTTTGTAACTACGTCCAGCGGCTGGTACAGCCAAAACAATGCAGCGCCACGGGACATCAGGAACATTTCTGTCCATCTCCATCCCGCCGCGCCTAAAAGACCGTACCCGTCGCTGTCGCTGTCTGGTCGTTTTAGCGGAGCGTACGTGGCTTCTCCCCAGTGCCAGCGGTCCGCTATTATTAACGAGTCAGGATGCGCGATATTTTCTACAGACAGCACGTAGTCTTTTAGCGCCCACCGTCTGGTAAGCTCTTCTGGTTTACTTTTGTGAAAGACATGCACTGGATTTCCGGTGTCGAAGCTGCACACAAGTAGTTTTATTTCTTCTACTAGCGTGCTTTTTCCAGAGGCGTCCGTGCCTTCAATTATGATAAACAATTTTTATCCTTTGTCCTATGTCTTTTTAGTCGTCGCTCTTACTGTCATTATAGGCCTGTATAGGCCCAAAAGTACACAACTGTCCTCTCCGACAGCTATGGAATTATTTCTACCCGATACATTTTTTCTATCTTCTGGTCGGCATCCGCGGCCTGCTCCAGCAGGCGCTGGGCTACGTTTGTGAGGTACCTGGCACCGCCTTGGTCGTACTTGTACAGCGCTTCTAGGACTGCCTGCGGGTCCTCACTAACCTGTGCCCAGTAACGGTACTTTTCTGGAAACACCAGGTCTATGCTGTCGTCTGGTTGACAAGCTACGGGGCAGCTGTCTCTCTGGTCACCGCAGAGCACCGCGGCCGAGTCAAGCTCACTGCGACTAGCCTCGTTTAGAGAGTACCTGGCAACCAGCGGGCACGTTGCGCCGTGGTACACGATTGAAACGCCTACCCTCGACAGGACGTACGAGCCGTTGTCAGTTTTGTACAGCTTAAACTCTATCCAGCGGTACGAGCCACGGCGCCACGAAGAGGACTCTGCCAGTAGCTTACCGTTAAACTGTAGCGTTCTGGTGCCGTCTTTTATCTCAAACATGCGGTCGTTGCCTCGTTGTCTCTGTGTTGTACCGGGTTATTGTTGGCTAGGTTGTTCTGTTTGCGGCGCTCTCGGCTCGAAGTTTCCCGAGCGCAGGTTTGCCACTTTTTCTTTTTCTAAGATGAGCATGCCTTCCAGCTCGGTGCATAGCGCCATTGACCTGCCAAGCTGGTCTCTGGTTATACGAACTACCTGCTGTAGTAAAGCTATCTGCTCGGCCTGTTCCTGCAGCTTTTCCTCTGACATCAGTCTTCTGCCGGCAATAAGGCAGTTCTACTGGCAGTGAGTGCTGCTATCTGCCGGTCTTTTTCTGCAATCTGATTTGTTAGCTCTAGCAGAGTAGTAGCGTCAGGAGTACTCTTTGCCTGTTCGGCAATTTTTGCAATTTCGTTAGTATATTTGCTGTACTCAATCGTACGAATCTGAGACTCTACTATTGCAATTTTTTCAGAGTTGTCTATGAACGTATAGGGCATGTTGTCTACATTCTCCTCTCGGTTATCATTGTTTTTACTTCTTCCAGCTTAGCTTTAAGCGCTAGTACCTGTGCGTATTCTAGCCCTGGCTCCCCCAGCGCCATTCGAACTGGGCGTAGCAGCTGGTCGTCGTCTAAGTACTTATACACGTACGCACTGTCATTTTTACTCATTACATCTTTCCTGTCTTCTCTCTTGCTCTTATGGTTTCTAAGTAACTAGGCCCGTGTGTATAGTACCAATGATCTGGCTCTACGAAGTGGAAAAAGACCATGGCTACCTGGTTGGTGGCCGGCGAAGGAAAAGCCTCTCGCCAGTGCCACTGGTCGTTGCCAAAGTACGCAAGCGACTGGTTTGGTCTAAGCATGTAGGGTCGGTCTGCTACCCAGAGAGCCCAGGGTTCATTTTGATACACGCACATGTCTATTGTGTACGTGCAAGCGTTGTTATCTCTGTGTCTAAATAAGTTTGCTTTCTCCGTTTCATAGTGCGCAAACAGCGCATAGGAAGGTAGAAGAGTGTCGCTGTCAAAAGTTTCTCTGGCTAGCGGTAGTACTGACTCAAATGCCTGTTTGAGGAGTGGCTCAGCCTCTGCCGATATACAAAAGCGTCCAAATCCTGGGTCCCAGTGCATCGAGCCGGTACCGCGTTTTTTGAGTACGTCAACTAAACTTTTGTGCATGCCCAAGTCTAGTGTTTCTTCGATTATCACCGGGTCCGGTCTACGTCTGCCCACTAGTGAAACCATCCAACTACGCAGTATCGCATGCCATTCGTGACAGGCCACACTTTGTGCGTGTAGACATACGTTGATGGAAAGAACACGGCCTGGTTTGCCTGAGGTTTTATTTTTAGATTGAACTGGTCAAACTCTATCTCGCCGCCTTCAAAATCTGAGTTTAGATAAAAACTCATGGACACACGGCGCGCAAACATTTTAGACGCATCGGCGTGTCTGTCAAAGTGCTGCCCTAGGCCGTATTTTAGAAGCTGCCAGCCCTCGTTATCGAGCTGGCCGCCTACTGAAAACCGCCTAGAGTAGTCGTCTAACACCGGTAGTAAGTTCGTATCTAGCAAGTTGCTTATTACTGCGAGCACACCGCCTGTGGCTTTTAGTTCTGGTGTTTTTGCAAAGGGCGGTAAAGATACGGTTTCGACATCGCGAATAGACCTAGTGAGCGTGCCGGTCCTGTCAAGATGACCACTGCCCTGCTGACCTGGTACCCACGTTAGTTGACGCATCTCTGTAAGACCTTCCAGGTCGCGTATCAGTCCCGCCGGGTCTTGCATAACGTCAGAGTAGCTGACTATGCCTGGAGCTAGCACTGTTCCTTGCACCTGTCTAGGGGTTGCGTCTAGCGCCGTTGTAATCATTGTTGCACTCCGTTCTGTGGTGACGCTGCTTGTGGATTAAAGTAAAAAACACCGTTATCGTAGAAGTCGCCAATTTCTGGAAGCCAAGGCTGGTCGGTCACATCTACAATTGTGGGACTGCTCTGCAGGGCTGCAGAAAGTCGCTCTGTTGCCATGAGAGCCTCTACCACGGCTCCATCTATGACTATGACTACAAAACGCTGTCCTGGTATTGTCGGTGGCTTGTGTCTATCTCGTGGTAGGCCTAGCGTCGGCGGCTGCTGCGCGACTGTAGCTGTTGTTGCGCCGACCTGCGGCATGTTAAGCGGCAGTGGCGCAGGTTTCCCTTCCGCGGCTGCTTTTCTCGCGAGAGCTGCTTGCAACTCTGCAGAATCAAGCACAGAAAAACCGTTGTTGTTTGTATTATTCATGACTGCACCTGAGGATTGTTGTTTCCGTAGTCGCTAACGTTTACGGCTAGCCACTTGGGTGGGTCTAACGGACACTGGGCGTGCGGCAACTTTGTTTTGGCCGGCATAAAGCAACCACACTTGGTGCACTGCTTAGTCAGGCCAATAAAGTGTGGACAACCTTTGCAGATTTCCATTCGATCGACTTGTAGTTGTTCTTCTACACGTCCATACTTGCTCATGAACAAATCCCACGGTCTAGCGGGCTTTGGCTTGAATGCGTCCTCAGTCATTTAGTCTCCCTGTCTTTTTAGTGTACGTCGTAGTGGTAATACCATATCGCACAGCACTACAATTTGAGATTGTGCGTGAGCATGTTCACCGTAAACAGCACATCGTCTTCCTCTGTGTCAAAGACATAAGCCATAGCTGGAAGGTCTATAACCGTCTTTTCCACCACCGGAGTCCACTCCAGGTCGTCAATAGTGTCCCCGCCTCTGCGCAACACTAAGTCACCGACTTGAACCAAGTAGGCGACAGTAAATGAATAGGTAGTGTCCCGCCTGACTAGTATCGGGTGTTCTGCTGTAAACCGGTCTCCGTTTATAGAAATCTGCAGCATGGCGGCCCTGGTCAAATGCACTCTTTGTATGGTAGTCGTCAGCATCTGCACTGGCGTCAGAGTCTGACTAGACCACAGCGGCAGTGAGTAGGCGGTCTCATCCGTGGTAAGTTCTGCAAATCTCACGGAGTAAACGACGTCACCTCCACGTAGGTGCTGCGCCTCCACCGGACCGTTAGGCGTGGCGACTAGTGTAGAACCAACTATGCAGCCACCGCCACCGCCATACGGGTCGCCATACGGGTCGCCATACGGGCCTGACGGCGGCGGCGGCGTCGGGTCTGGCGTCGGATTCGACTGTCCGCTGAAAAGCGCGGGAAGGCTCGGAAAGTCGATGGTGAACGGCGGGAACGTCGGCAACTCGAACGGCGGGAACGAAGGCGGGTCGAAGTCTAATGGGAACGGCGGGATTTCGATTGGTGCGATCGGCGGCACCGGCTCCGGCGTCGGCGTCGGCGTCGGCGTCGGCGTCGGCGTCGGCGTCGGCGTCGGCCCGCCGCCCTGGCAGTTGCAGCACTGCCGGTCGCACGGAATGGCGTACGACGTGCAGCCACCGATGTTCTGGCAGCCGAGTTCTGCGCACGTGTACTGGAATGGGTTGGTGATGGTTCCAGGGCACGGAGGCAGTCCAACCGGGGTCGGCACCTGCACCGGCACCGGCACCGGCACTGGACCCGTCGCGCAGCCTAGGTTGTCGAATCGGTTTGCGCAGCCTAGCGGCGTGTAGCACAGGTACCAGTTGCGAATACCCGACGGACAGTTGGGGTCGTTAGTGGTGTAGTAGTAGCTTAGGTTGGGGTCGCACTGGTTGCAGTTTGGCGCCACCGGCACTGGCACCGGCGTCGGTATCGGCACTGGCACTGTCGGCACCGGCACCGGGACCGGACCTGGGCACGGTGCAGGAAACTGAGGGTGCGGCAGGCACTGCGTGCTGAAGCACGTGCCGCTGGCGGACACGTCTGTTGCCGAAGGATACGTGCTGCAGCCGCCGCCGCAGTCGACGGTCTTGCAGTTCCACGGAAAGCCGGCGACTGGCACTGGGACCGGACCTTCGCCGTCTGGCACGCACGGGGTGACGACGTCGGCGCAGCCCGACGGCGTGATGCAGTACGAGTTTCTTCCAGGTCGAGGGTACTCACGGTCGTTGTTTGTGCACGGCAAGTTTACTCCGAAACCGTACGGGCAGCACGCGGCAGTAAACTGAGGCGGGTTGCAGCACTGGTTGGCGACTGGCACCGGTATCGGCACCGGCGTTGGTATCGGCACCGGCACGGTCGCGGGCACGCACGGCGTGTTGTAGTTGGCGCAGCCCTGCGGCGTGATGCAGAAGTCGAACTTTCCTGGCCGCCCGTCCGTCGTCGTGCAGTTTTGGTTGAACCCAAAACCGTACGGGCAGCACTCTGCGGAGATTTCCGGCGGGTTGCAGCACGCGCTGTTGACTGGCACTGGTATCGGCACCGGCGTCGGTATGGGGACCGGCACGTTCTCGCACGGCGCAGGGTAGCCGTACAGCGCGAACTCCGCCGCAGGCCGGCAGATGGTGCTGTAGCACGTGCCGCTGCCGGTGCGGTCCGTCGGGCTGTAGTACATGTTGCAGCCGCCGCCGCAGTCGCGGGTGGTGCAGTAGAAGCCGGTTAGGGCGACTGGAATTGGAATTGGGACAGGCGTCGGCACACCTGCACACCTAATCTGCGCAGCGGCTTCTACCGGTGGATACGGGGTACTCGTCGTGCCCGCGGCGCACACTATCAGCTCTCGCCAGAAGGAGCCCGGGAGATACGTGTCCACGGACTGGTCCGTGTTGAAACAGCCGTAAAAGGTGGGTGGAGACACGTAGATGCCGCTATCGTAGTCGCAGATAGACTTCACGCAGCAGAAGTTCACCGGACAGCAGTATCTGTCGTTGTTTATGTACGTAGAGACGTACCCGGCAGAGCAGGTAGCGTAGAAGCCGACCGGTCCGTAGCCGCCACTGCAGACCTGGGCACAGCCTGAAATCTCCGGCCCCTGCGCCGGGTACTGTGGGTAGGTCGCGGTGTCCAACTGCGAAGCAGTGAACATCGCCGAGTTGCAGGTGCAGCTGGTCGAGGTGCACTGTGATGGCAAAAAGCCGGCTTCGGTGCAGTCTCTCTGCGGTCCTGGGTAGCCTATCTCTTGGCCGATTGAGACCTGCTGAAACTGGTAGTTTCTGGTGGTGTACTGGCCGCTAAAGCCGTTGCAGATGCTGCAGACGCACGAGTAGTACCAGTAGCGCTGCTCGCTGAAGTCGTACGGTCCAATGTAGTTTTCAGCGTTGACCCAGTCCGACCAGTCTCCGTTAGAACTGGTGCGCGAACGGACCTCCAGCGCGCTGAACTTGCCGTTGTACGACTGGCCGGTTATGGTCTTCTCCTGGCCGGTGCCGTCGGCCGTCCAGGCCCCCACTGCGCCGACGTACCAACGGTACTCGTATTCTTGTGTTGTGCCGCTCGGCTCCCAGGTGCCTGGGTAGCCGACTATTACCATCGGCGCGAGGTTTATTTGTCCACTCTGTATCAAAATTCGAGGAGGAACTATGTTTACGGGCGCGCTGCCGCCGATCGTGACTAAGCCGGTGAAGACACTGGAAGTAGCGCAGCTTCCCGACTGGTGAAATAGCTCGGCGTAGTATTTCTGTCCCGCGGAAAGCGGCCCGATGTCTACGGAAGCCACCTGTCCCGCCACAAATGGACCGGCGTTGCCAGACGTAAACGTAGCCGTCGGCCCCGTAAACTCTTGAGCACCCACCACGCGGGCGGTTTTCACGACCAGCGGTGCGCTAGAGCCGGCGGTAAAGGTGATGCGCAGGAAGCCTCCAATGCTTATCGCGCTCGCAAGACTCGGCGCGTTTCCCACGCCTTGTAAGGGCTGCGGGTCCGGAAAGCCAATCGCGGAGCTCTCGCCGCCGCTGTTTGTCGCCGTGACGGTTCCGGTCCAGAAGACTTCGGCGCAGCCGCTGGCCGTGCGCGTCGTACTGATGGTCTCCACGGTGGTTATTCCGTTTAGTCCAGTGTTGACCAACAGATTGCCGTTCAAGGAGTATGAGTACGCGGCTATGTTCACCCTGTAGGCAGTCGCCGCCGAGTGGTCGGCGTCTACCGCCGGGGCGTCCCACTCAAACAGTACCTGTCTGCCGGTAATGGTGAACCGAAGGTTTGTCGGCGGGTTTGGAGCGGAGGCCTCCACTGAAAAGTTTGCGGTGTCTACGTAGTCCTGTGAGTCCACCTGCGTCTCGGACGCGTGGCCGTACAGTCTCGCCCTGTAGCGCTTGCCACCAATTAGCGGCACCGTGAGGGTCGTGGCAGTGTCGTTGTCTACGTACACCGTGTCAATGAGAGCGCCGAAGCTGCAGGGCGGATAGTCTTGCTGGCTGCACGCCGTAGAGTAGCCCGTGCCCGAGCCAGTGCTGTTAGACGTACTCCTAGAGTAGCTGCAGGCCACCGACGGCAGTGGATATGTGTTTATAGACGTGGTGCAGTACCAGTAGTTTGAGCCCGGTATTCTTGGAAGAGGCGTTCCCAGGTCGTACAACTCTATCTTTGTCTGGTCGGAGCCCACGCCCGGTGTCCACGAGATGAGCGCCTGTTGCGCTGCACGACTGACCGTGACCGTGACGTTTGTAGGCGGTTGCGGTCTGCCCACTACTGTTATTATCTGGTAAACTGCGCTCGAGTACTGGAACGCACCAGTTGTTCCGCGCCGACCTCGTACGCGGACGTAGTACGTCACGTTCTCTGGCACCGAGCAGAACAGCGCGTCTCCTCGTTGCCCGACCGAGGTCACGGTGATTATCAAAGGTTTGACCAGCGTCTGCTCTTCTATTGGCTTGAACCTGTCTGCTTCTGGTATGAGCGCGAACTCCAGCCTGTAGGTACCAGTGTTTGCGGTGGCGCCCGCTGAAACGTAGTAGTTGCACGACGGGTCTGCTGCCTGTCCGGTGGCCACTATAAGGTTAGTCGGCGGGAGCGGCGCCTCTATGATTGGACCGACGTACGAGTCTTCTAACGACTCGTCGCTTATGTACAACGCCGGGGTGTAGCCACTGTACTCCACGCCGTCGCTGGACGCGGCGACTCGCACGTACACGTACTCGTCTTCGTAGGAAGACGAGTTTGGGATCGTAAAGTTGTAGTTTGGCGAGTTTATAGTGCTGACCAGCACGTCTGGCAAATCGCTTAAGGTCCTGGTCCTGTAGTACCTAAACTTGTAGTCACTCGGCTCAGGCACCCAGGTGCCCGGGTCGGTCGTCAACAGCGCGCCCAGTTTTCCCTCTCCCAGAAGTTTTGGCGGAACTATGTTTACGGGCACTCCGGTGGACACACGGACGTAGGTGGTCGTAAACACCTCTGTCTGCCCGAGCGCGACTTCTTCGTCGTCGTCGTTGGTGTATATCTTGTTGCGTGCCGTAATCTTGCAGCGCAGGCGACCGCGTAGCTCTTCGGCGGTCGTGTCTATGGTCAGTAGGTTGCTCTTGTACTTTGCGTTAGTCTCGTCAGCAGGGTCTACTAAGTCCTCCCAACCTTCGACGGTGCTGTCGCTGGTGTTGTTCTGCCACTGAAACACGATGTCTGTGGGCTTGCGGTAGTCGTCTGGCTCCCAGTGCGTAAAAAATGAGCGGGCCTGTAAAATCATGCCGTCTGTAACTCTCGTGTCCGCCGGTATCGTCACTCCGTAGCCGACGTCCACTGGCGTAGTCGGCGAGGTGTCCGAGAACCTGATGGTCGGTAAAAACTTGTTCACCGGGTCGCCTGGAAAGCTCACGAACCAGGTGTCGTTAGAGAAGTTGCGCTGCCAGACTACGTTTGGCTTCTGCCACTCGTTCTGTCGGTACAGCTGGACAGTGCGCGCCAGCTTCCAGTTTGAGGCCGCCGTGCCGCTCGTCGCTGCGATTCTCCATTGTCTTGCCACGTTGCTAAGTGTACCAGAGAGTAGTCGTCAGTGCGTCCATGAAGCGCGGCCTCAGTTGCTAAACCAGATTAAAATGTCTCCCGCCCTGGCGGAGCCAGGGTAGCTGTTGGAGTTGTTGTAGAAGATTCTGTTGTTCAACGTGCCGGGAGAGGAGCCGTTGAAGTAGCCGGCCGTGCCGGTGCCGCCGCCGCCGTTTACCAGCACTACGTTGCTGCTTTCATTGTCGTATCCGAGTGCGAAGTACCGCGCGGTATCTACTTCTTTTATGGATTCTGGGTTCATGTCATTAGTTATTATTTTCATCACGCCTGCTGCCAGTATTAGCACGCCCGCCTGTTCTTCCGGGTCCTCCGATTGCGAAGAACCAGACGCCGATATGTAGGTCTGGTCGCCTAGGAGATCGATCTGCGGTGAAAATATAGTGGCGTACCTGCTGCTTCCATACTTAGTTGTTGCTATGTAGTTCTGTGCTGCGTAGTCGTCGCCAGCGTCATCCGAGTACATGTAGGCTCCGTCATTCTCGGCAAGAATCACTCTAGGGCCAGCCAGGCCTGTGCCAGACTGTAGACGGATTACTGGAAGGTTTCCGCCAGAAGGATTCTCAGACTCTCCTACAGTTTCCGTGGTCTGCTCCAGCGCGCCGACGAAGGTTCCATTTCGATAAAAGTTTACCTTGTCATTTGTGGCTAGCTCAATGCGGGTGCCGCCGGCGGAGGTCCTTATCGTCTTACCGGTAATGGTGTTGCCCGTGATGTTCTCGGCCTGCACGCTGTCCGCGATGATCGAGCGGCCGGCGATGACGTCCGCGCCCATCTGGCCGGCGAGAATCTTGTCTGCCGCCACTGTGCCGGCGTACACCACTCCGGCGGCCAGGGTGCCCGCGGTGATCTTTCCGGCGTTCAGTCCCGCGATCGCGCCGTCGCCGAAGGTCGCCGGGACCCACTGCGGCACCTTGACCGTGCCGCCCGACGGGATGAAGTCCGGGTCCCACTTGTACGGCTTGTTGCCGTCGTCCGTGTCGAACCAGAGGTCGCTCTTTCGCAGGCTGTAGGAGACGGTGCCCGGGCCGCCTGGGTTTGGCACCGTGGACGGATTGCCAGGCGCGCTGTTTTGGTAGAAGACGCGGTTTGAGTTGTTCGCGGCGACACTCGCGGCGTTGGCAGCGACCAGCGCAGCCTGCCCGGCCTCGTTGACCAGTGGCTTCCAGGCGTCAAACGGCGTGCTGTCTTCTTCGCTGGGCGCGTATACTTTTTCCTCGTACTGCCCGTCTGAGTTTGCCTTGAGCCAGGTGTCTCCCTCGTTTACGTCGCTCGGGTCTGGAGCGTCGTCGCTGATTATGGTACCGGACGCAGATACGGTGTCTCTTATGTCGGCGGCGTCGTCTGGGTCGAGCAGCGCCGCCGTGATGTACCTCGGCGCGATTCTCTTTACGGACGGCCTGCGCTCTATGTCTCGTAGGCGTGAGTCGACCGCGGTCAGCAGCGCGCCTAGGTTTGCTCTGCGAGTTCTTCTAATCGCCAACTCTGTCCACCGCCCCTTCTACTTCTAGCTGTAGGTCTACTTTTTCTGGAAAGTTGGTTCCGTCTGGTACGGTTACTTTTACTTTTTGTATTTTGCGCACCAGTACTGTGTCTCTGGGCTCCAGGTCGCTTGCCAGACGCATGAGCACAAAGTCGTCGTCTATGATTATGGTGCACCAGTCTCCGGGTGCGTAGCTGCCGACCACTGGTGTCACCGAGCCGTTTACCTCTATCTTAATGTTAGAGATCGGTGGTCTGGACTCTTCTAAAAAGGTCTGGGCGTACGTGGCCAGAGTTCCTTCGTCTCCGGTGTCGTTTAGGCTCTCCACCTCTTCTAGCAGCGGCCACCCCGCGTTGAGTAGGTCGTAGGCAGACGCGGCCGAGTACGGCTGGCTTACGTCGCCGCCTAGGTCGCCTATGTTGCCCTTTACCCACATTCTAGTCGCGGCTCCTTCCGCGGTCTCGTCCATGCTCACGCTGGTGATGTTGCCAGGCCACTCGAATATGAACTCGTCTGAGATCAGACGAATTGGGTCGTCCGTCTCCATCTCTGCCGTCGTCAGCGTGCTCAGTATGTTTATCGGTCTTAGGACCAGCGTTTTCTTAAAAGTTTTTGTGGTGGCGTCGTAGCTGCAGTCAATTCTGTACTCAAAGCCGTCAATTTGATTGGAGTATTTTTCCAGCTCTTCTCCCAGCATACGTACCTCGAAGCCTCTAAAATTTGTGTTTGCCACTCTGCTTCCGCTGTATGCCTCCGTCGAAAACTCTATGCCCACGTCGGTGTTTGACAAAAATGGTCCGTATGAGTCGTAGATGAGCCTCGGCCTGGTGGACGCGGTGGCGAGCGTCGGCGTGGTGCTGAGTTTAAGCTCTGGAATGGTGTCAATCACGTACCTAAAGGTCGTTGCGTTTGGTACGCCGTCTACCACGTACTTTCCGTCAAGGTCAACCTGCGTAGTCGTGTTGCCAGGCGAGGCACCGGTGACGCCGCCAGCGCCGGCAATAGTTACTACGTGACCCGGCTGCAGGCCGTGCGGTGCGGACGTAGTCATAGTTACGTAGGTCAGAGCCAGTGCCTTAGTGGCTATCGGTATTACTCTTTCGGTTGTGGTCGTGTTTGGCACAGCCGCTCCAGCTTTTACAAAAGTAATACTTTGCGGTGTTGGGATGCTTGTTACGTTGTAGTAACCGTCTAGCTCCGCTATTCCAGAGACTTCTACGGTCTGTCCAGGTATAACACCGTGCCTGGTCGTGGTTGTGACTGTCGCGGTTGCTGTAGTCTTGGAGTAGCTCGCTATGTCTACGTCGAACTGTTGGCCAGGCTCTATCTCGTCGTTTGGAAACGAGGTTGACTGCAGGTCGCTGAGAACGGCCTGGACCAGAGTTCTGGTGTAGTCGTACGTGTCTGCTCGTACGTACACCGTGAGGTCCGGGTCGGTCAAGCTCACGCCTGCAAGGAGTGGTACGTCTACGGTAAAGCTGGTAGTGGTCGGCGCGGGCGACGAGTTTATTGTGTAGTAGCCACTGGCCTTGACGGTGTTTACTGGGTTTAGCTGCCCAAAAAATATGCGCACGGAGGACCCTGCCTGAAAGCCTGATGGGTACGTCATGGCATTTTTCAGCGTCACTGTCGCTACTCCGCCTGAGATTTGCGCAGAGGCGCTGAAGTCGTGCGTCCAGGTTTTCCAGATGGCCCTGTGCTGTAGGTACTTGGTGAACTCTACGGCGGTCACTGCCAGGCTGAAGTCGGCCGCTTTGTACGACCTGCTCCAGACTATTCCGCCCCAGACGCAGTCGTCGTTGCGCATGACGTACAGGCCGCAGCGCCCTGGCATGGTGTTCTCGTACAGGTCCAGACCGTTGGTGGTTTGTATGGCGGGAATGGTTCCCGTAAAAGTGCCAGCAGTGCGTATGGCGCGTTCAAAACTTACGCCCTTGAAGGGAATCTCGGCGAGTACGTCCTGCGTCAAGAGGTCAGTGGTGAAGTACCGGTAGCTTGGCTTAGAGTTGTCTACTGGCATTGGTCTGTCCCCTTCTCTCTAGTGTGTGTCGGTCGTCTTGCCCGTGCGTTTAACCCAGCCAGCCAGACCGATAGTAGATACCCAGTTTGGCTGTGCTCGCAGAGTTGTTTGTCTCGTACACTTTTATCACGTTTGTACCCGGCACGAGCATAATCCAGTCCACCAGAGCGTCTAAGTACGAGCGCGCACCGTTAGTGTCGTAGAAGGACTCGTCGCTCACCTTGCTCAGCGCGGCCTCGTGGTCTCTGGTGTCTAGCTCGAGTATGTTGTCGGACGTCAGTGCCTTCCTGGTTGTGATCTGTTGCTCGAGAGGATGGCTGCTGTTTATTATTACTACAGAGTTTGTGGTTGGCCCGCTCAGCTGTAGTATGCAGGGTACCTCTGCGTTTCCAGTGTTGTTTATGGTTATCGTCGCCGGACTAGCAGGCGTGCCGCCAAGCAGCGGTGTCTCGTCGTAGCGGTAGCCGTCGATGTCTAGGTCGTACCATTCGTACTTGACGGGGTCTGCCGCTCGCAGACCGACGTCAAACTCTGTTCGTCCTCTGGCGTTTACCGTTTTAATGTTTGGAGCTCCGCTTAGTCGTACGTACGAGGCTTTTGTCGGTCCCTCTTCCGTCTTTAACCAAGCTCCGGTGTAGACTAAGTTAGTCGCGCTGATTAGCATGTCTCTGGCGTACGCCACCTGAGACGGGTTTTGTGGTAGAAAAGCGCCCTTCAGTGTTATTTGTCTGGCCTTGTACCGTCCAAATACTTCGTACGAGCCGTCTGCGTAGCCTCTGTCCAGGTCGGGAACGTCGGTGTCTGGGTGCGACCACCAGCCTTCTATGTCGGTGACAACCCAGATCACTCCGTTGTCGTCTATGGTGTTCAGTTTGAGGTCGCCTAGACGTATGTCTCCGTCCAGCTTCATGCCCGTTTTTATCGGCGGTGATACAGGCGAGAGCGCGTTGTTTACTAGGTAGTTTTCTTCTTTTTGGCTACGCGTGGTCATTTTATATTCCTCCACGTCTCATTTGAAACGCAATTTGTCTTGACACCAACGAGGCCAGCTCTGATTCGTCCATGCCCTCGGAAGGGTACACGTTTATCGTCGCGCCTGACCCCTGGCCGCCCGAGATCATCTCTATGATTGCACGGTCGCGCTTTGACAGTCCGTCCTCGTCCAGTGGCTCTACGCGCTCCGGTCGTCCGGCCTCGCCTATCCTCGCTAGAGTACCGCCTGGTGTCGGTCTTACGATTCCGCCCTGTGCCAGTGTTGGTATGTTCGGCGTGTCCAGCGTGAAGCCTTTGCCTCTCAGGAACGGAACTATGAAGTCGGGCGGAAAGCGCGCTTCAAGTCTAAATGCGTTCCACTTGTTGATAATGTAGTTCAGCGCGTCTTTGAAGCTGTTCTTAAAGCTCACCCAAAGATTGCTTGCGGCGCTGGCTATGCGTCCGGGTAGGCCCTTCACCCATCCGACTAAGTTGTCAAAATTGCTTTTTACCGCTGCTATGGCCGTTCTCAGCTTGTCGCCTATCCAGTCCCACAGTTTCTTACCTATTTCAACAAGTTTACCTGGCAGTCCTCTTATGAAGTCAAACACTGCGCTCCACGCCGCGATGTACAGCTGCACAGCTATCTTGAACTTGTCTACTATCCAGTCCCAAATTTTTCCTGCAATTTCACCTAGCTTGGCAGGCAGTCCTTTTATGAAGTCAAATATCTCGGTCCACGCCAGGATGTATGCCTGCACGATTATCTTGAACTTGTCTACTATCCAGTCCCACAGTTTGCCGGCTAGCTCCGCGAGCTTGGCAGGCAAATTTTTGAAGAACTCCGTTATCGTGTCCCAGTTCTTGATGATTGCTAATATCGCCAGGCCTATGGGTCCGGTCAAGATGGCCAGCACGACTGGCCAGTTTTCTTTCAGCCAGCCTATGAACTTTGCAATCGCTTCTTTGATCTTGTCCCAGTTTGAAATGATGAGAGGCAGAAGCAGCAGGATTATTCCGATCGGCCCGCCCAACATCGCAAGACCGCGTCCTACGGCGCTCAGTCCTCTGCCGGCTATTGTGCCGGCCGTGCCTAGTGCGCTCAGCGCTCCGGCTTTCATTCTTGACGCGACTGTTGCTTTTTGTATTGGAACTATTGCGGCTGCGGAGGCGGTGCCGGTCGCTTTGATTCCGACGGCAGCTCTCTGTCCTGCCGTGCCGACGGCTTCCATTGCTGTCTTTTTCTGCGCGTCTACTATGAGCTGCTTCTTTAGCTCTGTGCGCGTTAGGCCAGAGCTCTTAGTTACATTGTCAAACGGTCTTTTTCCAGCTATGGCCCCAAATATCCCGAGCAGTGCTTGAACTTTTTTTATTACGAAAAGAATTGAGCCAGCGACTGCTTTGCCAAAGAACGTTACGGCAGTAATTATTAAACCTAGCGCCAGGGTAATTGCCTTAAATTTTCCAGTAAACTCTAAAATTTTTGCGCCTATCTCACTGCCAAAAATTTTATTTAGCAGCCCCAGCGCGTCTTTGAGGATGTTGAAAAACAGTTGAATCGCGCCGGACTCTGTGGTTAGCCGCACGAACTTGGCAAACTCTGTTAGGAAACCGGCAAATGCAGGTCCTGCTTTTAAGGCTTCTATGCCTGCCTTGGTGAACTCCTGAACTACCGGCTCGAGAGCTCTTAAGAATATGCCTAGGTTTGGGTCTGCGCCCAGCTTTAAGAAGCCCTTTAGAATTTCGTTTAGTAGCGAGCCTAGTGCGAGAAAGTTTGTTGCCGAGTCGTCAAAAAACTTTTTTAGGCCGGCTTGGTTTTCAGGTCCCTTTGCGTATTTTTCAAAGTCCTCTGCGGATTTTTTTAGCCCATTGAGCACCGTGTCGATTGCGTCTGAGGCCGGCTTGGCCAGCGCCTTTAGACCGCCAAATACGGCGCCAAATATGTCGCCAAATGTCGCTAGTCGGTCGCCTGCTTTGTTAAACGTCTCTGTTAGTTTGCCTGTCTCCCTGTTTATTTCGGCAGTTTCTTTCCATCCCCTGGTCAGGGTTTCTACCCACGTAAAGAAGCGACGTATGAGCGGGTCAGCTGCTATTAGCAGCTCGCTGAACAGTCCAATCAAATTTTCTAGTATCTTGCCAAACTTTTCTATGACAAACACGTTTGTGTCGGAGATTAGCTCAAAGTTTTTTAGCTGTCTTTGTGTAGCTAGGAAGTTTAGCAGACTCTCTCCGGCCCTGCCTAGAGCTCCGGCCGTGTCTCCTACTATCTTCTTGAAAGTTTCTTCGCCTGCAGTAACTAGATTTTTTAGCCCGCGTGTGAACGGAGTAAAAAACTCTGTGGCAGCTATTTCATTCAGCTCTTTGAACAGAGGCTTGAGTCCGACTATAAACTTGACAAACTCCTGTGCGGCTTTTGGCAGGTTAGCAAGTGCGTTTTGATATTCGTTAACTTGTTTATTTGAGTTTTTTACGGCGTCTGCTAGTCGCTCTTCTGCGTCTCGTACTGCATCCTGCGCGTCTTTAAGTTCCCACGCCTGGTCTCTGACCATGCGGGCAAGCATAAGTTCTTCGCGGAATATGTCTTGTTGTTTTTTCGCAAGTCTTTCTTTTACCGCGGCTTCTTCCTGTTTTGCATCTACAACTTCTTTGGTTCCTTCTACGCCGGCTAATTGTGCTTTTTCATTTTCAGCTTGCAGTTTTTTATTTGTGTCGGTGGCACGGCGAAATGCTAGCTCTGCCTCTTTGAACTGTAGTTCTGCTTCTCGACGCGCTCTACTGTTTGGTGGCAGGTCCTGCACTCTTGCGAGAGCTTCTCTTGCTTTTTCTAGGCTTATTCCAGCGCCCTCTTGCTTTAGTGCTGCGTCTTCTGCGCTGAATGCAAGTTCTTCGAGGGCACGTTTGCCGTCTATGTATGCCTGTGTTACTCTCTTTTGCGCTTCTGCCGCTTCTTTTTCTATTTCGATTAACTCTTCTTTTGACTCGGCCAGTCTCTCCTCTGCGTCCGTGAGAGACTCTGCTTGTCTGGTTTCTGTGCGCGCTAGAGCTTCTTTTGCTTTTTGTACACCTTGCTGTGCGTCTCGTATTGCTTTTTTGGCGTTGTCTGCCCCTTCTTTCGTAGGCTTAAGTCCCAGCTTGATTGCCTCGCCTACGCCCTTGAACGCCAGCTTAAGCGCGATGGCAGACTGAGCTATTGCAGTTAGCGCGCTTGGAATTAGTATAAGCGCGGGAAGAGTCTGACCGGCGGCAGTACTGAGCAGGAATAGTCCAGTAACTAACGCTCCAATCGAGCCCACTAGCAGTACGATTACTTGACCTAGTGAGTAGCCTATCCTAATTAGCCTATTAAATTTTGTTCTCGCTGCTTCTGCTTCTTTTGCAAACTTTGAACCAAAAAGTCCGCCGCCGCGTGTGCTGGAGCTTTGAAAGGCGCGGCCGAAGGCGGTACCGCTTTCGTCTCCAGCGTCAAAACCTACACTCCGCGCGCCGCTAAACGCGCGAGCAATGTCGTCTTCTACGCCTGTTGTGACTGCACGTACGACAACGTACGCATCGCCTACTATGGCCATTTATCTCACCTCCCCGTCGTCTTGGTAAGTTTACTAGTTTAGCGGTGGCTCCAGCGCTGCGCTGAGCGCGTCTTCCGTGAGAAGCGTTGGCCGTAGGTACGGCTTAGTTGCTTCTTTCTTGTCTGTCTTCTTAAGATCGTATTGAACTTCGTCTGGGATGTCAAAGTCCTTTAGACGATCTTTGCCCACGCGCCCAGACGCCTCGGTACTGCTGGTACCCTGCAAAGCGTAGTTGTACTTCTTTTCGTACAAATCTCTGTAGAGTAGCTGCCGCATCGTGCTCCGTGACTCCGCCTGTTCGGCTGACGAGTATGTAACGTCTGTCTCTAGTATAAAATGAATTACGTCCAGCATGTCTGACGTTTCCATTTCTGCTAGTCTTAATCCGCTCATTAGGGCTTTTCCGTTTACGTATGGCCAGAGGTCTATGCACCAGTCGAGGAGGCCTCTGGCCCCGGCATAGGGCGGTTTGAGTACTCCTCCACTAGCCACGCGACAATGTCGCCTAGCGTTTCCATTTTTACAATCGTGTCCGCACTGTCTATTAGCGCCTGGAAGCGGGTGTTGTCTTCTGCCTGTAGCACTCTTTCAAAGAAGTTGAAGACCATCTGTGCGGTCTCGGCTGGCTTGCTGTCGTCTGACTTTGAGATCAGCTCTAGCATAACTTTTCCCTGAATTGCTGGTTTGCAATTGAAGGTTTGTCCGTGTAGCTTGAATGACAACGGTGCGGCAGACTCTAGCCCGCCTGTTCCGAAGTCTCTGTACCTTGGTGTATTAGTCACTTTTTACCTTTCGTCTATTTCGATGGTTGTCTTTAGCTTGGCCTCTTGGCTTTGCCATACTGCAGAGCTATAGTATCAAACGTAAGTTACGGCTTAGGAAACGATTTGGCTTAGTTCCTGGGTGCATGACGGCGTGTGCGTAGAACACTTTTCCGCCCTTTGTGTACTTGAGTACACTTTTTCTATCCGGCCGTATTAAATGCGGTCTAGTGCCGCGGTGGTGGTCCCAGGCGTAGTCCAGCGGAGAGCCTACGCGTATGAACTGTCCCCGAGCGTCCCTGCGGTGCTGCAAGTGTATGGAAGCTCTAAGTGCTCCCGTCTCTACGCCTACCTGAGTCTTGGCTGCAGTTCTTATTAGCTCACCGCGACGTTTTAGGTACCTTCCAGTGTCGCCGGTTGGGTTGTTTAGCATCTTGTCCATTTCGGCTTTTCTGGCAACAAATACGGTTGGCATTTTTTACGGCACCGCCGCAGTGCAGCTTAGGGTTACGACTTGAAAGCCACCTTCTGGTTGCAGGGTGTCCACGGTTGCTATTACTCCCACGCCAAAACCGCCTTCTTCCCACTGGTCTAGCGCTGCTGCCGACTCTATTAAAATCCAGGCGTCGTACGCTGCCACCGTTGCTGCTTTGGTCAAGCTAGCGGTGCTCGGGGCAGCCCCGGTGTGTCCACCGCTCGGTACCGGACGTGCAACAGAAACGCTAAAAGTGGCTGTTCGCGGGGCCTCGCATTTTTGCGGCGTGGCCACCTGCGAGCCGGGCGCGCCTAAGTACATCTGGTTAAACGAAACCACCAGTTGTTCGCAATCCACCGGCGGCAGACCAATGGACCAGTACCTGCGTGTTGGAAGAGGCATGCCGTAGGCTGTGTACTGAGCGACAACGGTTTCTAGCACTCTCTCCAGGAATACCTTTAGGTGCTTCGCATCGTCTGAGACTTCTTCGTCAAAAGTAGGAGCTGCTCCGGGACTGTAGCTCATGGTGACTCTGTTTCTGGTTCACCAAGAAGCAAATTTGCTTGTCTGTCCGCTTCAATCTGCTCTGGAGTTCTACCGCTTCTCGGCGCCTGTCCTGCACGTATCGTGTGTAGCACACGCATCTGCTCTAACAGTGGCAGGTGGGCGTACTCGTCTGGTACGTCTCTGTGTACTTTTCTCACTGTTATTCCTTGTCTGCTTCTGGCTCAGGGTTAGGGTTAACAACGACTGGGGCGGCTTTTGCTTTTGGCTTCCGCTTCGTCTGCTGAGTCGGCTGGCCTGTTTTCATGTCTGCTGATCTGAAGTTTTTCATGCTTTTTTCCTTTCTTAGTTTTATAGAGTGTAGACCGGTTCGGTAGACTCGGCTAGCTGAACTGACAGGTTGCCGGAGATTAGGTTAATTACCTCGTCTACACTTGGATTGTTTGGCGTCGGACGTGATACGTACAAGTCCCAGGTACCAGGGTCGTGCAGACCTAAAATTGATTTTGCGTCCGCGTAGGGGACAGCAACTGTCACCCGTGAACCGACAGTGTCTAGCGTCGCGGCGTTCTCTACGACTCTCGTATACGTACCGGCCCAATTAGTTATGCGGACTTCTAGGTCCCAGCTGTTGTCGTCTAGCAGGAACAGTCCGCTCACGTCTTCCAGCTCTATGACTCGTGCGCCGACTTGGTTAGGCTTCGTAGCAATGTCAAACAAGCTCTGTGGCAGCACGAACGGTTTTGGGTTTACTCTGCGTGCTCTAGGCACGTCTGGTGAGAACACCCTGGCGCGCGCTCTAGCTCTGTCTGGGTTTACGGCGCGCAGGAACAAGTCTACCGCGTAGATACCTGAGCGCAGTTCGTCGATGAAATCTTGGTTGTCTAGTACAGTGTAGGTTACGCCTTGACGTGCGATTGACGTGACACGGTTTGGCAGCGCGCAGTCGTCTGTGCCTTCATACAGCTTAACCAGCTCTAGCGCCAGGGTTCTTGCGGCCATGCGGCCCGCTGTCGGTGGCGGAGCTCCATACGTGTAGGTTACTTCTACGTTGCATGGAAAAAAGTTTTTACCAAACGTAGCCTCGAGAGTCGAGTGCTCTACTAGTCTGTAGTTCATCGGGTCCACCAAGTCGCCCCTTAGGGTCCTTACGTTGTGTACCTCGATGACTCTTCGGCCGCGCAGACGGAGTCTGGACCTGGCTGAGTTTGCCTCAGAGGAGAACTCTGTACCGAATCTGTCTATGTCTCCTACTGGAATGTTGAATATGGTGCCTTCTAGCAAAGCAGGGGTAAACGTCTGAGCCGATGCCCCCAGCAAACGAATGTTGCTGGCGCACACGTATCTTTCGGTGACCGTAGTGATACCCGTAAATTTTCTACCGGACAAGGCCCACAGCATGTAGGACGCGGTTTTACACGCCTCGTAAGAGTGCGTAGAACTTGAGTACTCACCCAGTTCTTCCACGTTAGTCCATAAATTTGTTGCCATGTCTGTGTCCTTTGGTTAGCTTACTCTACCGATAAAAGAGGGCGACGTACCTGTGTCTACAATTTGACACAGTAGGTACGTCGCCCCGTTCTTGGCCCTGCTACAGGGTTGGGTCTTCGGTAGAAGAAACTATGTAGTCGGATGGCAGCTCTGGGTTGTAGCCCTCGTTGCCTGGGATGTTGTAAGCTGTCTGTGATCCGGAGTCGGTGAAGGCGGCGACTGCACGTCCTGCAGCTGCGACAACCGAGGTTCCACTATCTGCAGTGGACGGGATGTTGTCACCCGTCTTGCTGTAGGTAAAGGTTGTGTCGGACGGTGCGGCTGTGATGGTGTACGTACCGTCAATAGATGGGTCTAGGTTGCTTACTACCACGCGGTCGCCGGCTAGATAGTTGTGTGCGGCAGCCGTGGTTAGGGTAACTACGTTGTTTGTACGTGCCTTGTTGCTGATCGTAGCAGATAGCTGTGGGTGCCACTTGTGGAAGCCCTTGTATCCGGTAGGAGCCCAAGTCGTACGTGCGTAGGCGTATGGACGGTCAGACGCCACTGGGAACTCCCAGCGCTCGTCTAGGCCGGAACCGAATGTCTCGTTTCCAAGTCCGTAGCCTTCAAAAGTGTTTGCCAATAGGCCGTTCTCAATCACACGGTCGCCTGACTGACGTAGCTTGACGTATGGGAAGATCCAGTGGAAGTAAGGCAGTGTTAGCGCCTTCTTTCCGTCCTTGATTGCCAGCGACCAGACTTCTACGGCTACGCCGTTTGCCTGTGGGTCGTCGCCAACGTTAGGTGCTGCCCAACCTACGCTCTTTACGTTTGGTGATGCGTATGTGCCGAGGTTCTTGCGTAGTAACAAACCGCCGGAAAGTAGTTGTGAAAGTTCTGGGTCTGGCTCGCAGATCGCGATTTCCATAGTGACACGCTTTAATGTGTCTGGTGCCTGGTAGGCTACACATACAGTGCCATCCGCGGCCTTTTCAGTGATCTCGTCGCCTGCTTCGTACTCCGGCGTGAATGATGCACGGATGAAGGCTGATGTTGTGTATACGTCGTTTTCACCATTTAAGAGAGCACCGTTTGCGTCTAAGCGGGTTACCCGTATAGACACACCTTGGATGCTCGCTGCGTAGTCCTGGGTAGCCATTTAGCTGTCTCCTTGATTCTGGTTTTTTAACCTGGGGTTATCTTACGCCGTTATATCTACCCTGATAGTTTGGTAGACAGAGGTATCTACGTAGATACCGGCGGCACGGGTTGCCTTGATTCTCATGTCGTTAACACTGGCGGCAACGCCCTGGGCCAGCGATTCGTTTATTACTTCTGACTTGCCGAGATGAACCTCGACAGTTCCGGTAGCAAAAATCCACTTGTGGGTGGCGTCCGCAGCTGCCTGGGCATTCCCGATTGGACCGCCTCCGGAGTATCCGGAGCCTACCACTACGGGAGTTCCTAGACGTGTTCTAATTTGGTTTTCTGCTATTACTAGCCTGTTTCCCAGGATAGAAGCTACGTCACGTGTCATGTGGATTACTGCCTTTTCACCGCATGGAGAGCCGGCAATACCTTGTTCCAACTTAGCTAAGCAGATGTCTGCTCTTACGTTGGCAGCGTTAGAAATTACTGTGGCTCCACCAGTTTTAATTAGGTATGCTGTAGTGTTGGCTGCTGCACCGGTTCCGGTGTCGCCGCGAACTGCTACTCCTTCCCACAGTTCTTTCTCTAGTGCTTTCTGAGTGGCTGCCTCTAGCTGGCGTAAGACGCGGGCAAAACGGTCTTCTCCGAGTACACCGAACGTCGAAATGAAGTCCTCTGTCTCGATGAAAAACGGTACGACGCGCTGAAAACGTGTCGTGCCTGACTGGTTTGCTAGCGGATTGCCATCTACAGCCTCGTCATTTTTGTTGAGAATACGAATTGTTGGATTTGACTCATCTTCCTGGTCAAACCCGCGAATCCAGCGTTCTCCGTCTTCTGAGGTGCTGTGGTTGTACACCTTTGCGACACTCAGAAGCCCGTAGGGGTTCGGAATGAGCTCTGGAGCTTTTACTACTCCCGTGAACGGCATCTTTATGTTTCTCCTTTGTGCTTCCGAGTGTTCGCTTAAGTTACTACTTAACTAGCTAAGTTCTATCCTAGAGCTCAACTGTTGATGCTGCTACGCCGCCCAACGTGTCACGGAGAGCTGCTGCTGCACCGTTGACAGAGATGGTGGATGTAACTGCGAGGCTTTCGATACCGACCTTGGCGATACCCTCGAAGGTCTCAACGAACATCTTGTAGTCGTTGGTTCCGACGAGCGTGGAGTCGCGGATGATACCTAGGTCTAGTGTTCCGCCGTCTAGGAACAGGAATGTTCCCTCGGCAAACAGACGCCATGTGAAGGTGTCTGGGAATTCGACCATGCCACCTGCGCTCTGTGCACCAAAGACACCTGCGTCCGTCGTAAACGTAATGTTTACGTTGCGGCTTGCAAGGTAGCCTTCGATCTCAGAGTAGGTTGCACCTAGGTTGCCATCACCAGGCATGTTTAGTGCCAAGTCAGCGATTATCGCATCTCGTACCCATGCAGGAACGATTGCTGCGAGTGGTGCGTCTGCCTCTAGGCGGTGACGTGAACGGTAACCAGCAGCAGCGCGACCAATTTGTACTAGGAAGTCGCGTGCTACACCGATTACGTTGGTAGATGTAACTGCTACTGAGCCTGCGTCGATCTTGTCAAGTAGGTACTGCTCAGCAATACGTGAGTGCTGAATCAGACCTAGCTCGTTGTGTCGAGCTACAAGCTCTGGATATGCACGAGACATCAAGTTACCAAACTGCATTTGCATCGTGATTGCATCAGTTGCAACGGTGTTTTCACCGGCTGCAGTAACGGTCAAGCTAGCCTTTGTAGCGCCGGCTGGAGTGGTGTCTGTGGCGTTTGTCCAAGTTCCGACAGCGTTTGCTGCACCTGACAGAGTCGGTGGAGTGATGAAGCGGATACCGCCTCGATCTGCTTGGAACTTAGGAAGTGAGTCACGCACCGGACGGCCTGTTGTGCCAAAGCCAAAGATGTCGTAACGAACTTCGAATGGTGCGGCATGGCCACCGGAAGCGACGAGCGCTTCAGGTCCGGCTACTGCCTGTATCTTATTCCAGTTTGCTTCTGCATCCTGGGTTAGTTGACGGTCCTCTGGATATGAAGTTGCCAGAGATGCGACGATGTGCTGCTCTCCGTCGCCACCATTTACACGGCGTAGGCCGTGTAGGCGCTTGACGAAAGCGTCTGCTACATCTGTCATGTTTGTCATTGGTGCTCCCGCTGTATAGCCAGGAATGTCAGCGCCTGCCGTGATCGCCACGGGCGCGGCTTCTGTCGTCCTGTCTGTAGGGCGGCGGTCAGCTGGAGCTTGGACTTCCAAGCTTTCTGACTCGGTTACGGCGGCTGTCACTGTTGTTGCCTCCTGGGTTTCTACTGCGGTTTCTTCCACAGTCTCGTTGCTGGTTGCTGCGGCTTCGGCTTCTTTTGCCGGTTCTGCTACTGCTTCTGCAGTTGCAGCTGTCGCTAGCTCCGCGACCTCATTAGAGGCCTCGGACTTTTCTTTCTTTTCTTCTTCTTCTTTTGCCTCTTTAGCCTTTAGTTCTTCGGCTGAATCGGCTTTTACAGTATTCTCGTCAGCGGCTGCCTCTGTGGCTGCTGCTGCTTCGACTACTGGTTCAGCTGTTGCTGGTTGTTCTGGTTGTTCGGATGAAAGCTCCGCAGCCTTCTCCGTCTCAGTTGACGCCTCGGTCGTTGCTGCTTCTTCCTTCTTTTCCTCGGCTTTTTCTTCCTCGGCTGGCACTTCTGCTTCGCCTTCGGCTTTGGCCGGCTCTTCTTCAGGTTGATTTGCAGCTTGTTCCGTGTTGTCTGCGTTGCCACGCACTCTTGCGGCAGCTTCTGCTGCACGCGCTGCTAGCTCTGAAAGCTCTGCCTCGCGGCGAGCTACTTCTGAGCGAACAGTGTCGAGCATGTCGGCAAGCGACGTCATCGCGTCGACTGTCTGTGGAGATGGCTCTTCGCCTTCAACCGTTTCGAATTCGCTGACGATAGCACTCTGTAGCTCTGTGAGTTGTTCCTCAGTGAGCTCAGACAGCTTGTCTAGCATTTCTTTGATACGGTCCACTTACTGTCCCTCCTCCGGGCCAGTCACGACAGGCTAATTGTTAGCCGGTCTCGCTGATCAGTCGAGGTCGAGGGACTCTTAAAAAACCACATGGGCCAGAGGCACTCTACCTGATCTGTATATTACTTTGGGTTTATCAGGTCAATCTGTGAGATTTTGCGCACTCAGGTCAGTAACCTCAGTAACTTGCTCATCTCGGAAGAGACCTCGCTCTGTGTGAGCAAGTCTCCTCCTGACATGAAAGACTCAAGTCCGGCGATTGCCTCCTTGGCGTCTTCCCTGCCAATCTTGTCTACCACCCGGTCAATCATCTCTTTGACCAGGTCTCTCAGGGCTGGTGGCAGCTCTGAGTACTTTAACTTCATTGTCTCGTTGCCAAACGGTAGCGGCAGGTTGGCCAAGACCTCTCCGAGCTGTCTAGCGCCCTCGCGGACGTTCTCCAGCGCCTTGGAGTTTAGGGCACCTGTGTCGATACGTTCAACTACGTTGATTAGCTTTCCAGCGGCTTTGGCGGCCTCGTTGTAGTCTCCGGCTTGTGCCAGGCGGTCGGCCTCTTTAATTTCTTCTACCACTCCCTGGTTTCCACTTTCGCCTAGGTCAGCCTTCAGACGTGCCAGCACGTCTCTAAACTTTCCCATTTCGTCGCGTGGTTGAGTCTGCGGAGTGTACTTTCCACCCTCGTAGACCATCGGAGGCATGTTTTCAGCTGCGGCAGCAATACCGGCTGCTCGCACTCTCAAGTCCTCGGTCTCGGCGGCTAGCTCGACGGAGTTGCTCTTCCACTTCTCCGGAATCAAGTCAGGCCTGTCCAGCCCTCTGGCGCGGCGCATGATGTGTCTCTTTACCGCGGCTTTTCTGCTGTCTTTGGCCAGTCCGTATGACGAGATCGCGTTCTTCAGGTCCTGTACGTTCCTGATCGGGAACGAGCCGTCCGGCATCGCCTTTTTCTCGGCTGCTAGCTTCTTTCTGACTCTGCGTGAGATAAAGCCTAGCTCGTTCATGTTGTCGTCCCAGGCAGTCTCCTCGCCGTCCACTCGCAGGGCTAGCTCGGCTGCGCGGATTCGTAGTCGCTCGTTACGCTCGGCTCTGGCGGCAGCCATTCTCTCGGTTGCGGCAGCGCTCGCTGCTAGCAGTGGCTGTTTTTCTAACTGTTCCAACTTTTCAATTCTTTGTGCCAATTCGGTCACCGGATCGGACTTCAAACGCGCCAAAACTCCGGCGCCAGCGGCAACAAGTGCCATGACCTGACCAGAGGCAACTCGTGCTCTGGCGATTGGGAAGCCAGGCACGTTTACCTGGCACACGGCTACTAGCTCTAGCCCGCCCTTGATTGGTCGCCAGTCACCGGACGGTGCCGACGCGCGGAGAGCTCTGATCTGCTCAGGCGTGGTGCCTGGACGTACTGCACCGGCTACCCAGATACCAAAAGCGTCCTCTCCAGCGTGCACGTCTGCGACTGCGGAAGCGGTGTCGTCGTAGTGCTTGGCGGCCTCGGCGGCTGTAGCGCTCAGCGAGGCGTGTCCACCTGCCAGTGTCAACTGTCCGACGGCAACATCGTTATTGTCGTCTGTACGTACCACACCGGTGTGGAAGTATGCGTACTTGCTCTTGCTCTTCGGCGGCTTAGTGCCGTAGGACATGCCTATGTGGTCGACGTGCCAGGCTGCAATGTGGCCGAACACCTGTCCCTCGTCGGTTACTGTCAGCGGAGTTGGCTTAGACAAGTTTTGGTCAAAAAACCACGTTGCCGGTGGAACTACTGGTATCGAACCAGCGATTAAACCGCACGCGACTAACGCGGACGCCTCCATCGGGTCCATCTCTTCTGCGTACACTCCGTCTGGTATGCTCACTTGGCTCTCCTGCTCTGTCTCGGCTTGTTCGTCGAGGTAAATACGGCATTCTTGGAACGCCGGTTTTGACACTAACGTAACTGCCATAACTCTAGCTTTGTTGATCGTAATTTTACCCCCACCTAGGTCTTGGCTTGCTTCTTCTGAGTCGTCTTTTTCTTTCTTTTCTTCCTTCGCCTCAAACTGGTCTAGGTCTGCAGACACACCCCTGATAAAGCCGCTACGCACCAGTCTCTCTGCCTCTGCACCGTAGGGGCCAGTGTCAAACACACCCACCGCGTTACCTATTCCGTTTTCCACGCGCTCCATCTGGTCTATTCGACCTACCACTACAGAACCAGCGTGGCCTTCGCCAGTCTTTATCTGCCATAGGAGCGGAAGAGGCAGCTCTCGCATCTCAATCGCGCCCTGCTCAAAAATTCTTCCGTCTCCCGACTCGACACCTTCCGGTATTACTAGAGGAATCTTAAAAGAGCCCGGCTCTGTCGGCTGTATCTCGATCTTGCCGGTCGCTACCAGATTGGCGGTAAACTTTTGAACTGCTTCTTTATGTCTGGCAGCCAGCACGCTTCTAGCCATGTACGAGTCGCTGTCTATTAAAAAGTCGGCAGTAGAAAAGTACTTTCCGCCCCTCTTTCCGTGCATCTGACGGTGACGCTTGTCTCCAGTCCACATGCCGGTTGCCTCTTTGTGCCTCAGGGCGCAGTAGCCCTTGGCGCGAGGTCCTAGGTATTTTGACAGTTGTCTAAAGCACCTGGTCCAGTCACCAGGAGTGTTCCAACGAATTTTTGCGGCACCCCTGCCATACAGCCAGTAGCGTCTCAGTTGTTCGGCCTTGCCTCTGTTTCGGTCTAGTCCGCCTGCAGCCGCAACCGCCACTAAGTCGCCGGTGCTAGAGCTGTATATCGCGGTCAGACGACAGTCCACCGGCTCTACCCATGAGTACGCTGCCGCTGCCACTGCCTCTGCACCGTCTATCTGCTCCAGAACCTGGGTCAGCGACTGGTCGTCGAGCACGACGATAGGCGGGGGCGTAGGAGAGTTTAGGTCGGCAAGTACTCGCTCGTCCTTCTCCCACTTTCCTGGCTTACGTGTAAACGTGGTTGGTTTGGTGGAGTCAGAGGAGGCGGGAATAAGCGCCACTAGGTCCAGGACCGCCAGCGGGTCGTCTGGCGCGACGATCGCCATGTACACGGCGGCCATGTCTGAGGTTTCTGGCGTCAACTCTTTTGTGCTCATTTTTTGGCCTTAGGTACTACTGAGGGAGTGGCAATCGGAATCTGGTTTGGCTGGTAGTAGACGTTCGGTCCCTTTCCGATAGCGGCTCGTTGTTCGCCTGCTTTGTCGCGTTTAGCAGTTATCTTAGAGGCGTCTTCTTCCGGTTTATCGATCGTTCCCTCCCGGCCCTTAGTGATTATAGGGTTGTACCAACCCCTGTTTACGTATCTCTCTACTCCGTCTTTTCCCTTGTACTTCTGGTCTAGCCAGTCACGCAGCATCGGGTCATTGTAGGCGTTTGGCGCGGTTCTCACCGTTCCGAAAGTCACTGGCTTGGCTGGCGTCGCTGCTGGTGCCGTTGCTGCGTCTGCGTTTCCAGTCTTTAAGTTGCTGCCTTGGGCAGGCGTCGTACTTACGTTGGACGCTGCCTCCGGACTCACGCGCTGAGCTGCTGCCCAAGCGCTCCAGTCTCTCATCAGAAGCGAGACGTCGTTCTGTGTCAGCGCCGGTAACAGTCCTGGCAGCGATATTGCAGAACTGCCCTGCGGCACTCTAGGCTTGGCCAGTAGTCCAGTCGTGTCTAGCCTGCCTCCATCAAATCTTTCGGCCTGACTTTGCACCTCAGTCTTGTCGTCCACGCCCTGTGTAAACTGTGCTCCGACGGTAACTAGTTTGCCGTCAGACAGCTCCACGCTAACCTGACCGGTCTTGCTGTCTACGGACTTGACGGTGCCGACCGCGGACCTGTCGCCGCCTATGAATACTTTTGTACCGGCCGTCGCAAACTTTCCGGCCGCGTCTCTGACCTGTACTTTCGCGTTGTCTGAGCGCTCGTCGGACGTGTACACTCCGGGAGTGCTGTCTTTGCTCAGACCCTCTTCGCCCGCTGCGGTGACCGAGGCCCGGTCTATGAGCTCCCAGTCTATCTCGTCGGCAGCGTCGGCTACCAGCATAGCCTCCTCTGGGTCTAGCATGGACGGTCCGATACTTGAGTACGGATTTTGCTTTAGGAATGCAGAAACTTTCATGGCAGACATCGCGTCTATGGAGACGTGGATTCTGGGCGCCTTGTCGTACGGTTCGTCCAAAGATTTATCGTACGTATTGAAGTCGTGCGCAGTGTGCCCTAGGTCTTCCCATCCATCGCCGTCCCAAACAAAAACTTCTCCTTCTGGCTGTACTTTGTACAAACGGTCGATGCCGCCGTTCTCTAGATTTACGCGGACTACAAACTCTGGAGCTAGCTCTACGTTTATCGACTCAGCGTCAAAAAATTCTTTAACGTCTTGGGTGTTGTCGCCGTATAAATCGTATTCCGCCTCGAGCATGCCGGAGTATGCGTCAGCGCGAACACTTTTCTTCTTTTTATTTTCTCGTTCGACGATTGCTCTCGCCCAGCGCCAGGCAGGGTCTCCACCCCAAAGTGCCCAGGCAATACGACCTCTGCTAGGGTAGCCGTCTTCTCCTGGGCCCCAACCCTTGCCCTTCTTGTCTACCTCGTGACGTGGGAAGTACTTTGCAATGTGCCTAATCTTTCTGATGCCGATCTGTCCGCCGCGGGCCAGTGTTCTGGCGCTGTTCACGCCGACCGGAGTTCCACCGCGGTTGTGTTTTGCACGCCACTCTAGTCCTCGTTTTGCCTCTGCCTGTGCGGCCTTTGGCACAGTGTACATGCGGTCTCCGCTTGCAACTATACGAATGTCGAGGTCTGTCAGTGCGCCTAACGCGAGGTCTGTCATCGCCCTAGTCGGTTTGTCGTGCGGCTTCTGCCACTTTGCACTTGCCAGCAGGACACCGGTAGTTCCAGTACGTACAATCGTATTGGTCTCAGTGTCAAGCACGGCTGCACGACTTTCATCTACGAACAGATAAAGACTTCCGTACTGACCCGCTAGCCTCACTGGGACTCTCCCTTCCGACTATCGTCGGTAATCGGTCCGCCTGAAATCCACGCATCGCACGTGCGAGCAGACGCACACTTGAAGTCTAGCGCCTCGCAGTAGCCTAGGTCTGCGGCTTCGATCGTGTCCCAGCCAGCGGAGGCGGCTAGTCCACTCGCTATGCACTCTTTCATCTCTGAGGTCTGAATAAAGGCCGCGCAGTTGCCGCAGCGGCTTGTCTTTGCCTCTTCGATCGTGACCGACCACTTTTCAGCCTTCTTCTGCCAGAACTCTTCGTTTGGTTCCTCTGGGTTCATGGGACCGTATCCGATGTCGTCTATCGCATTCTGACGATTCTCTAGGTTTAGCGCCAAGTCCTGTGTCGCCGGCGGGCAGACAAACTCCCCGGCGGCTTTAATCGTTTTTTCTTTTGCTGGACGTTCTACGTCCTCGCGGGAGAGCGGCTTTCCACTTTTTTCTGCCTTGTCAAACGTCTCTATGAAGTCAGGAGAAACCTCTACGATAGTCATGCCGTCGAACTCTGTGTGCTCAGGCGGAACCCTGAACCAGGCCGAATTATTACGGCTAAACATTCCGGCGTCAGAGGTGTAAACTAGTTCCTGCACGTCTTGCGCGCTCTCGTCGAGTAGGGCGATTAGTGACTCTCCGTCTCCCGGGTCCCCTGGACTAAACGCCATAATAGTCTCCCTCATGTACATACCTTCTAGGGCTTCGGCTGGAACTGGTACTCGAAGAGTCGATGCCCAAGACCCGTCTGAGTCTTGAAACGCCCTAACAGTGTACGCCTTGCCGTAGCTATTGAACGTTATTGTGCCACTACTTCTGTCTACTGTTACGTCGTTTTTGCTCCCTAGAGGATACTCTAGCACCTCAGATAGAGTAAACAGCGCCATTACTGGACCGTCCTCGTCGTGGTCAAACCAGGCAACCTCCGACACGGCGAAGGTCTCTCTCGGCTTGTCTAGAGTTTCAACTACGGCAGGGCCTAAGTATCCAGTTTTGTAGTCTTCCGGTATGGTAAGTTTTCTCTGCTCGGTCATGGTTGCCTCTGTCTCTTTACTTCTTCACCGGTATAAGGTCGTCCCACGATGAGGCGCCGTACTTCTCTGGCGGTACTCCATTGTCGAGTAGCATTTTAACTAGACGTTCACGCACCGCCGGGGACACACTTATGATGGCCAGGTCTGCCCACGATATTCCGTTCTTAAACATCAGTTCGTAGGTGCCTGATCCTGAAGTGGGCTTGGCTGGTTTTATCTCACCGATCGGGTCGGTCTCCTTCATGCGCTTTCCGTACTGGTCCTTGAAGTTGGCCCAGAAGTCCAGCCGTGAGTACAGCTTCAGCGGGTCAAAGTGAAAGTACGCGTGACTGTCTGCTGCTACAGAGTAGGGCTTCATGGTTGCCTTAGGCTTCGTGAATAGGTAGTCTGCTCCCCCTGTTCTTATGTCTGCGTCGCTTGAGTCGCCCTGGCCACCAATTCCCTCTGTCCAGCGGACTGACGTGGCTTTTAGGCCGTCTTCCAGCATGAGCAGGTTGAACATCTCCTGGGCCGCTGAGTCTGCATTGTTTGCACCCTTGATTCCAAAAGAGTGAGTTATGGCGCCAGTCTCTGTTTTTTTAACCATGTACTCTGCTATTGCATTGCTCGTTCTGTACGACAGTCTGTCGTTTAGGTCGTAGGCCGGAGTGTCTAGGTTTAGCCACATCTGTTCATAAGGCAGTCCCAGCAGCTTCTCTATCGCCTTGAGCTTCGCCTTGCGGGCAGCTCCAACTACGTTTTTTGCCGGATCAATTTCTTTGCCAAAGATGCTAATTAGACGGTTTTCAGCCAGAACTCTTACGTCCTCTTTGGTTGCCGGTCTAGGGGCACGCACTCCGCCTAGCTTCATGCCTCTTGCGATTGCGTTGGCGGTGGAGGTTGCGTCCTGCTGCTCTGGCACTAGTACCTCTACCCTATTGTGAAAAGCAAGTCCTTCTCGACTAGTATTCAGACTGCTCACCGGCTTTGAGTCTCTATTTGCTCTGTATACTCTGATAACTGCACCGGTAATTTTGTCCGTTATTACGTATGTAGTTGTTTCATTGTAGGAAGAAGAGTACTCCACGTCCATCTGGCTACCAGACTTTACTATTGCCATGCTACCGTCTGCGTTTCTTCGCATCTTGGGCATTCTTATGCCTTGGTTTATGAGTAGATCGTACTCGTCTGTGTTCGGCACTTTTTTGAGGAGCTCAGCTACTAGATCGTCTCCAGCCCAAGACGTGAGTTTGAAGCTGGCGCGTGTGTAGGTCTTGTCGCCGTCTACTATAGTCATCATGTGCACGTCTAGGTCTTCAACGTCTCCTGCGTCTACTGCAGCAGACCGACCGCGTGCTCCGGCGGCTGGGCTGCTCTGCACGTGCGCAACTGCGTCTACTAGAGACTTGACGCCTGCACCCGTGAGCTCGCTCTGCGACCAGTCTACGCTAGCTAAGTCTGGGTCGTCTAGCTCTGGTACGTTTACTCCGGGACCCGCCTCTGTCAGTTTTGTCTGGTCAAACAGCCTGCCACCCGTTACTTTGTCGACGGAGCGGACTTTTTTACTTCCGTCTAAGAACTGTACCTGTACGTAGTTCTCGTAGCCCTTTGCACCTGGAAAACCGTAGATCACACCCTCGTCGCCATTTGCGTCGGTCACGGTTACGCCTTTGTACAACCAGTTATTAAATCTGTCTTTCTTAAACTTTTGATTTGCGCCCGGCGGCGGTGCAAACTGGTCCTTAATCGGGGCAAGATCGTCTTTCTCAAAAGCTAAGCCCAGCCAGGTAGCGTGCGGACTGTCTGCCTGTACATGCTGAAAGTGTGGATTATCCTTGTAGTATTCGTTGGTCTCTGACGCCACCGTAATTTTTCCGTCGCTCGTAATTATTCCTGGTTTTGGTTGATCTTTTACACCAACTATAAAAACACCACTGTACTGAGAGTAAGCTACGTAGTCTATCTGCGACTTTTCTTTAGTGGTCTCTAGTGCGTTGTAGCGAGTAAACTCTTCTATGTAATTTTTTGCAGCGAGTGCGCCGTATTTAAGCGCAGAGTTTGTGTCAAATGGACCAAAGTCAATCTCGTTGTTGGCTACTGTTTTCTTGGTGGCGTCTGCCCACTCGTCTGGAGTGTACGACTTTAACGGAGACTCAGACTGGCTGGACGAAGACGGCGGCGGTGGTGGATTAGGTACGGTCGGCTGCGGTGTGTTTATTTCGGTGCCGCTCTTTGGTGAACGAGTGCTCTTTATTACTGTCTTTCCACTGTACTCTACGTACTGTTGATTTCCGTTAGTGTGCTGTAGAAACATGCGAAACTTGTGCGTCTTCTTTCCTTTGTTGTAGGCAGCACCGTGCGACGACACGCGCGCCCAGCCGGAGCCGTACGGAATGTAGTCTCCAACTTTAAGATTTTCTACCTTGGTGTCTTTCTTTTCGTACAACTCTGGGTTGTCTAAGTCCTTCTTGTCTAGAGCCAGCGCTGGATTGCCAACCGGCGTCTTCGTGGTAGAACTCTTCGGCTCGGCTGCGCCGCTCTTTTCTTTCTTCTTTGCTTCGAGCAGGTTCTTGACTAGCTCCACCGCCTTGGCGTTGTTTCCGCCGATGTGCCAGTCGTACTTCTTGTCCGGGTCAAGCGAGTCCGGTGTTTTCCAGTCGTACAGCCTGGCGAATATAGCTGCACCGTCCGGGCTCTCAAAACGCATTGACCACTCTTGCTGTACTTTGTCGCCAGAGCCGTACTCGTACGGCTTGCCTAGAAGCTCGGTCAACTCTTTTGGAGTGTACTCCACGGTCTCGTTGAGAAAATAGCTACCAGACACAAACGTAGTCGTGTCGTTTATGTTTGTAACCTTGTACGAGTCTGTCGTGCCTAGCTGTGGCTCCGGCGGTGCGGTGTACTTTTGTTCGGCCGAAAGTTCTGCGGGCTTTGGCTTGACCGGGTCTGCAGACGCGCTTGCGCTTGACTCTATTAGGTGCGTAGAAAAGTTTTTCTTCTTTCCGCCGTCTCCTAGGTCTTCTGCAACTAGGTTTTTAGTTCCTGTTTTTGGGTTGTCCCAGCTGTTGAGCGGACGCACGGTGCGTTCCTTGCCGTTGTACACAAACTTCAACAGCTTTTTGTCTTTGATGGCCTTGCTTATCTGGTCGTGCAGTGCCTCTAGTGTTTCAGAAGTTTTCAGTACTACTGCGTCGTCAGCTGCTGTCGGCGCTGGCTCAGGGGATAAAGGGACGGCAGGCTCACTGCTCGGTGCTGGCGTTGTCGGTGCCGGTGTGTCTGGTTCACCGCCTCCAGGTCCCCCCTCCGGGAAACCTCCGTCGTCTACGATTTGCAGCGTCTTTGTCGTTTTCAGCTGCTTGTCTTTTTTGCCGTCAAACTTTACCCAGGCGTAGTCGGGGAACACGACACCTTTCTTTTTGTACACGTCTAACTTAGAGACTACGCCGACTTCGCCAGTCTTTGTAGACTTTACCTTCATGCCGGCCGCGATCGGTGTCTTGCCGTCAGCGGAGAGGCTCTTACCGACCGGACTACTGCCTTCGGCCGGAGTTTCGACTGCAAGTTTTTCTGGCTTGGGTGCGGACGCGTCTGCCTTGGCGTTTCTGTAGACGTCGCCGAAGAAGTTTTCTGGCTTCTCGTAGTAGCCAGCGGGCGCTTGTGTGTACGGACCTAGGTCAGCCTGTCTTAGCTCATTCCAGGTTTCGGTAAACTCGTCCATCTTGTCTAGCGGCACGCGTACTTGTATGTCGTAGGTGTTGTCTTGTGCCGTTCCTTCTGCAACGATGTACGGCACGCCGCGCTCTGCCAGGTCTACTGGTCCCTCGTCGCCGCCAAACCTAGGCATGTCGCCGCCTATGTCGTTCAGCGTTACCTCTACAAAGTTACCGTCGTCTGACAGCTTAGGCGGGTTGGCGTCGTCAAACCACTGCGTGTCTCCGGCTTTCTTTGCGTACTTACTTGTGTCCACCTCTTCGGCCGTGATAACTGGTGACTTTACTACGTCTATCTTGTCTTTCTTGGCTACGTCGCCTGCTATGCGTAGATTTTCTGCGATGCTCTTAAACTCGCCGCCTTTGCCGTGCTTTTCTTGCATGTAGTCTGCAACTTTTTCTACTTCGTCCTGTATCTCTGCAATGTCGCCTGGATTGTCGACTGGCTTTTTTTGTTGTACTGTCTTCTCTAGCTCGTCTAGTTTTTCTTTAAGGTCCAGGTCTTCTACCGGCAGGTCGGTCTGCTCCCTGTACATTTTAATTGCATCCAGTGTCTCGTCTGCAAAGTCTTCTGCTATGACGTACGCGTCACCTGGTGTAAGCTCGTCTTCGTCAGCTGGTGCGGGTGCGTCTTTCAGGTTTTTGACCGTGACGGTGGTGTCTTTGTCAGTGAGTCCAGCGCGCTCGAGGATGTCCATTCTGCGCATCTCTAGCTTGTCTGCGACGGTCTTCTGCAGCACCGGCTCGTCTGGAAACGCGGCTGCCACGAGGCTGTCGATGTCTGCTCTGGTTATGTCCAGCAGCTTGGAGGCGCTGGCCTTTAGTTCTGGTTCGGTCATGTCTCCAAAGATTTTTGCGGCCTGCGGGTTCATGTCCGGGTCGCGAAGCGTCTCCCACTCGTCGGCCTTGTCGCCGAACAGCTCGCCCTTTGGCTTTCCCATGGCGCGCATCAGCAGCGCACCGCCGGTGTCTACGCGGTTTGGCTTGCCGTCTACTGAGACTACGTTGTCCATGGCAAGACCGGCGACGTCCCAGTTGGCGAGCCAGGCGTCGACAGCAAAGCCGTTCTGCAGTGCCTTTTTGTAGCTAGGCTCGTCGATCTTCTTGGCCATGTCTGGCTTTGCGTCCGGCAGTATAGGCGAGACGGTGACCATGTTACCCGCCTCGTCCACGCCGAAGAACGTGTCGGCGCCGTCTACGTCTGCGCGGCGGTAGAGTGCCGAGGCCAGCACCTCGTTGCCGGCGTGCAGTGGACTCTTCGGTGTCTTTACGTAGTACTTGCTGCCGTCTGGAGCTTCGTACGTGCCGCCCTCGTTGGAGCCGAGCTGGTTGCCGACTTTCTTCCACCCTGTGATGTCGAAAGAGCTACCTACGCTGGTGCCGATTGCGCCAGTTGGGTTCTTAGACTTGCTGAGCGCTGGCTTGTTCTGTCGCGCTACGTCTTCTTCCGACGGTGGAGCTACCTCGTCTCCGGTGCCAGCCAGGTCGCGGAAAAACAGATTTGTGTTGACGCCCTGTATCTGCAGCGCGTCGCGAATGGCCTGACCGCTGACTAGGATGTCGGTGCCACCGTCGAGCGGATACTCGAGTATCGCGTATCCGGCGCTCTCTTCTTCTAGGTCTGGCTCGACTGCAATTCTTAGTGAGTCTATCAGCGTTTCAGTGTCCCAGTTGTCCGCGATGTACAGCGGACTGTCCGTGAATCCCTCTGGAAAGCCGGCTGCGACTTCGTTGCCGTCTGCCCCGTTGTACTCCGAGGCGTAGGCGTCGGTGTCTGGTAGGTTGTAGCCTTCCGGCAGGTCTATGCTTTCGTTCGGTATCAAGTAAGGCAGGTAGTTGCCATCCTCGTTGATGCTAATGTTTTCGGCGGGCGTCAGCTTACGCAGTCGCACGATTCTTCGTCCGTCCTTGTCTACGACACTCTCGACCGCGTACTGACCCCAGACCAGCTCTCGTTCTTCTCCTATCGGTGTGCTGGTGCCATTGCCCTCGTCGATCACGACTACAAACGTGCCGTCTCCACTCTTGCCCTCTAGCACATCGTCAATGTCTCCAGTAGCTTTTTTCCACGAGTCAGGTGGGAACGAGACCACGTTGCCCTCCTCGGACAGCGCGTCTGCAAAGCCCTGGTCATCTGAGAGGTCGTACGACTTCCAGACTTTCGTGGCGTTAGTGCCGGAATTTACTGCGGACATTTTTAGCAGCGCCTGCGCGGTTGCGTACTTAGCGTCGCTCGAGTTGAATAGCTCCGGCTCCGCCTCTATTGCGGCTATCGCCTCTTCCAACTCTCCTGGGTTGCCGTAGGCGTCGATCACTCCTTCGGTGAAGTCGTTGGCTTCGTCCTCGTCCATGCCGAGGGTGTCTTGCGCGTACTGGCGCAGCGCTGGGTTTACTCTCTTTTGTCCGTTGTCCGGACCCTCCATCATCCACGAGCCCCACACTGCGCGGAACGGATCGTCGGCACTGCCAAACTTGTCCTGGTCGAAGTGCTTCTCCAGCTGTGTGATGTAGTCCTTGTCTCCGGGGTCAGCTCCAATAAAGTCGTTGTAGACTGCTTCGGTTGCCTCGTCTACTTCACCAGCAGCTATTTTTTCGTTGTACTGCTTCTTGTAGGCGTTCATAGCTGTAGAAAGTTCAAACGTCTTAGCCTGCTCCTCGTTTGTCTCGTCTATTTGCAGCTTGTCGTTGCCCTCGCTCAAAATCTTGACGGAGTCCATCTCGTCCAGGTCTGCCTGCGTAGGAAATACGTCTGCCAGGTCTGGAGACTCTTGGCCGACGGTCTCCTCACCCTTGCGGGAGTCTAGCAGCGCCTTTACATTTTTGTTTTCACCCAGCTTTGCGTCATACAGCTGTGCCACGTAGAGCTCTGCGTCTACGCCCTGTTCCTCGAGCGCCTTGTACAGCGCCTCAGCCGGCACGTACTCCGAGCCAGCGTTGAACTCGAGCATGCCGAAGCCAGAGGCAGGAGCAGTGTCCTTGTCCATGGTCTTGACGCCAGAGTCGGCGGCCTGCTTCTTTTTACTCTTTGGCTTTGGTCCAGGTTTTTTAGGCGCGTCTTCGTCCATCATCTCGTCGGGGTCAAAGTCGTCTATATCAGAGTCAAAGTCCTCGTCTGCGTATGCGTCAAACTCACTCTGCTTGTTTATGAGCGCCTTGGCCAGACTCTCGCGTAGCTCCGCCTCTGCGTAGCGGTTGCCGATCTCTACCGGGTCGTCAGTGTAGTCCGAGCTTTCCTGTCCCTCTGCTGGTCCCTCCGGAGAAAACGTTTCTAAGTTCATCTTGTAGGCGGTGCTCGGTACGCTGTACGAGAACGGTTTGGACTCTGTCGGCACTGTCTTCTTCTGCTGCTGCGGTGCTGCAGGCTTCTCAACGTCTTCTGGGCCGTCTAGTCGTGGCTTGCCAGCGACCATCTCGTCTATCTCGGTCGAGCTCCACAGGTTTCCGTTCTGTAGTCTCTCTGAGAGTTTTACTACTGATTTTTCGTCAGGACTCTGCTTGTCTGCCCAGGCTGCGTCAGCTGCTCTCTGTCTGATGTCATCTACCTTTGCGTCTTTAGCTAGCGCCTCGACTATGTCTGCTCGTCTGGCGCTCTCTGCCTTTACCGCGTCGATAGTTTTTTGTTCTGCACCGATCTCTTCTAGGGTCTTGACTAGCTTGGCTCTCTTTTCAGCTGCGCTTTGTTTTAGTGCCTCGATAAACTCTGGTCTGTCTTTGAAGGTTTTGAACTCTAGGCCATCGGACTGTCCAAACACGTACGGTGCACGGAGCGAGCCGTCTTCATTCTGTTCGAGTCGGGCCACTACTATGTCGCCGCCGTCGCTAAGCTCGAGTGCGTTGTTCTTTACAAACTCCGTGTCGTTGACGTCGTACTTTTTCGGAGTAGGGTCTGCGTCAAACAACTCTCCTTGGCCTGGGTCCAACGGGTTTAGTTCCTTGCCCATGCCGCTGTCTTTGTACATTCCTGGTATGCTGACTACTTCGCTTGGTGGACGAACGTTCTTCTCGTCCGGCGTCACTGCTGACCAGCCTGGCTCGAGCGGATTGCCCTGGTTGTCTATGCGGTCTGCGGCCTGTTTTTTGAGCATGGCCATGCGCTCTGCTACGTGCTCGGCGTGCAGTGCCTTGGCCTGCTCGTTGAACTTATCTACTTTTACCTGCCAGGCGTCCCACGTGTCGCTCTTTAGTCTGGCCTTTACCTCGCGCTCTTCTACGCTCTTGTCGAGTCTAGGCTCGTCGGTCTTAATGATTTTCTGTGTGTCTGCCCAGTTTTGTGCAACGCCGATCGGAACTAACTTTGGTTTACCGTTTGAGTCTTGGTCCATTCGGGTTGCGATGTAGTACGGCTTTTGCTTGTCCCAGGCGCCGTTCTCGCCGTCGCCGATTAGCTCACGTACCTCACGCTTGTCAGGCTCTAGACTTTCCTGTGACTCGTTGTGTTTGCGTATTTCTGCGATGGTGTCTTTCAAACTTTGGTCTGGCTTGTCTACCTTTGTCACCGCGTACTCGTCGTCTGTGCTCATGTACGTCGTGCGACCCTGCAGAGTGTCCTTGTAAACTCTGAAGCCGGCTGGTGCCTCTACTAGTTTGATGTCTGCTTCAGTCAAAACTTTGTCTTTTGAGCTGTAGCGTGCTTCGCCCTTTTTATCTACGTCTACGCTTGGCTTGAGTACGGCCTTTACGCCGGAGGTGGCTTGGGCCGGTACTCTGTAAATCTTTCCGTCTGGTGTTTGTACGTCAAACGTGTCTGTGTCTACGTCTGCCGCCACAGTGCGTCCAGTTACCCAGCTGACCAAACCGTCTGCTGCCTTTAGCAGCCACCTAAGTCCGCCACCCATCTCGGCAAACTGTCCCTCTGAGTCGCGGCGTTGTAGCATTGCACGAGCTCTGCGGGCGGCTGACGAGTTACCGTCTTTTAGAGCTGCAACTATTGTCTGTGCTTCTACACTTAGTACGTCGTTTGGTACAAATCGACCAATTACCGACTGAAGCTGTGCTACGGCGTGAACTTGCGCAGGAGTTCCAACAGGAGCGCCAAACGCAGACGCTACGACTGTGCGAAGGTCGTCTTCCAGCCTTGGGTCCGTGGACAGCCATCGACCACGAGCCTGGCGCAGCGCCGAGGCAGTCATCGAGTGGGTGCGGCTGCACAGCGGGTGTGACAGTGGCAGCAGGTCTGTATTCTCTGCAAAAGTCGCCGTCTTGTTGCTTGGGTTCTGGCTCATGGAGATAAAGGTGCCTAAGTCGCGCAGCGCCTGGTACTCTCTGATAGAGAAGGACAGTCCTCGCGTGCGGTCCAGCGACCTGCGTACTACTGTCATGGCCGCGCGTTTCGTGACGCGACGTTCTGGCAGCACCTTTGGATTCTCGTTGGCTAAGTACGCCAACACGCTGTTGTACAGCAGCTGCGCCTGCTTTTGTACGGTGAGTCGCTGTGGTCTCTTGGCCGTGGCCGCTTTTTTGTCGATGGCGTTTACGAGCTTGTTTAGTATGTCGCTGCTCACTGTGCCACCTCCTGTCTCGGCAGTAGGTCTAGGTCCTTGGAGGCGGTGCTCAGCTCAGCCAGTGCCAGTGCACGCTCGAACGGAGACTCTCCGTCTCGTACGGCGCGTAGCCAGGCCGCTCTGATGGCCGGCTCGGCTTGGTAGCCTAGTCCAGAAAACTCTGTCAGGGCGAGGACTGCTTGCTCTGGGTTCTCGTACTCACTCGGCTCTAGCAGCACGACAGAAAGTTCATCGGTCCACGCTACTTCGGCCGAAGCAAGTATCGAGTTGCTTTTCTTGGTCGAACGCGGGTGCTTTGCAGGAAGCAAGTCGTTGTCAGTGGTGTAGTTCGCGTTCTTTGGCCTGCCGCTCCTCAGCAGTTTTAGAAAAGCGTTGACCCTAGCTGCGGCCCACTGGTCGCGCGTCATGCCTGGACGGTGACTGCCGGAGAATGCTCCTGCGCCGCGTCTGTACACTGCCTTGAGCATAGCGCTTGACGCCTTGCGTCCCTCCGGTGCCTTCTCGTTGTGCTTGCGTACTTTCTCGGCGAGCATGGCTTCAGTCCGCTTTGAAAACTTAATTGACTTTGACTTTTTTGCGGTGGCAGACTTTGGCTTGTTTTTACTGGAGCCACGTACGCGCTCGCTGCGCTTTGCCTTCGGATGACGCTTGCCGACGGCCAGTTTCTCGATGTTCGAGGCTTCGTCTGGCACGCAGTTAGGAACTAGCTTTCCGTTTTTTCTTTTCATTCCGACTTGTTTGTAGCCCTTCCAACACGGCTTGGCGGCGCTCACGATGCTCTCTTCTTCGTACGACACGTCTAGGCCTTTGGCTCAGTTGGCAGTTCACCTGGGTCGGGTGCCTGTGCTGGCTCCCGTTCCGCCGGTGGTGCTACGTCTGTTGTCGGCTCCTCTGTCGTTTCTGTCGCTTCTGGTTGTGTTGCTCCTCGTGCAAGGTCCATGACTCGTTGTACGTCTGCAGGCAAATCTTCGGTGGCGTTACCACGAACTCTGGCCATGGTGTCCGGTGTAAACACTGTAAGCATGGCTTCTGTAAGCTCTGGAGTAATCTGACCCTTCTCTACTAGTATGCGAAGCGCTACCTCTGTCTCCGACGGTGCGTCGGCGCTTGAAAAGCCGTGAGCGCTGCGCCAAGCGTCTCCAGAAATAATGTGTCGGTCGTAGCCTAGATCTGCGTCTGATGCGCGGTCGTTGCGCGTGGACACGGCGCTCGGGTCATACCAAATAGTTAGCTTGTCTACCTCTGACGGAGTGTACCCATTGCTGATTAGGTACGGTCTGAAGTACACTACGGTGAGCGCGTCTACAATCAGCAGCATCAGCGGCTCGATGTGGGCTTTGTACATAGACTCGTCGATCTGCAGCGCGTTTGAGTACTTGATGTTTGCCATGCCGGTGACTACGTCCTTAGGAATGTCAATACCCTGCAAGATACGCTCCAGCACTCTGTCGGCACGCTGAGCCAGCTCAGGGTCAAACGAGCGCTCAAACTTGAACTGCTTGATCTTGTCGCCGAGCTCTGCAGGTCCGCGAATGATGAGCGGAACGACTGCGCTGGCGGAGTCCTCGTCGCGGATTGGCGTGGTCATCGCGTCGATGAGCTGGTCCTCGAACTCGTCTTCTGCTTCCTGCGTGACTGCTCCCGGGTTGAGCAAGTCGTCGTCAATTACGTCCGGGTCACCGCTGGCGGCGACGGACAAACCGTCTGGTAGGTACAGTGCTCCAGCGTTTAGGCGCGAACGAGCTGTGGCACGAAATGTTCTGTTTAGCAGTAGCAGCTCAGCGCAGAGATCGAGCATGCCGCGTAGGCTGGAGTCTGCCTCGTCGGAGAAGCGAGGGTGTGCTCTCCAAATGCGTCCGACAAACGCGTTGCCAGGTAGCTCATAGCCGCCTCGTCTCGAGCCGGCCTGTCCACCGCCCATCTGCTCACGACGGCTGATGAGTGAGAATGATCTGTTCTTGTTGGTGACGGCGACCACCTCGTCGGTGCTTTTAATGTCCCAAGACTCTGGAATACCGGAACCAGGTCTAGCCGGTACCTGTACTAAATAGCACTCGCCACAAACACTGAGATTCAGCGCTGCGTCTCGCAGTAAACCAGGTTGACCACCGTACGCGGAGTCCAGGCGGGTGATTGCGCGCTCCGCCGCCATTGCTAGGTTTTTGTCTACACTTTGTACGTCTCTCACTGACTTAGGCGCCTCTGACGGATCGTCGATTATTGCGGGATAGAGACGAATACGCGAGATTACTGAGGCCACTAGATTGAAGGCGTACTTGATCTCGCCGATGGCGTCGTAGTACTCCCACGCTTCTCTCTGCCAAGCAGAGCTGGCGGAGTTGCGGCGAAGTCTAAATTGTTCGTACTCGTCGCGGCTGTTCATCTTTACCTGCACCGCAGCCGCGGTCATTACACGCGGTGAGTTAAAGGGCCCTGCCGTTGCCGGAGAAAGAAATATAGACGACAGTCCTCTTGAACTGGGAATGACTGTGTTAGAAATAGTTTTGTCAGCCGCGGAAGATGCACGCAAAGAAACGGCCGATGTCGTAGGTTCGTCAGAGCTTGGAGTACGTCTGAATATGCTCAAGTTTTTCTCCTGCACGGTCGTTTGGGCACGGAGTATGACGTCTGTCCCGGAGAACAATTTTCATACGCGGTGATGCGGCAATCATACACGCAAAATGGGCAGTGCTACTACAGTTTTTGAACCTCGTGCAGCGTCCTCGCCAGGTCGGCTATGTCCTCGAGTGAGAGCACCACGGCCACTTCTGGCCCGGCCATCTCCTCTATCTGGTCCAGCAGGGGAGAGAGCTCCTCCCGGCTGAGACCGCTCCTTTGGCAGAGGTATCTCTGCATTTCTTCCAGCACCCTGGCCAGGTTGTTCTGCACGTCGTCTATGGACATCTGTATCAGCTCCAGCCTGAGCTTCATGTCCTCTACACTGTCCTGCTTGTCATACTTCCAGGCATCATCGTGGTGCATATTCAGCCTCGTTTCCCCCGGATGTTTGGCTTCCAGATGGTATTATTTTAGTATGACGTGTATAGTCGCAGTTACGGCAGCAGGCCGAGTTATTATGGCGGCCGAGCGAGGCAACAGCGACGACTCGCTTATAGTATCGTCTTTAGATTCAAAGATCGTTACCCGCGGTGAGTTTCTTTTTGGCTACTCGGGCAGCACAGGGGTCGGGCAAGCGTTTCAATACGGATTTACGATACCACCGATAAAGAACAGAAAAAACATCACTGCGCACATGGTAAGCGTGGTCGTACCTGCTATGCGCGAGTTCTACAGAGAAAACAGCCTCAGCTGGACCGGGGACCCGAAGGAGGACGACGGGTGCACTCTGCTCTTTGGTGTGTCCGGAAGAATATACGAGTGTGACCTTTCTGACTTCCAGATGGTTGAGTACAAGGAGCTGGCCATCGGCTCTGGCGGCAACTACGCCCTGGGCTCACTCTACTCCACTAAGCACATAAAAGACCCAAAAATCCGTCTGCGGCTAGCGGTAGAGGCCGCCATCGAGTACAGTCCCTCCTGCCGAGGACCGATAGACTACTTCTACGAAAACCCGTCCAAGGTCCGCAGGAAAAAAAGTACGAAGACTAAAACTGGTAAAAATAAAAAATCAAAAGGTCAGGCGTCTAAATCTAAGTCTTCTTGATTCTTCAGTACGTTCCAGGTAGTCAGGGCAAAGACCACTCCGCCGGCCATCAGTACCAGCAGAACTAGTAGCAGCTTCTTCAGTCTCATGTTATCTGGTGGACGTGACGTTCTGGTAGGGGTTCCAAGCTCTGAGGCGACTGCCGCAGCCACAGTTGTCGTCGCGCTGCCAGGCCAGCGACTTACCGCTGAGAGTCCTGATGTGGTGCACTCCGTTGCTTTTATTGGCCGGCGCAATCCTGTGCTTGTACTCCTCCTTGAAGATTAGCTCTGGACCCTGCAGAGAGTCCACTGCGATGGCGACTGTCGTGTCTGTGACGAACACGCGGGCACGGGATACCCGGTACACCCCTTGCGGGAGAGCGTTGTCATTCAGCTCAAGAGTGCCTAGGGCTTTTGTGTAGGTGTTGTCAGCCAAGACGCAGTTAGCGGGAAAGGTGTCGCTTAGAATACGCATTTGTGTTATTCGTCCCTGTCATTTTTGTGTAAACTCGTAGTGTGCCCACCCTAGCACACTTTTAGCCACCTCGAGTGGTAAAACTATGGTCTGCTCCACGGGGGCGCTGTTGAGAATGTCGATGGCCTCTTCTGAGGAGCCTGCTAGCAGACAGTCCGCGTAGGCTGGGTCCGCGAGAAGTACGTCGAGCGGTCGTGCCAGGGGAACCTGTGAAGCAGCGCTGGTGACCGTCGACATAGTTCGTGCACGCGGGTGCTTGGCGTTCGGCTTGTTTATCCAGACGGTGACTACGTAGTTCTTGCTCAAGTTGGTATCTCCACTCTTCTCACCACGGCCCGGTACGAGACGCCCATGGCCTTGGCCACCTCACGCAGAGGAACGCCGCGACTGTACAGGTCTCTCACTATCTCGGTCAGCTCCTGGTTTGCTCTTGCGTACGGAGAGTCCGGTCTTGTTTTAGAGCGGTAGCGTCTAGCTAGGACAGACAGCTGAGCAAGTGTTTCTAATAGTTCCGGTGGAACCCCTGGTGAAATCGGTCTGCGCTTTATGGGTATAGAAGCAGTACGAACCGGGGACGGTGAGGCGGGCATCGGAACCAGGACGGCAACCTCTAGTCCCTGATCTCCCCGGGTTATCCAAGAACGAATTGTCGTACGCGCCTTGCTTGGATTAAAAGCATCTGCAATGCTAGACAATGACCAGCCCGCTCTGTACAGCACGTTGACGCGCTGGTGCAGTTCCTTGTCCTGCAGAGTAGACAGGTATTCCTGTTCTGCAGTCGGCAGAGTCGCCTTTCTCGCTGGCGGTCTAGTTCTATTTAGCATGTTTAGTATCGTACACCTCCTAGATACTTCTGTGCGGCTCAGAGTGTGCGGTGTATTTGTACGATTAAGCTAAAAAAGTGAAGGTTAAGTAAAAATGACTTTGCCGCGAGAGAAGGCAGTCCTTACTGTTTTTCGAGCTCCGAAACGTCTCGGCCCCCTGATGCCCTTCAAGCTTGCTCGTTCTTTTTGTTTCGGATTCGTGGAACTGCAACCGAGTAGCTGAGCCTAGTGCTTAGTGCCTAGGCTAGGGGGGCGGGGGTATGGCCGGGCTAGTGCTCTTGACTGTGGAGTTGCGTGCTAGGCTGGCTTCGTCTGGGGACAAGACTAGTGGGCAAGCTTGTTCCCTCTGTCTCTGGGGTTGTAGCTTGGGATGTGGCTACGAGCTATGAGCGCTGGGCCTTGAGCTGGTTCGAGCTGGCTCGAGCTTGGACATGAAGAAAGCCTGGTCCTAGCTTTCCTCGGGAGAAAGTCTAGGCCAGGCTGTCAACTGGTTTTACGACTGGCTGTGGCTGGCTGGCTTAGCCTACGATTCGTACGCCTGGCTCGTTGGCGAATAGCTTGTCGAGCGTGGCTTTGTCGAGGATGCCGGTGCAGTCCATGCCTTTGTCGGTCTGGAACTTACACACTGCGCTGTAGGTTCCCCCTGAGTAGTGGCCGTCCTGGTCTGCGCTCACGTCTGTGTACCCGGCGTGGAAGAGCTGGTACTGTACGCGTCGGACCGAGGCCGAGTTCTTGCTCACGCCTGGGTACGTCAGCGCGGCTAGCAACACGTCTACCGCATCTGCGTCGACGGCGCGCTCGGGCTGTGGCGCAGCTGGCGGCTCGACCGCAAGCTGGACCGGCTCTGGCTCTGGCTCTGGCTCTGGCTCTGGCGCAGCTGGTGGTTCCTCCACGGCTGCGACTTCTACTTCTACTTCTACGACCTGGGCTGGCTCCGCAGCTGGCTCCGCAGCTGGCTCCTCGGGGATTAGCTGAGGCTCCTCGGGCGCTGGCCCTTCGCCCTTGCCTGTGTGGCTGCGCTTCGCTGGGCGCTGGAACTTTGTTCCGTCCTGCACTAGGCCGTCACCGTCGGTGTCGACCGCATTCGGGTTGTACCATTCTTGGTTAGTCATGTGTGTATCCTACACCTTCTTTTTGTCGACGATGCACTGCTCGCTTGCACTCGGAAACACGGCCGACCACTCAGCCGCACGCTTGCCACCGTACGTGGACCAGGCGGACCAGTTGGTTCCAGCCTTGCTCATGTAGTACGTGATGGCGGCGTTGGTCACCGGGTCGAGCAGGTCCCTCGGGTGGTCGAGGCCGAACTTCTTGACCCGCTCGATGCCGAGGTCGCCTATCATGTTTATCTGAAAAACTCCCATGGAGTTGTCGCCGCTAAGCGCGTTCTTGTTCCAGGCCAGCGGTCTGCCGTTCGACTCGGCCTTGGCGATGGTCCAGGCTGTCTTCAGGCTCTTGCCCTGGAAACCCACGGCCTCCAGCAGCTGCCGCAGCTGTACGTCAGTCAGCGGCTCTTTTCTGTCTTTGAATTGGGCCAGGCGCTCTGCGTCTGCCTTCGGTGCCAGCTTGTGCAGCACGTCGCGGACGTAGTCGGCCGGCATCAGCAGCCGCACGGGGTCTTGCTCGGGCTGCTCTACTGTCTTGCTCTCTGCCCTGAGCACCGTGACGCTCGGGTTCCAGACGGCCAGACACAGCGCTATCTGTACCAGCAGTATCACTGCCGGCCTTGGCTTCTTGTTCAGGATGTTTCGCAAGTTTCCTCCAATGTAGGGGTGGGCAGACGGACGCAGCGTAGTGCTTGGGGTTCTGCGGCTCATGGGACGCCGATTGCGACGTCGCCTCTGCTTATGCCGACTTGTAGTTGGCTATGCTGACTGGTCTCCGACCAAGTTCAACAGGTTTGGATGGGACAGGTACTTCATTTGTTCTCCTAGTCTTTTCCTCTGCTTTAGTTTAGCACGTTGTGAGCTGTAGGAAGGTAAGAAACGCCGGCGTCCTCGTCAAATTCGAGCAATCGTGCCTCCGCATCCTCTACCTGGTGCATTACCGACCACACGTCGTGGAGGGCGTTCTGGTACTCTACCGGCAGCGTGCTGACGCACCTGCCCTTGAAGTTTGTGTAGGTGATGTCGCGAGCGGCATGTGCCACCCAGCGTGCAAATACACTTTGGTCTGTGTGCAGTCTGTACGGGTAGTCCGCATTCGGCGTGTTGAGAATGTCTACCTCGATTTCTTGCATGGCGAAGATGGCCACCTGCAGCGGCTCAAGCGCTGCTCGGTCACGAGCGCGCACGACCAGCTGGCCGGGGTTCTTCGAGTCTGACACCGCAGACACGAAACCTGTTTCGGTGAATATCCACATAGTTTATACGTCCTTTCGTCTTGTTTCGTCGCGTTTAAGCGGCTGGGGGAAAGTACTTCACGCACTCAGGACCGAGCAGTCGATTTCGACTTTTCTGGTCGGTGAGTTGCGCACCGCATCTGGCGCAGCACTTGTGGCGCTCGCCGAAGAGTCGGGCGTACTTGTACGGGTCGTGGACGACTAGGTTCACGAGTGCCTGCTGCTGTGCTGGCGTCAGCTTGGACCGGTTGAAGCGTCCAGGCGCACCATGCAGTCGACGCATGTACGTGGTTCCCATGTACACTCGCACCTCGAAGAAGACCAGGTCGTTCTGCGCCGGGTCGTTCAACACGTGTGCGACTGCCTCACTGGGCACCGCATACTTAGAAACAGGTATGCGAGAAAGTGCCTCTCTTGTGCCCAGCCAGGCGGCCTTTGGGACCGGTTTATCCGCCGGTCTAGGGCCAGGGCCGAACAGGGTGAGCTGCTCTGCTACTGTCGTCATTTTGTCCTCCGTACAGGGAGCAGGCCTTCTACTCCCAGTACTATTATACCATACCAGCGCTGGAAAGTAAAGCTCAGTCCTTGGATAACTCGAGCTGCCTGGCCGGGTATCTCTTCTTCATGGAGCGCTGCAGGCGCTTGACCACCCAGCAGTTCAGCTTGAGCATCAGGTTGAAATAGAGGCGCCTCATGTCAGACTCGCTCTCTGATGGAGAGCACGGCGGCTGCGATGGCGGCCAGGCCGGAGGCCAGCACCGCACGGTCGTTGCCCAGCACGGCGGCGACGAGCGAAGCTGCGCCGAGGACCACAGCCAAGACCGCAGACCAAACTACGTCTCGGAACTTAAGCCCGTTAATCATTGCAGTGGAGATTTTCTTGTGCGGCCCTTGAGGCGCTCGGATGGGTCTCGCAGCTCCACGCCCGAGAGTTGCACTGCCTTGCGAGCTGTGCGGTAGGTGACGCTGAGTTCTTTCGCGATGGCTTCCACCGCGAGGCCTTGCGTGTAGAGCTGTCCTGCCTTGGTTGATAGGTCGACTGCTGTTGCCATGAGTTGTCAGTTCCTGTTCTGTGTAGTTTGTCTTTTACGCCCTCGGAGGGCCGGTTGGTGTATAGGATGCACTGTTTTCGTCGGAAAGTAAAGCCTGACTCCCGGTGTTTCTTACTGATTTCGCGACTTCCTGGCCCAGCCTGCCATGTCGAGGTACAGGCTGAGACGCAGGAAGGCTGCTGCGGGGAGACGAAGCAACTAAGTCGACCCGCAGCTTACCGGCTCACTGACCGGTAAATCTATGAGTTCGCGAAGAGTTTTCGTGTCCGTCTGCCCATGGGCGCACGGTCGCGTTCCTCTTTTGGCACTCTGTCCGCAATCGTGACGAGGGCCTGGTTGAAGGACTCTACGTCCTGCAGACTCTCCCACTCCTCGGCGCGCACGTCGAGCATGAACTCTACCGGCGTCGGGTCTTGGTTTGGCTCTAGGTTCTCCCACTTTTTTGCGAGTACGTTGATGCGGTGATGGACTATGTCCCTATTAGTAAGCCCCTCGTGATTGAGCAGCACGAGTTTGGCTACGTGAAAACCGTCTGGGTCCAGGCGCATTGCGCCTAGGTCTACCGCAGAAGGGTATCTGTTGAAGCCCAGCTCCTCTGCCTGCTTGCACAGACGCTGAAGGTCGGGCGTGTTCATTACTCTTATGTCTTCTTTTATGGTTTCTCCGTTCCGACGGGGAACACTGATTCCAGTAGCTCGTCTGTTGTCATAACTTGGCATGGGGTCACGCCCTGTCTCCAGTCACAGATTAGGTGCCTGTCTCCAATCGCGTGGTTAATCCCGATGGCCACAAGCAGCATCGCCAGACCCAGCACTACCCAACCGCGTGTGGTCACGCGCCAGGTGGTCTCAGGCTTGGTCTCTGCCTCGCGTATCGGGGACTGATACACTTTCGTCATCGTTGCTCCGTCTCTTTGTCATTTGGCCGGACTGTCCGGCGCTAGGATTATTATACCGCATCTCCCTGCCCAAGTACAGCAGCCTTGTCTTGTATAGCAGCCTCGTCTAGGCTGGCGACTCTTTTACGGACCCTCTCGTACAGCTCCGCGGGTATGAAGCCACTGGCCATACCGGTGAGCCAGAAGTTCTTCATGTACGCTACCAGCTCTCGTATCTCCGCACTGTCCTTGAGCGTGCACTCGTTCTCGCACGCGTCTAGGCCGTGGAATGCTCGGTGGATTAGCCTACCCAGCTCGGTGTCTGCTCTTTGCTCTCTTATCAAGTCCAGGATGTGGACAGCCCAGCGGTCGACCATCTCGTCGTCGGTCACGACCATCTCGTCGTCGGTCATTTGTCCAGCAGCTCGCGCAGGGTCTTTGGTTCCCAGTTGCGGTCTCGCTCGATGCTAGGCACCTCGACCGCGCCGAAGCTGGTGGTCAGGCTCTCCAGCTCCTTGAGGGAGAAGTATCCCAGCTCTCGCTCCAGTCCATCGACCAGTCCGAAGAACAGGTCCTCTCCGTCGAACTCGGACGCGTACCAAGTCCAGCTTGAGTACGGCGTGAAAAACTTGACCAGCGCCTTGGCGTCTAGGCCCTTGTCCTCTTGTGAGTACAGCTTGGGCAGCTTGGCCCGCAGCTCCTTGGTGAGCAGCATCATGTGTCGTTCCTCCTTGTTAGGTACAGTCCACCAGGTGTCGGAGTTGTTTGCCGGGGCTCCTAGGATTTCGACCCCTCAGTTTGGCCACCGAACTCCTGGTGAACTGTATAGATGTATTATAGCGCAGGAGGGTGACAATGTACACCCTAGCCGGCAGGTGTTTCTAAAAAGGTTGGTGTGCGCTAGTCCGATGCTTCGTATAGGCAGCCCGAAGCTGCCCCATCGCTCACTGCAGGGACGAGACTAGTTCGACAACACGTCACGCACACCTTGTCTCGTTTGCGCAGGTTTCTAAGGCTTACCCGGGAATACTAGCCTTCGGCAGTCAAGCTGCTTGCCCCTGCGGGCTCCTGAGATGTCTTCCCGGAGTTCTTTTTGGTTTTGTTCTCGTACTCGTCTCTGGTCGGGTGCTTCTTGTGCAGCTGCACGAAGCTCTCGTCCGCACAGCCGAGCTTGCAGCTGCAGACGTAGAGACGCTCGTAGTAGCGGATGGACGGCTTGCACTTGTCGTGCTCGCCCATCATGCACCAGCCACAGAGGGTACCGGCACTCCGCACGATGTAGTCGATTGGAGTGTTGTACGGGTCTTCTATCTTTGCCACGCTGGCGCTTTGGCCATTTCTTCTACGTCTTTCTTAATCATCGCGTATGCGTTTCCGCACCGGTAGCAGTACGTCTCGGTGGGAATGCCGCCGAGAATAAAGGCGTCTACTCCCGAGAAGACCAGTTCGGTGTTGTGGCAGTTAAAGGTTTTGCACTGCTTCACGATAAGACCTCGCTCTTGCGTTGCAGTTCGGCGTATGCACGCTCTAGTTGAATGTGCTCTCTCATCAGCGTTCCGTACGCGCGGATGCTGATTATGATTACAGTGCACGCTCCAAGGAGCGCAATAATGATTGCAAGAATGTCAGTTGTCAACAGCGTCATCTTTTGTTATCTCCTTTTTGCTTTGCGAAGAAAGTAAACGAATCCACCGAGTGGACTTGCCAGGACGTACGCTACCACGAAACCGGTGAAGCCGTCTAGTATGAAACCGACGACCAAGATTGCGATTGCAAACAGTTTCGCGAACCGTGCCCAGGTCAACATGGACCAGAACATTCCGAAAAGCATGGTGAACTCTTCGCGGTCTTCTTCGACGGTGTGGAAGGACTTGCGCTTTGAGCGCATGGCCTTCTTGCCGACGGTTAGAATCGCCGAGTCGTGCATTGCTCCGTATAGCATTTTGTCCTCGTTCCTCGAACCGCTTTGGTTCGATAGATGTATTATACCGTAATGGACCGACAAAGTACACCCTGAAAGGAAGAAACCCCCGGGAGATGAAACCGGGGGTTCTTCGGGGAGACCTGCTTACTTGGCTTGGAGGACCGTGTAAGGTGTCTCGGTTAGGCAGGCAGTGTATGCCTCTGGGAATGATACTTGCAGGGTCTCGCGGTCAATGCCGCTGCGATTGCGCTTGAGAATGCGTACTCGTTCTACGCCGTTGATGGTTCCAGTCTCCGCGTCGCCTAGGAGCTCTCTGATTTGACCCTCGACCTCTAGCTTTTGAGCTTCTAGAGCCTTCAGGGCGGCTTTGGTGCTGTTGAAGCTAACGATTAGCTTCTCTGCTTCTTTACCGAGCTCGACCGAGTCGGTAGTTGTGGAGACCACTACTTTGGTCTCTATCTTGGTGCTGGCCATTCGACCACTTCCCTTCGTCTTTCGTCTTTGTCCAACCGGTTGGTTGAATAGATGTATTATACTATAGTGGAGCGACAAAGTAAAGCATCTGAGCCGCCTTCGGGAGTCGAACCCGAGGCCTTCGCTTTACGAGAGCGACGCTCTACCGACTGAGCTAAGGCGGCAGGCTCAGTCCATTTCGCGGTCATCCGCGCCGGTCTCGCCGGGGAACAGGAGCTCCCGCAACCGCTCTTCGTACCTCGAAGCGGTCCAGTCTCCTGACAGGTCTTCGTTGTTGGACAGGTCCTCCAGCGAGAACACCGCACAGTAGCCGGGCTCTTCGAAAAGAACCGCGAGCTTGGTGTCGCTCTCGGCGGGGTCGTCGAAAATTGCGACAGTGTAAGGCATTCCGCCTCGGCCATTCCTGTGCGAAGCAGAGGCCACAATCTCGATTTTCGAGGTCATGGCCCTACTCTACCGCACGATTTAGCCTACCTGGGTAAGCTCTCCGCAGCCGGTACACCAGTACCAGTCTCCGAGTACTGAGTCCTCGTCGAACTCGTGCTGCCACTCGAACTTGTCGTGGTCGCAGTTTTCTGGGTTTTTCGACCCGTCTCCCCGCACGACTTCAGAGTCGTCCACACGAACTAACCCGTCTGGTTCCATTCTAAATCTGACTATTCCGTCTACCACAGGTCTTCCGCCTCCATTCGGTAGATGTGTCCTGGACCATTTCCCTCTGGGTCTTGACTCGGTACCATCACGGTACCGTCATCTAGGGTGAACACCACCGGCACACTTCCGCCGCCTTGGTACCAACCCATGTTTTCTACTTCTTCTTCGGTCATCTCCCGCACAGACTTTATGGTACGACCAACCAGTGGTCCCCACTCGTCTTGCACGTAGTCTTTACGTACTGCCATACGAGTCCTTCCGTCGTTTCGCGAATAGGTTTCGCGTTAGACCTATTATACCGCAAGGTGGGGTCAAAGTGTACGCCCTAGGAGAGTCCGCGCTACTCACGGGTAATGTTACCGGTGGGTAGCGAGCTTTTCTAAGTCGGGGATTTACCCAGGGGTACCGCAAAAAACTTTTCTGAGAATCTGCTCCCCTAGGGTGTACAAACGTCAGTGCTAAATGGTATAATACAGTTATTGAATCAAACAGACGGGTTTGGTTCTCTTAACGAGATGGAGATGGATTAGATGAATACTAATCTGAAGGAGCTTCAGTCCTTCTCACTTGAGACCGCATTCAAGGCGGGCGAAGAGTGGACAAGCGCTGAGACTGATGTTCTTGCCAAAGCAAGAGCAGAAGGCATAAACTACTTTGCAATAGCAAAGATGTTAAACCGCACTGTTTACTCAGTGACGACTCAAGCAAGAGTGGTGGGAATTGCAAAACCACACTCAAATGCTCGCAAGAGCAAGAAAGTCCCAGTGCCTGCTTGTGTAAACTGCAACTTAGTGCACTCTTACAAGGAGTGCGACTAAACTAAATGCCAGAAGGGCATTGACTAAATGTCAGTGCCCTAAGGTATAATAGAACTACAACTGAATACAGAAACCAACCAACGACAAAGAGATGGAGAAACAAATGAGCGCTAAATGGTGCTTGATGAACACCAGCGATGGAAGTCGCGGTGAGAGCGGCAAGAAGAAGGTCTACGAGGTAATCCTCGAAGGCAAAAAGGTTCGCATGATTTGGGGCATGGCAGAGAAAGATTCTCGCCAGTCAAAGACCATGGAGTTTGCTACTGAACTCGCTGCTAAGTGGTTTGCTCAAGACAAGGTTCGTGAAAAGATTCAAGAACGCGGATACGAGTTGGTCTACTCAGTCTAAAACAAAAAACACAAACCCTCTGCTGGAAGGCGGAGGGTTTTTTTTACGCTCGCGCGCTTTTGGCGGCAAAAGCATTTCGCGATTATCCGCGCAAACTCTTTGGCATTTCGCGATTATCCGCGCGGACTACATGTTTATTTACAGAATGAGCAGTAGTTATTAACCCGTATGTCTGAAACAGGGATGCTAAATAGTCTAGCGCAATGGAAGCATCTGACCGTTGCTAATCTATTTCTAGACCTAACAAGAGTTTTTAATTTGGTTAAATTCACAGCGCTAGTTCTTGACTTCAGCGCGGTAGTACTGGATTCCTTCTGCTTCCTGCGTCAGGTCTTTGACCCAAGGCAGACGGTGTCTCGGCGCGTCAAGCATCGAGCTGGCGAACTCCACGGCCGCACGCTTCGCGGCGCCGAGAGTCGAGCAGGCGGCACGGCGGTACGTGTCTGTGTCTGCGTCCTTCACTTCTACCAGCCACGCCGACTGTGGCGCCTTGTTTTTCAGCATTGTTGCGACTATCATTTGCGTCCTTTCACTCTGTTTTTCTTCAAGACTTTTCTGAGCGCCCGGCTCTTTCCGGTTGTCTTCTTGTAGCCGTACCGTACCATACGATGTGACACGGCCGCGTTAGTGACTCCCAGCAACCTTGCCAGCGTGGCAAGCTTCACCTTCTCTACCCGCACTGAGTAGTTCAGCAGGCGCACGAACTCGTCCGCCTCCGCACGGTTTTTTGGGCTGTGCCCGCGTACGGCCGCGGCGTTCGGGAGCAGCTCCAGCAGTCGCCGTTTCGTTTGCTCGCTGGGCTGTGGCGTTTTTCTCTCGTACCTGCCGGCAGACCTCTCCGCGTAGACCGGCGGAAGTGGCAGCGGGTAGTGTGTAAGCACGTAGTCGAGCCAGGCGTCTTTCGGCTTGGTTAGAGTTATCTGCCGCACTCTTTCGCGGGTCAAGTCCATCGCGCCGGCGACCGCGCTGAGTGTCCAGCCCAGTTTTACGAGCTTCCAGGCGTATGCGCTCCGCATGTGGTTGCCGCCGAGGTACATGTGCGACCCGGGCCGGAGCGAGTTCTTTAATTCTTTTTTGAACACCGCGTGGACCTCAGGCGGCAGGGCCTGGTGTGCCTTCTTGATTTGTCCCCACTTGCCGTACGGGACTGTGTCTACCACTTCTTGCATGTAAGCCTTTCGTTTTGCCGGTTGGTAATCGTATGGACAGTTTTAAGCCGTATCCAGGGCTCTCCCAGCGCTACTAGCCCGAGATGGGATAGGGCGAGCGCTAGAAACCTATTTATTCTGAAACAGAATGGGAAACTGCCGTTCGAACAAGTCCTCCTCGGAGAGGCAGCCGCCTTCTTCGTGCGCTTTTTGCGTGAACTCTTCGCCGGTGATTGCCCTGTACACTACCTTTGCCTGCTCGAAGCCGGCTTCGCCGCCGTCGGAACTCAGCAGGATTGCATCCGCGAAGTGTCGCTTTGCCAGCAGGAGTGCCGTCGTGACGACTACGTCGTAGTCGTACTGATTTGTTTTGCAGAAGTCAAAGCCAGAGTCCTTGGGTTGGATTACCAGCGACTCGCACGGACCGGTTATGACGACCTCGTGTTGATTCGCGAGTATCCCGCACTTGATGTTGACGCCAGCGGACTTGGTCCGCGACACTTCTACCTTCAACTTTTTTATGTCCGTCACGAACTTGCTGAAACTCTGTGGGTCCAGCGGTTTCTTGACGTTCCAGTAGTGGGTGTATCCCATCTTTGTCCTTTCGTCTTTTTGCGGACTGTCCGCATAAACTATTATACCGCAAGGGGGTGACGTTTGTCAACCCCCTGCAGTTTAATGTTATAGATACTGGATGTGTTCTCCAGTGGTTGGGTCGAACGTCAGTTCGACCACGAAGTCGAGGACCTCGACTGGGACTTCGTCCCGGTCTATCTCCTCTTCGTCTCCCTCTAACCAGAAGTTGACGTTTGTGTCTTCGACTCCCTCGTCGTCAGACAGTAGTTGAATCACGTAGGTTTTACCCTCGAACTCAACCGTGAAGTTTTGGTACCAACGACAAGGTGTCGGTGTTTCCATCTTCTTTAGGTTTACCATGGTTCTCCCATCTCCAGTCTACTTCTTGTTCGACTGAATAAATGTATTATACCGTGCAGGACTGACGTTTTGTACACCCTCAGTTGGCGTGTTGTCTTGCGTCCTCGAGCATCATCACCATCAGTTTCTTGAGTGGTTTTGGGATTTCCTCGTACGGGATTTCGAGTACGGAGTCTTCGTCTCCGAACGTCATCATGTAGCAGATTTGGTCGACTATGTCCTCGCTGGAGTATTCCAGTTTTACCGGCACTAGGTCTCTGCCCGCGAGCAGCAGCGCCTTTGCCGCTTGGGAGATTTGCGTTGCCTCGTTCTTTCTCATCGCCTACTCCTCCTCGTTCAGTACGTACAGCAGGGTTCCCATGTCGAACCCGAGACCAGTCCGCACTATGATTTCTTCGCCGTCTAACACCACGGTTGCACCGGGCATGTTCTCGCTCACGAAGTCCTTCAGGTCTTGCAGTGTGTCCATCTCTTGCCGTCCTTTTCGTCGTTGGGTTTAAGGTTCAACACGGAGCGGCGTATTGTTTCGGACCCTGCGCAGTAGCAGTCTTTCGTTTGACCAGCGCCTGTCCTCCGTGTTGAATAACTGTATTATACCGTGTTGCACCGACAAAGTAAACTAGACAGACTTGTCGCCCTCTAGTAGAGTGATGAAGTCGGAGTGCATCTCTTCTATCGGAGTGCCGAACTCCCAGATTGTCTTCTCAAACTTGTCCGGTGCCTCGTAGATGACGCCGTCGCGGATGTCCAGCTCACGGTCTGTTGCCACGTCTGCTGGAATGTCGGATGCCCGCATTACGTAGATGACACTGTCGGGATTGAACTCCCACCAGTCGCCGTTCTCGTTTGCCAGGTACAGAGGTTTGGTCGCCATCAGACTTTCGCCTTTTTCTCGTTGTCGACGCCCTCTGACAAGTAGGTGAAGAGTTCGTCCGGGCTTGGGAAGTATTCGTCTGACTCTGCGCGTTCGCAGGCGTATTTCCACGCCGCATCTGGGATGTCGTCGTTCCAGTACTCGAAGTGTTCTTTCAAGTAATACTGAAAGCAGACGTACTGGGTCTTGTCCTCAATCTCGTTGAGATTGTCGATTAGGTCTTGGACCGTCCTTGCCATCGTCTTTTCGTCCTTTTCCGGTCAGACTGTCTGACCATCTGGTTGTATTATACCATAATGGAGCGACGAAGTAAACTACTCCAGGCCAGTCTGTCCAGAGTCGGTTGACACCGACACCGAGTCGACCGTGGCCGTGCCGACCGGACAGTTCACCGAGACTCCGGCCATGGTCGCCTTTTCCACGGCTTGTGCCATGTCGTCAGCTTCGATAGACAGGTCTGCCCAGATGTTTACTCGTACTGTGAATGTTTCACTCATGATGCTCCTCTGTTTTGGACTATCTCTTGCCCGTATCCTACGCCTAGTTTGCCGTTGCCCAGCGACGCGAAGTGCGTTTCGCAGAAGTAGCCCCAGGCACCCGTGAAGCTCGCCGCGTCGTACCTGGCCTCGCGTACGCAGAAGTCACACCGTGGAGCAGGGTCTATGACCACCTGCCGTCTCGCGCCGACCCAGACTGGACCTGGCAGACTCTTCGGCCGCTTACTCTTGCCGCTCATCAGACCTTCTCCAGGATGCCAACCGGTGCCACTACCGGTGCCGAGTACACGGCACCAGACGAGTCTCTCCGTGCAAACCGGCCGACTGGGTCATCGAGAGTCACCACTACTTTGGTTCTCCGCTTCGACTTGACCGTGCCGGTCTGGCCAATCATGTACTTCGTGCCGCAGTCCGAGTTGAACTTGACCCGGTCGCCGACCGACAGGTCGGTTATGGCCAGCTTCTTGGATGGGGCACTGGCGAACGTCCGCGAGGGCGTGAGGCCGCTCGACGCCGTCTTCGGTAGTTTTCCGAGGTCTTGAAGCCGCATGTTGACCGCGGTCGAGAGCTGGTCTATGTCCACGTCGAAGGCGCCGGCATGAATCATGTCGGTTATCTGTAGTACGTCGGGTGTCGTTTGGTTCATGGCTATATTATATCATGTTTGACCGACGAAGTAAAGTCCTTCGCGCCGGCTTTCCGCAGGTCCGCCGAGATGTGCCGGAGCCAGTGGCCGTACGACCACAGTCCCATGAGGAGGCTGCTTCGCTCCAGCCCAGTTGGCCGGTAGTCCGACACGAATGTCGACGACACGTACTCGTGCCGTCGTGTCTTGCCCGCGCGACGCCCGAGAGAAGTGTACGAGTGTCGCGCGGAGTTTGTCCCGCCGGCCTTACGCCGCGGAATTCTTGACACCAATCTTTGCCAGCAATTTACTCGCCGCCATGCCAATCTGCTTTGAGACGTACTCCACCTCAGAGGTTTCATCAGTCTTGATGACTACGCCGTCTGCAATTTCGGCGTATGTGCGCGAGGAACTGTGATGTGTAAACGGTACCCAGAGTACGGCGACGCCGGCACTCTTGCAGGCGTTCATCCACTTGGCGGTGTGTTGGCGCTCTTCTGGAGTGTACTCACCGTCGCTTACGACGACGAGCATGCGTGCACCTGAGCCGTGCAGAAGGTTGAGTGCGCCATCGAGTGCCTTGAATGCTTTGTCGAACTTCTCAGTTCCGTCGTGCGCGGTGTAGACGTTTACTTCGTACTCTCTTGCGAGTGGTTTGCTCGTGTAGAACACGTCGTTGCCATAGTACACCTGGGCATAGCGACCCTGCACGCGGTGTGCAGCCTCGCTCATTACCCACGCAGTGGTTGCCATTGGCTGCATCGCTGAGTCCATAGAGCCAGAGATGTCTACCATTACACCTACTGAAAGCGTTGGGTCATCTGTGTGCTTGCGTGTGGTCTTGCGCCAAGGAGTGACTGGCGTACGTACACCTACAGACTTTTGAGCAGCACCCTGCACTACTGTGCGAGTGTGTAGACGTCCTGGAGGCAACTGCGAAGCGGAGACAGTGATGTCGCGCTCGCGGTACTTTGCCTTTTCTAGGGCGTTGCCAATTAGAACTGCTGCTGCTCGTTCCTGTGGAGTCGGTGGACGATGTGTTGCTAGGCGTGAAGATGTCTCTGAGGCACCAGGACCACTTGACTTGCCAAATACCTTGTTGTAAGTATCTTTGTGGTCTTGCTGCTCGGCTGAGGCTCGGTAGCGTTCAGCGACTGCCTGACGACGTGCTTCTTCGTCCTGGGCGTCGTGAATGTCACCAGTGACACCTACTGCTACGCAGTCGGCTGCTTCTGCCAATGCTTCAGTCAGTGCTTCAATTAAACCTTTGCTAGGTGCGTCGTTCAAGGTCTCGCCGTGCTCTTGTGCTGCGTCTTTTAGAATGTCTAGCCACTCGTCTACGAGAGGATACAACGCAGTGATGTCTTTGTCGTCTGTGTGTGCGCGAGTCTTGTTTAGAATTTCGCGAAGGCGAGAAACTCGGTCGTCGCCGAGCCAGTCACTGCATACGTCGAAGACAGCCTGTACGTCACGTTGGTCGAGAATACCTGCGTCGACTCTAGAGTGTACGAGAGCGACAAGCATACCTGCACTTCTAGTTGTAGAGTTCTTTGTGAACTGTTCGGCTGCGTCGTCAATCGCAATTTCGAGCGCACTTGCACGGAGGAAGTTAACGTACTCGGGCGCGATTGTAAGGGCGCGAGACTCGACTCTGGACTCTTCGAACAGGACGAGTGTCTGGTGCTGGGATTCATTAAGGTCATCTGCTGCTTTCGCTAGGTCCCACAGGGAGTATCGTGCGTGCATTGCCTCGTGGAAGATACAGCCTGTGGCTTTTGGCCACTCGTACTGAGTGCTCTTGTCGAGCAGTGAGCCAATATCTCCTGGCTTGACATAGGGGGTGAATGCCATTGGAATGCTTACTTCAACCTCTGCAGTAGCAGGGGTGAAGAATGCGGCGGTCTGTCCGCCGGCGCCGGGGCCAACGAAGGCAACGATGTCCGAGCGGTTGGACCAGGTGTTTACCAGTTCAGAAATCTCTCGACTGAGAGGCAGCCACTCGGGAGGAGTGCTAGCTTTCCGACCAAGCACACCGGGTGTGTAGTCTACGTGGTTCATGTCTTGTGTCCTCTTCTCTTAGGGTTTAGACTCTTGAATGTATTATATCGTGTTTGGGTCTAGAAGTAAAGTTAGGGGGTGGAGAGGGAGGTGACCCAGTACCTCCCCCTCCTCCAGCAACGAAGAGTTAAATCTTCGCTGGTCGGCACTCCTCACCGTAGACTCGACCTAACACGTCCGCAACGACGGCGCGGTCGTGCTCGGGAGCACTTGCGATGAGGTTCGCTAGTGCGAACTTTGTGCCGAACTTTGTTGAGATGTCACGGAAGGCGAGGAGTTCTCGCATCTGAGGTGCCCATGACACTTCACTTGATTGTTGTTTGCGTGCAAGATTTTGCGCCGCATTAACTAGTTGTACCGGTGTACCCAGTTTACGTGCAAGCGTCCAGTCTGTGGTCATCTCTGACTGCAGACGAAAGCGAGACACGAGCGCTTCAGAGAGACGAACTCCCGGAGCGTTTGGGTTTGTCGCAGCGACGACGAAGAAGTTTTCCTTCACCTTTATTGCGCCGCGGTCTGGGTTTGCGGTTATCAGCAACTCGGTACGACCGTCCATGATTCCGTAAACACCGGCCATGACCTTAGGGTCAATCAGACCTACTTCGTCGATGAAGAAGACTGAGTCGTTTTCGAGTGCACGAACGAGTGGTCCATCAACCCATCTGAATGAGTCTTTGTCTTGTACGTAGCCACCAATGAAGTCAGAAAGTTCTGTGTCACCGGTACCAAGTACGGTTTCAATACCACCTGGTTCGCTGGAGAATGCTGCTTCTAGCAGAGCGGTTTTGCCGCAGCCAGGAGCACCATAGAGCAGAGTGTGAAGTTTACTTGCACGAGCTTCACGAAGTACCATTACGTCGTCGTGCTCACCCCACTTGCGTGTGTAGTAGTCCTCACCATTAGGGCGAGTGTACTTTGTTGCTCCAGCAAGAGAGTCTACTTCGTTTTCCATTGCACTCTCTTTCTTTGAAGCAATAACAGTGTTGGCACGTATAACTACTCTACCAGAGTCTGAGACTAGAGAGTCGAGTATACTTTTGCCAGCAGGATACGCTTGTTGTACTACTGTCAACCCAAGCAGAGAAGCCACAGTGTCTGAGGTTCCTACTCCTGCCTTGAGTGACACCAAACTTGTGGCGCATACGCCAAGTTTGTCTTCGTACCTGGAAGTCCAGGGATTAGATGATGTTGTAGTCACGTCGGCTCCTTACGCTGCAGGTACCGCGTCGGCAGGGAATCCGGCTTTTAGGCGGCACTGCTGCATACGGTACATAAGTTTGTAGGGAGTCTTACCTTTTGCGATGTCATCTAGGTCTACTTGAGAGACCTCCATCACGAGTGGCTTTTGACGCAGTGTCCAGTGTTGAATGACTATTGCGTCAAATAGCGGATTTGCGTAGTCAAGACGCATATATGCCTTTTGACCCCAGGTGGTTTCGTCGAGTTCTACAACTTCACCACTGAGTGCGTCTGCTACTATCTTTTCGTTTGTAGCAGTGACCTTCCACTGCTTTTTGCCTTCGCCAGGTTTCATACGTCGGCGGTACAGGTGCGTCTGAACGAGCACACCTTCGCTGTTGTAGCCATCAGGTGTTATCAGCACCTGCTGGACTGCAAAGCCAGTGTCGTACGGCTTCTCGTACTCTAGGTAGAGAGCCAGACCCTGGACATGAGCTTTTTTGTCCATTTTGTCCTTTCGTCGTTTTCCACGGCTGGGTTAGCCGCAGTAGTCTTATTATATCGTATTAGGCTGACGTTGTAAAGCCAACGTCCTCTGCTATTCCCTTGAGCACTATCTTGTCCACGATCTCCTCGTGAATCAGTCTGGCGTCGGCGTCGTGTAGGCTGTTGAACTCTACCTCGTACGCGACCTTGCGCTCAATCTCAGTGGCAATGCGCTTGCGCCAGTACCACTCTGTCTCTTTGTACTTGCTGCTCATAGATACTCCAAATTCTGTCGTCGTCGGATTTTAGGGTGAAGTCCGGGGGCGGACGTCCTAGTCTGGAACCCCCGGGACTTCACTGCTTGCAACCTTAGGCCTTGAGGGTCTTAAGGTATGAGTAAGGATTTGGCTTTGTGACTTTTGCGACAATCTCTGGCGCAACTAGCTCACTAAGCAACTTGCGGTCAATGTTGCTTGAATCGACGTGTTGGACAACTACTCGAGTGACGCCATTGACGCTTGCTGCGTCTGCATCACCAATTCGCGCTTTGAGCGCTTTTGTCACTTCGTCTTTTTCGGCTTCGTAAATTGAAAGCTGCTTGCGAGCGTTTTCTAGTCGCTCGACCAGCGCAGCACCTGCACCGTCAAGTTCAACAGTTGAGACAGTACGAGACACGGTCGTGCTCGTGGTCACAATGGTTGGCTTATCCACTTTTTCTCCTCTCCGTGTTCCGGGGTCAAACTCTCTTTTGTTTTGACCTTATGAATGTATTATACCGTAGGGCAGCGACAAACCTTAAATGGGCTCTCCTACGTCTGGTCCCTTGTACTCTGGGTGCATACTCCAGAATGTCTCCATATCCCAGTTTGTGTCTGTTCCACAGGAGGGGCAGTAGTCTGGCCATACGTCGTCTGGGTCAGACGTGTCTAGTTGCACGGTCTGTGGACCGCACGTGCCAAACTTGGACCCGATCTCGTTGAGGAGGTTTGGGCGAAACATAATTGCAAATCTCTCTAGGGGGGTTAGGCCCGACCACGGAGTGGCCGGACCCTTACACCAGATAGTCGCCTGGGTCATCGTTAATCGGCAATCTCTGCGTCGGGAAACCACTTCAGCATAGTTTGAAGTAAATGGTTGTAGTCGCCCGCAGTCATCTCTGCAGTGAACGCTGAGACTTCGTCTCCGCGTCCCGTACGCTCCAACTCACGGCGGCCAGCGCCGATAATTGCAAAAGCGTTTCCATCAGTTAGCATAATTGGCATTGCTTGTCCTTTCGTCGTTGTGTGTAGTCGGAACGAGATTCTTAGTTTTCCACCGCGGTGGTCTTCATCTCTATTCGGCGCCCTAAGGGTTTCCGCCGACTACTGAACTATTATACCACAGGGCAGTGACGTTTCTATAACTCCTCAAGCACTGAGACGCCGAAGTCAAGTTGAATTCCGCGGTTGCGCTCTTCTGCGTCTGGCAGGTCTGAGATGTTCATCTCTTCGTCTTGGCACTTCTCAAGAAGTTCTTCAGCGTGAGCAAAGTTCTCAGCGGTGAACCACACCTGGTTCATTGAGACTTCGTCAAACCTAAATGAGTACCTTGGCACAATCACTCCTTTCTAGTTGAGTAATTGTATTATACCATAGGGGAGCGACGTTATGGAACTCTGGTGCCCGGTGCGTCGCAAAGAGTACGGCGAACGTGTTTCCAGCAAAGACGCTTCAGTCCGTCCGCACCGGTGACCACGCCGAGGAACTGCGCGTTGGCAGGCATGTTCATCCAAGCCGGTGGTTCTACCCAGTTCGGTGAGCTGGCCGTGATTGGAGTTTTCTTCGGCGGAGGAGTGCAGGTCTTGCAGGTGGCCGCGGAAACCGGGTGCATCGGGCCGAATATGGCCAGGACTGCGAGGACCGCGATGGATCGGGCTTTCACAGCATGCCCGCCTTAATCAGGATTTCCGTGGACGTGCCGAACGTGGCGACCCACTCCTGTGCTCTTTCTCTTGCAGCCTGTAGGTTGTCTACCGCTGTATCTTCAAACGTGTATAGGTGCTTTACCGGGACGCCGCTCTCGAGCTTCCATACTTCAAACTTCGTCGAGCCGTCCCAGCATACGAAGAGATGACGGTTCCGCGTCACGACCTCGCCGTGGTTGGTTTTCTGTGGCATTTCTTTCCTTTCGTCGTTTTGTCCTTGGCTCTATTATACCGTGTCGGGGTGACGAGATTTGAACTCGCGACCTCCTGGTCCCGAACCAGGCGCGCTACCAAGCTGCGCCACACCCCGCCGGTGCCTAGCCTAGGAGGGACCTCAGCTTGTCCTTGAGTGACGCCAGCTCGGAACGTAGTTCCACGGTGGCCTCCTCGATGAGCTGTGTGACCAGCTGTCCGATCTGCTCGACCCTGGGGTCCAGGCCCGATGCGCCTACGACAGGCCGGTTTCTGTCCGTCTCGCCTTCGGCTGCCGCCGTGACCATGTTGTTAAACAGCTTGCCGACCGTGCGCGGTGGAACGTGGTCGCCGTGTGCGTACAGCTGGGCGAACCGACCAGCCGGACCGCCGTTGCGCAGGATGCGCTCTTCCTCGGTCTCGGTCCTGCTGGACATCGAGCCGGCTTCGATGAGTGCGCTCAGGGCGAGCCGCACCGACCAGTCGCTGGCCTGTACGCTCTCGGTCCGCAGCGAGAAGAGAACCTCTTCCGCGGTCAGCGGTTGACTGGACTCGAGCATTATTACCTCGATGTAGTCCGCGGTTGTCTTTGCCGTGCCGCGCTTTGACTTGGCCTTAGCCTGGGCTGCCTTCGCGATTTCGAGCATCCTGGCCGCCGCGTCGGGCCGCATCAGGTCTCCGATAGATGTGTTCGAGCTGCCGCTGGAGAACGAGGTGGGCACGTCGACGGTGTCGCGGTTGGTGAAGTGCGGTACCGGGGCCGGCTTGGTCGTGTTCCACTTTTGAGCGACAAACCAGACTGGCGTCGCGTGGCGCTGCTCGAGCGCAGGATTGTAGACGCACGCCGCGTTGCTGGTCATGCGCAAGTATCTGTAGATGGGTGCTATAAAGGCGTCCAGCTCGGCGCGGCGTAGCTCGCCGGCGTACTGGGGCCAAATTTTCGTGCAGACTCCGCGCATCACCAGTTCGCCCTCGAACCCGGACACGCCGTCATTGGTGGTCAGTTCCCACTTGTTTACCTGTGCGAAGCGGTGAACCCATTCGTATAGCTCCTTCGCCTGGCTTGCCACCTCGGCGTCGGTCCGTGCCTCATTGCTTGTTTTTGTTGTCATTTGTCCTTTTTTCGTTTTTGGTATCCCGGGCCCGAGTGGAGCCGGGGTGTGTATTATGTCGTGTATAACTCCATAACGGTGCCTTTTATTCCCCGAAGGGCAGCTCTGGCTGGAGAGGCTCGGCCTGGGGCTTGGACTCGACCCGTGGCTTGGAATTGAAGTACCAGGAAGTCATCGGCTGTATGTGGTTTGGGTACTGAATCCACCAGCAGAATACGAAGGCCCAGGCCAGGCCGGCGAGGAGGCCGGTGGCTATGTAGTTGAACGGGGAGACTATCAGGAGCACCGCGCCGACGGCCAGGTACCCGAGGCACCAGTTGTTTTTCCGCAGGGCGAGCGGCCAGGCGATGGCGAACGGCCAGAACAGGACTGCGAAGACGCCGACCAGCAGGCCCATCCCGAGGGCGGTCTCCTCCTCGACCGTGTACTGCACGTCGACGGCACCGGCCGCCTTCCGCGCGGAAGAGGCGATGTCGTACAGCAGCAGGCCGGTTATTAGTCCCATACCTTCATTATACCGCATAGGGGAGAAAATGGACAGGGGCCCGCCGCCGGTTTCCTATGCCCGGCGAACAGGCCCCTGCTTCTGGTTTGGTTTGTTAGGCCAAGTTTTTCTTCGTAAGCATGCGTGTCTTCGGGTTACGAATCTTTTCGCCTGCCTGTATGATGTAGGACTTGGCTGTTGGGTAGGAGACCCCTAAGCGAAGTGCCACTGTCTCGACCGACATGTTATCTGCATAAAGCTTCCCCGCCTTACGCACACGTGTCGCGATTTGTGCTTCCGTCATTGCGTCCCTCCTTCTTGGGAAGAATGTGGTCGTCGGCACCTTGCCGACATGCCCTACAATAGCACGCCGCACTGTAAATGTAAAGGTGTAATAGAGTGATGCTTATCACTAAACTCGTTTCTAAAAAAGCCATCTTCGCGTACTCGCGTGACAGACGTCCCCAGGGATGTTTAGATTAGATCTAAGGCTTAGGCTTTTGGTTTGGTTTTTCCAAGGCACGCCGCCATAACTACGGGCCCGTGGTTCCCCACGCCGCCGTAATTACGAGCCCGTGGCTCAGTCCGACAGCTCTTCGATGGCCGGCCGGTGCTCGAGGGCACGCTGCAGCATTGGCTGAAAGGCCAGCATCCAGTCCGGCACGACGCCGTCCTCGGAAATCGCACCCGCCCTGGACAGCGAGATGTGCCGTGCCGCCTCTCGGAGGTGGCGCCAGGCCTGGTGGTGGTGATAGTGGTGCTTGGAGTAGGCCGCCGTGGTTGCGGTCAGTCTGTTTCCCGGTTTCGGTGCTTCGGACGCCGCCTGTAGGCTTTCTTGCTGGGCGTCGAGCCGCTGGCCGACGAGCGTCGGAGTTCCTGCAGCCGTCTCAGGCGTTCCGGCAGGTACCGTGCCGCCCGGTAAATGTTGTTGTGTCTCATTCATATATTATACTGTATTTCTCTCCGTGTGTAAAGCGAGCAGCTCAGCGTATAGCCGGGCCGCCTCGTTGGCGCGCGCCGTCTGGCGCACGTGGTCTTCGCGGGTCCGGCAGAGCTCGATGTCCGCCTTCATGTCCTCCGCCAGCTCCTTCAGCTGCTGCAGGTGCTCCGCGCTCATTCCGGGCCCTCCTTCTCGGGGACCGGCTCCGTCGGCTCGGCCTCCAGGATGTTCTGCTGCGCCAGCGCTGCGGCGCGCTGCTCCGCGGCCAGGGCGAGCCGCTGTAGTCGCTCGGCCACCACGATGTGGGGAGGCCGCTGGTCGTGGACGGTCAGGTTGGAGTCTATCTCCATGCCGCCCCTCACTCCGGCGCGGTCGAGTATCTCCGTGCTGGCCTTCAGCCGCACCGGCTCGCTCGCCGCCCCTTCCATGAGCTCCTCCAGCACGTCGACCGCGTAGGTCGCCGCCTGGACCAGCTTCTTGCGGGCCCGCTCGACGTCCTCGCCGGACCGTCGGCCCTGCCCGAGGTGCGGCCGGCACAGGCCGTCGTCCTTCGGGCGCCCGCTGCTCCACAGCATGCACCGCACGCCGTCCGCCTTGACGGAGCGGCAGCGGGCCGGCAGGGAGGCCGGCCGGGCCTTCCCGGCGGTCGGGTTGTTCTGCTCGGCGAGCCAGGCCCGCGTCGCGCCGACCACCCACGGCGGGGCGAGCCGCATGGCGTGGTCGTCGACGATCAGGTCGACGCCGGTGACGTAGTCGGAGTTGTGGTTGGCGGGGTCGACCAGGAGGGGCCGCTTCTCCGCCAGCGACAGGAGCCGCCGCTCGCGGGCGGACTCGGGGGACCGGGCCGCGATCAGGCCGGTCGGCTTGCCCGTGCCGTCGTAGACGGGGTCCCAGTTCAGCTTGCCGCGGCGCAGGGCGGCGCGGTTCTCGAAGGTGTCCTCGCAGACGCCGCGCTCGACCTCGAGCAGCCCGAGCTCGGAGAGGTCGGGGCGCAGGTCGGCGGGGGACTCGACGCGGGGCTGGAGGTCGGCGGGGTCTACCTCCACGACCGCCGGCGTGAGGCCGAAGTCGTCGGTGGTGGTCAAGGGCGGGTCCGCCTCCTAGCGCCGTCCGGCCCGGAGGAGCGCCACCAGGCGCGGGGCGGGGCGGGGCGGGAACAGGGCGGAGAAAGTCAGGGAGAGGGCGGCGGACAGGGCGCCGACCCGCAGCGCCTGGCCCGGGGACGCGACAAGGACCGACGCGGCGTCCGAGAGGACGACGGCGGCGGTGGTTGAGGCGGCCGAGGCGGCGGCGCGGCGGGTGGCGGTCACTGCGTTACTTCTTTTTCTGCTTGGCCTTGGCGGCGGCGTCGAGCTTTTTGCCGGCCTCCTTGGCAACGGCCTCGCCTACCTTTCCGAAGGCGGGGTCCTTCTTGTTGAGCCAGCGGAGGGCGGTCGGGATTACCGAGGCCCACAGCGCGTTGGCGACCAGGAGCCACTCTCCCTGTCCGAAGGCGAGCGGGGAGGCGACGCCGGACGTCTGGGTGACGATCATGACGGCGGCCACCAGCTGGCCGAGGAGGTTGCGGGCGTATGACTCTAGGGCTGCTTTGTTCATGCAGTTCCTCTTCTGTTCTGTGGGTCTTGGTTGTTTCTCCCACGTATGACATGCTGCCGCGAAAAGTTATTTGGGTGTGTGGCGAGAGACGACCGCTTTCATAAACAGATTTTTGAAAAATTATCAGAGTTCTATAATACAAGTAGCCCGTCGCGCTTGTTGGTTGCGCGAAGGGCGACTACCGTTGGGGAGCAGAAAAACTGTACAAAGTGCTCCTAAATATGTGAAAGTTAACTACAACTATTCTGAGGTCAGTGAGGCGTTCCAGCAGGGACTGCAGTAATAACCTTTCTTCTCGTCGTTCCAGAGGTGGCTTAATCTGAGCCGAACACGAGCTCTACAGATGACGCACCTGAGAAGTGGCTTGGGCTCTTTCTTACCGCTCACACTTCGCCGGAGTCGTTGGTTGGTCGCCAGGTGGTTGTCGGGTTGACCCCGTTGATGATGTCAATCGCATGTCTCAGTCCGAGGCTGTAAAGGGACTTATCTGTATCTCCCATCATAGACTCCCACTCCATGACTATGGACTGCATGACGGCGCTCACCTGGGCTAGGTGGTCTTCGACCTCTTTCTGAACAACCCCCACGTAGGGGTTTATACCGCTGTTGTTTGTGAACACCCGCAGGTCCGGCGATAGTGCCTTGACGATTCGCTCGGACAGCTCTTCAGGCAGGCGGAACTCCGTGCTCGGTATTGGTCTCATTTTGTTTCCTCTCTGCAGTCTTTGCATAGCAGGGCGTCGAACCCAGTTGCTCGACTTACCTGTATTCCATTCCCGGTCACTGGGACCGGAACTACTCCCCCGTTGGCACCGCCGCAGCGGTCACACATGAGGTCCTCCAGCCACTTGGCACTACCGCCGGCGGCTTCCAACGCGGCCAGACCGCGGGTAAGAGCGTGGAGGGCACCACCGCCCTCGGTACGGCGCAGGAAGAACCGGAGGTCGGACACCTCCACGATCGGTCTCAGCTTCTTGCAGGGGCACTCCATGCGTGTCGGCTTGCAGTACACGATTCCGTTGGCATTGGTAATTCTGGCCACCGGATGTCCGCAGATGTTGATTCTGTGGTCTCGCTTGCTTTTCGCCGGTCTGGCGTTTAGCTCGTCGTCGACCTGTAGTACGTCCTCGGGGACGAGTCCTAGCTTGTCAAATAGCGACTTCGCTGGTTCCAGACCTCTTTTTGTTTTTCTAGCCATGAGCTCCTCTAGTCCGATTCGGGGGTCTCGAACAGACCTTTGTTGACGTCTATGTCCCGGTAAGGGCAGGTAGTGTGCGCCAGTCGACATTTAGACGTTTTGTACGGACCACAGAGCGGACAGTCTTTCACGGTCTGGTCCTCGGCTACGCTGGTAAATTCAGTCATAGGCCAGCACTCCTCCTTCGTCGCCGTTGCCCGGCGTTGGCGCGGTTGCCATCGAACCGCAGTTGGCGCACTGAATGTCCAGGAAGTATGCAGACATTCCTCCCTCGTCAAACTTCGCGTAGACTATCCAGAGGTCGCTCCCGCAGATGCAGACAGAGCAGGGATTGTTTTCGTCCCGCAGGTCTATCGCGTGGTCCAGAGACTTCGGTTTTATCTCAGTAACAGGCTTAGCAGGCACGTCGTCCCAGTCGGTCATGAGTCCGTCCCTTCGAGTTTACAGCCACACAATAGCGCTTAAAACCCCGAAAGTGTGACTATTGCACCGGTGTTTCTCAACTTATTTTCAACTTAACTTTAACTTATGTACTTAGCTTTTAACTATTAACTATAATCAACTATTATTTGGGTAACCCCTATGTGTATGTGCATACGCGTATACTATAAATAGTCAACTTAAGTTAATAGTTAACTACTTTATAGCTGTCGCTACCGTACTTTGTTATTTTGTTTTTATTGTTTTTTGGCAGTATATTTCAGTTGTTGATCCCGTGCAGGGAGGCAAAAATCTCGGCGCAGGTGGGGCATACTTTGTACTTTTTCGGGTCGCGAGACGGCACCCAAACTTTTCCACACAGGGCTCTTACCGGCTCACCGGTTACGTACGCACGGACCGAGTCGCTTTTCTCTACGTAGTGCGCGAACCTGTCGTGGTCACCGCTGTTCGTGCTGGTTCTCGGGGCGGTCTCCGTCTCCGTGCTACTGCTCATAGGTCACGGGCTCCAGCCATGGTTTCGGGAAGTACTTGGTTTTGAAGTAGTGCTCGGGTCTGCCGTATCTCTCGGCCAGGCAGGCGGTGCAGCAGTTGTGGTCTCCCCAGTCTGTCGTCACCGTCTCTGGCTTGACTCTGGTCGGGTGCCAGGGCGCACCGCAGTAGCTCAGGACTGTCTCTCCCACCGCGTAGGCTTCTACGGCCTGCTGGCGGTCTCCGCGCGGGATGTGCGGTACGTGGAGTCTCGTGTACGACTCTCTCAGTTCCTGGTCGCGCTTGGCTTTCTGCATTGCGCGTATTTTTACCGCAACCTGCTCACTGACCTCGAACACCTCGTGCGGCAGCACCGTTCCGTCCGGCGCGTTCGGAGTCTGCACGAAGTAGTCCTGCTCCTCTGGCATCCCGTGAAATTCTGGCATTTTACGACTTCTTTTCCAGCAGGCAGGTGTAGTCCTCCAGCAGCGCTATCCCGTGTTTTGTCAGAGGTCCGACTAGCTCGGTTCCGTGGTGCATGCAGAAGGTGAGCTCTAGCCCGTTTAGCATGACTGCCCTGAAGTAGGCTTGTGCTCCGCACCTGTCGCAGCGGTCTGTCCAGGTCAGCGCGGGTCTTGGCTGCACTGGGGTCTGCGTAATCATGCCTGTATCTTACACCGGCGTTATGCGCCCCACCCTCTTGTGTTCGGCCAGCCAGGGTACTTTTGACTGTGCACGGCCGCGTACTTTCCGTTCTCCCACTCTATGCCGTGGACCGTTGGTTGCAGCCGCTCGTCGAGGGTCTGCCACGGGTTTAGTATCGCGGCGAAGGTCGAGAGGTTGCTGCTGGTTGCCAGGCGCACGTCGGCTTTGGCCAGCATGTAGGCGTCTAGTATCGCCTCGTAGCCGTGGTGAGCCGGGGACTCGCAGTGTCCAAACATTGGCTGTCCGTGTGCGTTTGTGCCCCGGCACACCTGGTTGCAGAACAGCGCGTCTCCGTACTTGGTCTTGAACTCCTGCATCTCGTAGTCGTTGTCGGTGGACAGGTAGACGCTGTAGCCGTCGGCCACGTAGTCGTCCAGCGCGTCGAACACGGCTGACCTGTCCGGTATCGGCCCGTGTCCCCAGTCGGTGGTTCTGCGGTGCGTCCCGACGAACACGTAGTCCTGCATGAGGTTTCTCGTGGCTGTCTCTAGCTTGTGCTCCACCTCTGGTCTGAACCTGAATATCTTCTGCCAGATTTCTTCGTTGGCCTGCTTTACAAACTTGTCCTTCGACTTCTCGTTTCGGTGCACCGAGAGCGGACCCCAGGTGCACTTGCTGACCTTCTCCTCGTCGTAGAAGCCAGCTATCTTGCCTCCGAGCAGCCTCTCTTCTCCGGGCACCAGTGGCTTGTCGAACAGCGGCGTGAAGTAGTACTCGAACACGTTGTTGCCCGTGTTGGCGTGGTAGTAGCAGCAGTCGCTGCCCCACTCGACCGCCAGCTCCGTGTCGTATTGACCGGTCAACTGTTTCGAGCGAATCAGCTGGTTGAACACTTCCAGCGTTTCTGCAAACAGCCCCATCGGGTTCTTCGGGTCGTGGCCAGTTACCAGTACCTTCCGCATTTAGATGTTTTTTACTTTGGCCCAGGCGCGCTCGTGTGCGAAGTACAGAACCGATTCCCAGACTTGCTGCGATATTCCAATTGCTAGTGCTATCGCTATCTTTCTCGTGAAGGCGTACGCTATGGCTATGGTCACCGTCACGTCTATGAGGTTCCAGGTTATGGTCTTGGCCAGGCTTCTGATTACGCGCTCGTTCTTGTCCTTGAGAACTATTTTTACCTGCGCGGGAATCGGTACGTGGTTTTCTATGTCTCTCATAGCACGTCCAGTCTGATTAGTATGACTACTTGAATTACAAGCACTATGGCCGTTCCGACAGTTCTAAACAGTCCCATCTTGTGGTTGTGCTCGTCGCACCATCTCTCTAGTTTGTCTCTCTGTTCCACTGTTTGTCTCCTATGTCGTGCGGGCTTTCCTGCTCCTCGACCTGGACTCGAACCGGGACTGGATGCTCCAGAGGCACCTGTGCTGCCATTACACAATCGAGGAACCTAACTATACTCTGCCGCGGAGCAGATTGGAGCGAGGCTAGACGGTGTTTCGTGCGACTATAGTTTGACTCTGTGGCGTAGAGTTGTCTACTATGAGTTACAAGATGTATTTGTCAGGACCGATGACCGGACTGCCGAAGTTCAACTACCCCGCTTTTGCCGAGGCAGCTACTGTACTCCGCGAGCGCGGGATAACCGTCGTCAGCCCGCACGAGGCGCTCGGTGGCCACGGCGACCGGTCTCGCGAGGAGTACATGCGCCAGGACCTCAAGGAGATGCTGGAGTGCCACGCGGTCTGTCTGCTCGACGGTTACGAGTTGTCTCCAGGAGCACTTTTAGAAGTGGAGGTCGCGCGTCAGTGCGGCATGGTCGTGTTGAATTATGAAGACGTACTTTGGATAACTGGCTTCGACCACAAGATTTATCGTCCAGCTTGGCCGACGACCGGCGTAGTTTACAACAACAAGCTAGACTTAAAGAGCGCTAGGATAGTACGCAACTAGCAAGGAGCACGCGTGGCTTTTCACCTTATGTTCAGCGTAGGCGAGATAGAAATCAACTTTGACTCAGATATAGACCCTACCCCCGACGTGGTGGACATGATTATGCGTCAGATGAAGCAGCAGGCGTTGAACGCCCACGTGACCTACTCCGTCGTCATGGGCGAGATGGAGACTTTTGACCAGTCCGAGGTAGACAGGATGCTGAATGCGAGCGACTCTCCAAAGGTCCCCGAGGTGCCAAAGATAGAGGACATGTTAGACGATCAGTAGGTCGTGACTTGCGCAACACCCTATAATCAATCGAACGCCGACCGTGGGGGCCGAGAGCTCTGTTCCTACTGTCTATTTTAATCATCAACAAGAAAAAGGAATACTGACATAATGCTATTAAAATCTAAGAAATTGTCGCTCGCCATCGCGCTTGCGTTGGTCAGCGCAGTGTCGCTGCCCACGGCAGCAAAAGCAAATGCCGGTACTGTAACTCTGACTGTAGCAGGTACTGCTGCAACTGGAGGCACTGTTGTCACCACACCTGTTGCACTACCAGTCCCCGCAGACAATAGTATCGACGCTGCGGATGCGCTTAAGATCGCAGTAACCGGTGTTGAAACCGGCACTGTAGTTTCAGCCGTGGCTGTAAACGCAACTATTGTTTCAGCACTTGCAACTACTGCAGCAGCGGTAACCGCTTCTTCTGGAACTGCCAGCTTGTCCATCGCGACCGGAACAGGAACCGCAGCTGACTTCTACGTCTACACGAAGAGTACGGCTGTCGGCTCAGTGTCCATCACTCGCGCTGGCACAACCACCGTCTACTACGTTCAAGGTACTGCCGGTGCACTAAACTCAATCACTCTAAAAGTCCCTGCTTCGGCAGCAGCCGGTACCTCTCAGGTTATCAAGGTAGCTGGATACGACGTGTTCGGCAACCTAAAGGGCGGAGCTGCAATCAGCACGCTTGTTTCTGCGAACAATGCGGCTACGTCTACCACCCTGACCACCGACACCGCCACGGCGACCCTAGGCACTAAGGAGCAGACAATCACAATGCCTGCTGCTGGAACCGTGACCGTCGTTGCGACCGCTACAGTAGCGGCTGCGGTGACCGGGCTGGCAGCACCAGTCAGTGCAGTAGTCGGCACGATCGCTGTCCGTGACATGGGAGCAGAGCTTGCAGCCAAGGACAAGACAATCGCCGACTTGAATGCAGCACTAGCAGCCGAGAAGGCTGCGCTAGCAGCTGAGAAGACTGCGCTAGCAGCCGAGAAGGCAGGACGTGCGGCCGACAAGGTAGCAGCCGATTCCGCTACGGCCACGGCTAAGGCTTCTTCAGACAAGGCAATCGCCGACCTGAAGGCACAGTTCAACAACCTAGCCAAGAAGTGGAACAAGAAGTTCCCTAAGCTGAAGGTAAAGCTGCTTAGCTAGTAACGGCAGTAAACACGGCGGTTTTTCCGGTCTCTACCGGGAAGACCGCCGTTCTGCTTTTATCGGCGCCCGGTGTTTTGTTGTCGTTTTTTGGCCGGGGTGCGCTAGTGTAGCCTCACTACCTAATTTGACAAGGAGACGACAGTGGACAGCTTGATTCCAGTCCTCGTTGCGCTGTTGGCCGTGACGGCCACCGTCGTAGTGCTCGACGACAGAAAGAAAAAGAAAGAACGAGAAGAAGTGCTCAGGATCCAGACGGCGCACCTGATTGCAGCGGCAAAAAAGACCAAAAGACAAAGTAAATGACAGAGATACCACCGGTACCCGACGTAAATATCTCGGTGCTCAGCGTAGCCAGCACAATCATGTCTGCGCAAGGCTTTGGCACTCCGGACGACACCGACAACGAAGCCGACTGGAACCTGGCGAACGAGGAGTCTCAGGTCCGTCTCATGTGCGACATGGTCACCGATGTCCTAATTGCAATAGAAAAGTTGCAAGAAAACTACGGTCCCACGCTCAAGTCAGACTTGTTTACCTACGCAGACTCGCTGCTTCCCGGTGGAGAGTAGAGTGAATTCAATGCAAATGCTGTTAATATCTGAGCTGTCCTCTGACTGGTGCGAGTGGGTGCTAGAGATGGAACTAGGAGAATCATGAGCGCAACCTGGTCTTGGATACTGCTTACCACCTTCCTGGTGTCTTTGTTCAGCGTGAGCTCGCTGCCCCGTCGTGCCTGGATTACCATGACTGTGCACCAGACACTGTGGGCGCTGTACGGCTACCAGACGCGCCAGTGGGGGTTTCTCGTTATGGCCGTAGTGAATAGTCTCATGTATCTGGCAGTCTTTAGCAAAATACAAAAATCGGGTGGAGACACCAAAGTCTTTCCACTCAACTAGAAGTTATTGCCGTAGGCTAGTAAAACGTCCCCACACGTTGACAGTAAGCTAGAAGCACCAGTTGCAACTACGGCAATAACCTTCCCTACCGTGCTACAGTCTGCTTATGGAGCAAAACTGCGTCGGGATAGACTGGACAAGAGAGTTTCAAAATCGTGTAGAGATTGAGTCTGCACTGCGACAAAAAATTGCAGCAGACGTACGCACCTACGCGGAAGTCGCTGGGCTTCGAAAGATGGACACGCAGTACCTAGCAGCTCTGTTGGTCGCAGAGCAGGTTGTGCTTCTTGGTCTAGGTAAAGACGGTGTGCCGGTCGGCGGGCCTCTTTCGTGACTATTGTTAAACCAAAAACAACTATAACCACCACCGTCACCGTTCACGGCGAGACCCCTCCGCTTTTGTTTGGCGACAAGTTTGTACGAACGTACGCCTGGAACGGTGAACGTTGGATGGAAGAGCAGTCTGTAAAACCGCTAAACTGGACGCAGAACGACGAATGCCCGCTATACGGAAGCGAAGAGAGCGCGTACTCTGCCGGGTTTGAGGACGGACAACTGCAAGAGCGTCTACAGATACTACAAGAGATGGCGGAGATCATCTCTAGTCACGACGAAGAGGGGTTTCAAGAAGCCGTAAACGTCGTGTGGGAGCGTATGTCGGAAGAAGACAAAGAAGACACCTGGCCGGTGTAATCAAATTATTTTTAGTCAGGTTAATACCCTGATAGAGTATACCCATGCGTAGTTTAGCTAACGAATGTATTATGCTAAAAGCTATCGCAAAAGTTTAACTAACTAACCCGTAAAAGTAGGAGCATGTGCTATGACTTTGTTTTCTTTTCGTTTAGCTGACGACTTTGTAGCTGCTTACACAGAAAAAAAGTCACCGTTTGGTTACGAGGATGCGGCAGGAAACTCTGTCGGAGAGATTACTTTTCTTCGTACGTACTCTAGGCTAAAAGAAGACGGCACCAAAGAAACCTGGATTGACGTTTGTGAGCGTGTCATAAATGGCATGTATTCAATTCAGAAAGACCACTGCAAGAGTCAGCGACTTCCATGGAACGACACAAAGGCTCAGTCCTCGGCAAAAGAAGCGTTTGACCGTCTGTTTAACCTCAAGTGGACACCGCCCGGCCGCGGACTTTGGGTGATGGGAACCTCGCTGGTAAACGAACACCGTAACTCGGCCGCACTGCAGAACTGTGCCTTTGTGTCTACCACGGAGATGACCAAGAACAACCCAGGTAAACCGTTCGGGTTTCTCATGGAAGCAAGCATGCTCGGCGTGGGCGTCGGCTTTGACAACAAGGGAGCAGACAAGTCCTTCACCATCTACAGTCCTGAAGAACCAACGCTGCACCAGGTACAAGACAGCAGAGAGGGTTGGGTAGAGTCGGTGGTGCTGCTCATCAACTCGTACCTAAAGCAGAACCAACCCAAGTACGAGTTTGACTACAGCTTAGTTCGTCCCGCCGGTACTCCGATCAAAACTTTTGGCGGAACTGCCGCGGGTCACGCCTCGCTCAAGAAGCTGCACGAGTACATCGACAAGATGTTTGCAGGTCGAGCCGGAGAGTTTCTGACGCGTAAAGACATAGCAGACATCGGCAATTTAATCGGTGTGTGCGTGGTCTCCGGAAACGTGAGACGCTCCGCAGAACTGCTGATCGGCAGCATCGAGGACCAGGAGTTCTTAGACCTCAAGAATGCTGAAGTGTTCCCCGAGCGCAACTCGTACGACTCGAGCAAGCCCGGCTGGGCATGGATGTCGAACAACTCCGTCGAGGTGTCGGTCGGCGCGAACCTAGACAAGATAGTCTCGGGCATCGCGCTTAACGGAGAACCAGGCGTACTTTGGATGGACGTGTCGAGAAAGTACGGTCGTTTAGTCGACCCGGAGAACAACAAAGACTGGCGTATTGCCGGCTACAACCCGTGTGCTGAGCAGAGCCTCGAGTCCTACGAGTGCTGCACCCTGGTCGAGACATACTTAAACCGCCACAGCTCGCTAGACGACTACAAGCGCACCCTCAAGTTTGCGTATCTATACGCCAAGACAGTGACGCTGCTTCCTACCCACTGGGAAGAGACAAACGCCATCATGCAACGCAACCGTCGCATCGGTACCTCGATGTCCGGCGTGGCCAACTTTGCCGACATAAACGGTCAGCCCGTGCTTCGTGAGTGGATGGACAGCGGGTACCAGGTCATCCAAGAGTACGACAACTCCTACTCAGAGTGGCTCGGCGTGCGCGAGTCAATCAAGACTACAACTATTAAACCGTCCGGCACAGTTTCAATTCTCGCAGGTGAATCACCTGGAGTGCACTGGACACCAGGCGGTACATTCTTTATGCGTGCAATTCGTTTCGCCAACTCAGACCCGATGTTGCCGTTGTTCGTGATGGCAAACTACAGAGTCGAGCCAGCCGCAGAGTCTCCGGAGTCAACCTCAGTGGTGTTCTTCCCGGTAAAGTCTCTAGCCCGCAGAGCCGAGAAAGACGTAACTATCTTTGAAAAGATGGCTCTGGCCGCTACGGCACAGCGCTACTGGTCCGACAACTCTGTGTCCGTCACGATCTCCTTCAACCCGGAGACAGAGGCAAAACACGTCGGCACGGTGCTGCACATGTACGACGGTCAGCTAAAGACCGTTAGTTTTCTTCCGTCAGGAAACACGGTGTACCCTCAAATGCCGTACACGCAGATTTCACAGGAGGAGTACGAGGAAGCAAGCAAGAAGCTCTTCCCAATTGACTTTGCCGGCGTTTACGCCGGAATGGCATCCGACGCAATCGGAGAAGCCTACTGCACGACAGACGCGTGTGAAATCAAACTAATAAAGGAGAGTGCATGATAAAGACCACAGTATACACAATGCCAAACTGCGTACAATGCAACGCAACTAAGAAGTACCTAGACAGGTACAAGGTAGAGTTTGACACTGTAGACATCAGCACTAACCCAGAAGCCTTTGAGTTTGTTAACTCGTTAAACTACAAGAACGCACCAGTCGTAGTGCACGGCAGTGCACACTGGTCCGGCTTTAGGCCAGATAAGATCGCGTTGCTGGCGACGCAGCTAGCAAGTCCAGCGTGCGCGTAGGCGAAGAACCACAACTACTAAAACGCATGAACCGAATGGTGGGTGCGCCCGGTCATACTTTACCCCTGCAACAAAACTACGAGTGGCAGCTACACGCGGCCTGCAAGGGCATGGACACCGAACTGTTTTACCACCCAGACGCAGAGCGCGGGCACGCCAAGAGAAAGAGGATAGTAAACGCTAAGAAAATCTGCGCCTCCTGCCCCGTGCTGAACGTCTGCGCAGAGTTTGCTCTGAGCAACGTAGAGGTGTACGGTATCTGGGGCGGTATGACCGAAAGAGAACGTCAGAGAATTACGGGCAGGGCAATCAGACTTTAGCCGTACCGTTGCAGCCGCAGCCGCTTTGGCAGCAGATGTCTTCTACAAATATGTTTGTCGCCATAGACCTGCAGTCAACTACGATCGGCACGCTGGGCTCTGGCGATAGCGGTTTGAGAGTCCAGTTGCGAATCTTGACCGCCAAGTCTGGGTAGCCGAGGTGGTCTGCCTCCGCGGCAATCTCGTTGCACAGTTCCTGCATGCGTATTTGTATAGTTCTTTCCATCTTTATTTTCTTTCCCAAGCAGGCAGCTCGAGCGAGGCCCAGAAGCACAAAAAGTCCACGTTTATCGAGAAGGCGTCTATGCTGAAGCCGAGTCCAAACCGTTTGCTCATGCCGAAGTAAAACCAAAAGTCCTTGTAGCGGTACTCCCTACTGTGCGTCTTTATCATCTTCCTTGTAGCTCCCTTCCTTTTCTAGTACAAAACCCACTTCTCTGTCGTACATGCGGTAGTCCATCGAGACTACGTCAAATTGGTTTTTGATGGTCTGCAGCACTAGGTCGATGTCGAGTGCACCGCAGGTGTACAGGTCAAACTGCAGCACCGCGGGTTCTTTCTCGTCCCAGATGTGAAAAGCGATGTGGCTGGTCTCGATCATCACTATCGCCGTTACTCCCCTGTTGCCAGGCGCGTTTACGTACGAGGCAAACGGACCCTGAATAATCTTCATGTCGATGGCCTCGACTAGCGTCTGCAGAAACGCTATGGCCTCGTTCTCTGACTGCAGCGGGCTGTCGATCAGCGCGTTGACCAGCAGGTGCTTGTGTTGCAACATTAGTCTTTACCTGACTTTCTTTTGAACATGCGTCTTGCCGCCCTAGAGCTGCCTTGTATCACCTGACGTGCTTGCCCGTTCTGTCGAACTGCTCCTTGTTGGCGAGACATTTTTCTACCGAGTGCGTCTAGGTAACGCAGTTTTAGTTGCAGCTGCTCGTCCTCCTGCTGCTCGACAATTTGCTTTAGACCAGGCAGTGCTGCAAAGTTTTCTGACGGCGGCTCGGTGGTGTCCGGCGTCTCCTCTGGCTCGTCTTGTTTTTCTCCGAGCTCTTCTAGCTCCTCGCCTAGGTTGCCCATCAGTCTAGGTACAGTTCTTCTAGCAGCGCTTGTTTACTCTGCGCACCTACCATAGTTTTTACCGGCTTTCCGTTTACGAACAGCATCGTTGTGGGCACCGACGCCACGTTGTACCTTACCGCTAAAATTGGCTCCTCGTCAACGTTTACTTTGTACACGTCTAAGCTCTCGTGCTGCTCAGTGGCTATTTGATCTAGCACGGGACCCATCGTCAGGCACGGCGAGCACCACGGCGCCCAGAAGTCGACCAACACGGCTTTGTCCATGTTTGCTAGCACTAGCACCTTGAACAGCTCCGCGGTTAGGTCGAGTGCGACTATGTTTGCGTTTTTAGTTCCCATATTTTGTCCAGATGTAAATGCAGACTACCAGCGCGATTGTGCTGGACACCGCGATGAAGACTGCCTCGGTTGCGCTTATCATATTGACACCCATCCTCTGGCTATTTCCTCGGGTTTTTAATTCTGACGAGACGCCGACGGTCTTTCGCGCCTCTCGGTTCGCCGGTAATCCAGATGTATTTCTTCCAGGCTTTTCCGTTTTTACGGTGGTCGTTGCTGCCGACCGGCTGTGATTTTTTAACTACCATGTGACTAACATAGCACCTAAGCGGTCCGGCGACTGTGCAACGCGCCAAAACTCCCCACCTCTCTTCTCTCCCCCCCTCCGCCGCCGCTCCCTCTACTGCCTGACTGGCCGTCCGGCCGGCGGCGCTTTTCATTATGTCACGAGCGGACCTGCAGGTCTCCCCAGCTCCGGTGCACGTAGCCCACCCCCGGCGCCACGCGGTGGTGCTCCGGCATCTCTCGCCGCAGCAGCTCGCCCCACAGGGGCAGGTCGCCCCAGCGGTTCTCCAGAATCTTGTTGCTGCGTCGCAGCTCGTCGACGATCCTCCGCACGACTGGCACCTCGCGCAGTCCCGCCAGGTCCAGTCCTAGCACCTGCGACGACGGTCCGGCGTAGTCTCCGCAGTAGCACTGCGAGCGCTGCGGCTCGTGGCAGCCGCACGGCCACACCGTCCGCTGCGTCTCGACGTGCTTGTTGAACCAGTCCGCCAGTCCTTCGGTGACCCAGCCGGTGTCCTTCTGCCACGCCGCGTACGTCACCAGCGTCTGTCCGTCCATCGGCGCGACCAGCGCACTGACCAGGTCGGTCTGCGCTATGCAGTCGTCGTCCACGCGTACCAGCCTGTCGTAGTCCTGTACGTACTTCCAGAACTCGCAGAACCAGAACTCGCACATGCGTCGGTACCCCCAGCTGAACGCGCCGGCGTGTCGCAGCTGTATCCCGGCCACCGGTCTGAACGGCTCGATCGGCACGAACGTGCACTCCGGCGCGTAGCGCATCATCTCGCTCGGCACGGTGTTCTGTTCGTAGAAGACCAGGCTGTCTACCTTCGACATGTCGCAGTGGTGCTGCAGCATCTTGTTTCGCTCGAGCAGGTTCTTGTAGTTGCTCAGCTCGGCTCCGCCGCGTATCAGTGTCGCTACGGCGACTCGGCGTGTGCTCATCTGCAAATCGTACGGCGGCGACGGAACAGCCACCTCCCTTTCTCTCTTTCTCTCCCCTCCTCTTCGCCCCGTCGCACTCCTCCTTTACCGGACTAGCCGCCCGACCTCCCCCACTTTTCATTACACCTTTTTCTCGCACCCCCTCGCCCACCGCCGCCGCCTCCGCACCCGGACTGGCCGCGCGGACGGACGCACTTTTTATTACGCCGACGCGCTAGTGTTGTCACATGGACGACGCCGACAAGTACCCCGAGGAGAGCGTGGCGCCCGCCGTCGCGCGGCTGACGGACCCGGCCTGGGCCGCCCGGCGCCAGGACCCGCGCCGCCTGCACGTCTACCCGGAGCTGCCGTCCGCGCCGAGCCACGTGCGAGTCGCCGCGTCGTGGACGCGCATAGAGCGGCTCGCCACCTGCACCAACGAGCGAAACCGCGGCGCCATGAACGCGCTGGTCTCGAGGACCTCGGCCATGCACGACGACGTGCTTCACTTCTCCCGCGCGTACGAGCCACCCGAGCCGCTGATACTGCTGCTGCTCCCGCTCGTCGAGACCAAGCCGCGCTACTTCGTAGAGGTCGGCGCCGGTCCCGGCGGCAGCAGCGCGACCTTCTTCCTGGAGAAGCAGTGGAAGTGGCCAGGCATGCTGATCGAGCCGTCGATCCCGTGCTATCGAGAGCTAGTGAAGCAGGACAGAGACGTGCACCTAGACGCGAGCGTGCTCTGGAGCGAGAGCGGGCTAGAGAAGCGTTTCATGTACAAGGAAGACGACGCGCTGGTCACACACAGCCCCAGGGTGATGGAGGACAACGAATCGTTGCCAGAAGGCTGGCTAGAGCGCACCACTAAGACGCTCACTCTAACCGACGCCCTGATAAACGCAGAGCAGCTGCACAGCAAGTGGCTGGACAAGATCGGATACATGAACATAAACACGGTCGGCTCAGAGCTGCAGGTGTTGCAAGGCATGAACTTCTCGGCTTACGACGTGCCAATAGTCACTGTGGCGCACCACAAAAACGAGACAAGCAGGGCCTCCGTCTTTGCTCACATGACAGATGTAGGCTACACACGTCTGCTCAAGGACGCCTGGTCCACGAGAGAAGACTGGTACATAAAAAATACGCTGCCCACACTAAAGTTTTTTGCAGGCTACCTAGGATAAAATACTCTCATGAAAAACATCTTAGTTCTCGGCGCCGGAGGTCTGATCGGAGGCCACCTGTGCAAGCGACTCATGCAGGACAGCGGCTGCCACGTGACCGGCGTGGACTTCAAAGAGCACCCGTACTTTGGAACTGACTTCGTAGACCGGTGGTACACCGGCGACCTGCGCGACAAAAACTTTGTCTGGCATGTGTTTGACAGACCCTACGACGAGGTGTACCAGCTTGCAGCCGACATGGGCGGCGCCGGCTACATATTCACGGGCGAGAACGACGCAGCCGTAATGTCAAACTCTATGACCATAAACCTAAACGTATTAGACGTAGCTCATGCAGTAGGCGTACCAGGAGTGTTTTTCTCGTCCAGCGCCTGCGTCTACCCAGAGCACGCGCAGCTCTCGGTCGAAGGCCTAAGTCTTGTAGAGAGCAGCGCCTATCCGGCAGCGCCCGACAGCGAGTACGGCTGGGAAAAGCTGTTTGCCGAAAGGCTGTACCTGGCGTACAACAAGAACTACGGAATGAAAAACAGTATTGGTCGGTACCACAACGTATTCGGCACGCATTGTGCCTACAACAACGGCAGAGAAAAAGCACCGGCGGCTATAGCGAGAAAAGTCGCACAGGCGTCCACGTCAGTACAACCAGGCAGCACCATAAAAATATGGGGAGACGGCCAACAGACCAGGTCTTTTCTTTGGATAGACGACGCGATAAACGCCACCATATTGCTGCACCGAGACGAGTACTTTCGCGGTCCGGTGAACATCGGCTCAGAACGTATGGTTACAATAGACGAGTTAGTACGTATAACCATGAAGGCAGCAAACAAAACGCTAGACATAGCGCACGTACCGGGTCCAATAGGAGTAGCGGCAAGAACCTCTGACAACACTCTGATAAAGCAAATGCTGCGTTGGGAACCAATGGTGCCATTGGAAGTAGGAATGTCACTGCTGTACAAATGGGTAGAAGGGCAAGTGTGGGCATTCAGTGAATAACAGACCAATAATGTCGTACAAGCTGCACAACCCGACAGGCATGGCCAACCACATGATGAGCCTAGAAATAGGTCTAGGTCTGCAGTATTTGTATGGCTACAAGCAGGCTATTTTTTACCACTGTACATCGTCTAACCCACACCCTTGGAACCAGCAGCACATTAGTTCGCTCATAGACCCAAACGCGCCAGTGCCAAGCATTTTAGACCTAGTAGAGCTGCCGTCTTTTGCGAAAGAAAACACCTACCTAGTTTTACCTGGCAATTTTCCAATTTCCTACGACTTAAATGTTTTTGATACCTACAAGTTTACCAGGTACGGTCAAGAATTTCGTGGGATGCCGTTAAGCTACTACGTAGACGTAGTCGAAGGAAACGAGTCGAGCGCGGCTGACTTTGCTGACGGTCGGGCTAGGTTTTCTCTTGACCCGACTAAAGACGTAGACTTTAAGGCCACAAACCTCAGTTTCTACAGTCGTACCTTTAGAAATAGAACTCCGGAGTTTGACACCATGCTGTCACAGATTCGCTGGCGCAGCGAGTTCGTGGAGCTTGCCGACAGAATTGCAGCGTTCATAGGTCCCTTTAACGGAGTGCACCTCAGACTGACCGACCATACACACAACTACAAGACCGAGAGCACCGCCTACATAAACGCCCTAAACTCTCTGGACGAGTACGGCAGTCGCACGCTGGTCGTATGCACAGACGAGCCACAGAACCCCATGGTACGGTCTTTCAGGTCTGACGGCGCCCTGCTGGGAGAAACGGCCGGAACTGCCGGCAGAAAAAACATACTGCTTGCCGACCTAATAACTAGAGAGTTTGCCAGCGACTACAGAAGTTTGTCCAACACCGAGGCAACCGTGTTTGGCTTGATTTGTATGCTGGTGATGGGTCATTCGCTGGACTTCGTCGGCACCCCTGGAAGCACTTACACGGGGCTTATCCACCGGGCCATAAACCAGCGCGGTCCCTGCGAATTTAAGTTGTTCGAGCAAACTTTTGCAGCAGCACCAGGCGGACCGTACTCGTGGCAGAGCCACCGACTTCCGGACAAAGAAAAAGAGTGTAATGCCTGGTGGCGTGAGTGGCCTGAAAGCCGACTACAAACGACCGTACAATAGGGGGTATGCCCACCATGCCAAAATTTTTAGTCAGACTAGCTGTAGTCCTAGCTTTCTTGTTTACCACGTCCGGCTGCGGCTTTGACGGTAGCTACCGCTATCCCTGCCAAGCTCCGGAAAATTGGAAGGCCGCAGAGTGCAACCCGCCGGTTTGTGAAGCCGCTGGCACCTGCACCCGCGATATACTCCCGGGGATACTAGACGGTACGATAGACAAGTAACAGACGAGAGGACCTAATGGCAAAACAACGTTTAACCCCTGCTGACCTAGACGCGAGGCTAAAGTTTATACTTGGTATCACTCTGGGCTCAATTCTATTTTTAACTTCCGTAGGAATTCTCTACGGTCTTTTATTTGTGACACAGCCCATCGGAGCACAGTCAGAGAACGACAAAATGTTTTTTAACGTACTAGGCAGTGTTGCCACGTTCATCACCGGAACTCTCGCAGGACTCTTGATCGGTAACTCAGGCATGAAAGACGTAATGGCCGCCCAGCTTCAGAACAAAGAGATGGACGCCAAGAACACACAAGCCGACAAGAAGCTCGAAGCAGAGATAGACGCAACTCGTGCCCGCTTAGAGGCAAAGCCAGACGGCGCAGTGCCACAGGAACAGCCAGTCGATACGGATTGGGATAAGTAACAGTGAACCACGGCCACGGTGGTCATGACCACCCGATTATGACGAGCGCGTCGCCATTCACCGAGATGGAGCTCATGTGGTTCCTGATGATTGTCATGTTTGGTTGGAACCTATACATGGCTTGGCAGCACAACAAACTAAGCAAAAAAGTAGATTGTGATTGTAAGGAGGACTAGTGGCAGAACAAGGTACAGCAGAACGCCTCGCTGAGGTCGCTCTCGCGGAGGTGGGCTACATCGAGGGTCCCAAGGACAACGAGACTAAGTACGGCAAGTTCACCAAGGCTGACTTTCAGCCCTGGTGTGGGTCCTTTGTCAATTGGTGTGGAAACGAAGCCGGAGTAAAAATCCCAAACACGGTTTACACGCCCGGAGGAGCCGCGGCTTTCAAGAAAGCCGGTGCCTGGATAGACGTAGACGTTGCCGACCCCGAGGTGGGCGATATTGCTTATTTTGACTTTCCTTCAGACGGTGTCGACCGAATTAGCCACGTCGGTATCGTAGTCGAGGACAACGAGGACGGAACTGTCTGGTGTGTCGAGGGCAACACTACTGGCGAAGGAAAGAAGGGCAGCCAACGCAACGGCGGCGAGTGCTGCAAGAAGCTACGTGCCTTCAAGAAGAACAAAAAAGGCGTTTTAATCTCGATTGTGGGCTTTGGTAGGCCAAAGTACGGCTCGGCAGGCAAAGGCGCCTCTAAGGCCGCCGAGACGCCAAAAACAGCCGCTACAGCGCCAGCCAAAGGACCTTCAGCCGAGGTCAAGGCTGCGATTGACCTACTAACTAAGAAAGGGTACAAGGTAACTAAGTAATGAAGGAAAAGATCATGTACTTTGGTGCCAAAAGCTCGAAGGACGACTAGTTTTATTATAGCTTTTCTGTTTTATTCTGCAAACACTAAAGTCTAAGTGTATGCAATAATAGGCAAGTGCAGGCAACTCTAAACGCGTCGAAAGTCTAAATAAGTCAACATGATTGCTTATTTATACGCCAGAGTCTCTACAAAAATGCAAGTAGATGACGGCATTTCTCTGGACGCTCAAGAACGACAGCTCAGAGCTGCGGCAGATGCGGCGGGCTTTACCACCAGCATTCTGCTGCGAGAAGAGGGTCGTTCTGGTAAAAGTATTCAGGGTAGACCAGTGCTGCGGAATGCCCTGGACAAACTAGACGCCGGAGAAGCGCAGGCAATGTTTGTTACCAGGCTAGACCGCCTAGCGCGCTCAACAAGAGATTTTTTAAGCATAGTAGACAGATCGCAGAAGCACTCGTGGCGGCTTGCCTTGCTAGACTTAGGGCTAGACACTGCCACGCACCAAGGAAGATTCGTGGTTACTATAATGGCTGCAATGGCTGAAATGGAACGAGGAATGATTTCTGCCAGGCAAAGAGACGTGCACCAAGACAGGCGAGACGCGGGCAAAGTTTGGGGTGTAGACCTTGGCCCAAAGCCAGTCGTAGAAGAAGAGATAAGACAGCTAATACTGACTCAAAGAACAAAAGGCATTTCTTTTAACAAAATTGCAGAAACTCTAAACGCACAAAAAGCGCCCACGGCTAATGGAGGCGCTCGTTGGTACTCCGCAACAGTTAAGCACGTATACGACAATATAGTAAGACATAGTAATCTACCGGCTAAAGAAAAGTAGAACAGCTTAAAATACTAGTGTAAAACACAGCCTACAGTGTGGGGACACTAGCAAGGATGCGTCTATAAATGGCCGGCTTCAAGCGCGGGCTTGCAGTTACAACAATTTCAAAATTGACTAAGCTGCTTAGCTCTGCTTCTCAAGCAATAAGTATTACACCTTTTTTCCGTAGAAAAGTGGTCATATATCTATTGTCTATCCCATTGGTCTCCTTCATCTATGGCATACTTACTTCATCGTTAGCTATAGCTAGCGACTCCTCGTCCAGTGCGTCGTCAGGAGGTGGTTCACAGGCTTCTTCAAGTAGCTCAACGCAAGGGCAAATTACTGAAGCGGCTACCGTAGCAGCAGCAGCGGGATCTGAAGTAACAGCTTTGCAAACAAAAGTAACTCAGATTACGGAGGTAGTAACATCAACATCTCAACCATCTACTCCAGCGCCGGCGTCAGTTTCTGATGCGCAGACTTCAGTAACAGCAGCTGCCAGTGCTACGCAGACAGCAAGTGCACAAGTTCAGGTCGCGCAAACGGCGGCTGCAACATCGCAAGCTGCCGATCAAGCTCTGGCCCAAGCAACCGCCACAGTTGCGACCCAAACTACAGCAGTAGCAACAGCTCAAGCAGCAGCAACAACGGCAACAACGGCGGTAACAACTCAAACAGCAGTAGTAGCCTCGGCTCAAGAAACAGCAACATCAACCGCAGCTACAGCAGCTGCAGCAAACACAACTACTACAACTACAGAAACTTTTACAAATAACACGACCAGCGTTGTAACAGTTACTACTGGCGGAACCACAGTTACTTCTTCTACTGGGTCAGCAGGCGTGTCTATCGGTGGAAATTGGAATACGCCTCAAACAAGCGGTCCTGGTCTCGTAATTCAGTATCCAGCCAACGATGTGGTTATCAATGTAAACCCGTCAAATACTGGAACTGTTACTCAAGTTTCTATGGGCGTCTACGCCAAAAATGGCGACACAGATATGATTGCTACAAACGCAAATGGAACTACCACCACCGAGGTTATCAACAACAATGTGACTGCAACCAGTGCTCAAACTAATAACCATACTTCTACAGAAACTGTAACCGGGTCAAACATTCAAACGATCACCATTAAAAAAGATGTTGATTACTATATTGTTGACAACATTGCTGTAACCAAAACAAACTCAGATCCGCAGGCTACTGCAGCAGCTGAAGCAGCGGCCACCAATCTTGCTACTCAACAAGCTACACTAGCTACTCTTCAGACGGCTCAGACTGCAGCAACTACGACTCTTACAACAGCCCAGACTGCTCTTTCAACCGCTCAGTCAAACGCAGCTACAGCTCAAAGCACAGCAACTGCAGCAACCACCGCGACGACTTCTGCAATTACAACAGCACAAACTGCAATAACTAATGCCCATGAAAAAATAGACACGGCAGAGATAAAAGTTGCACAAGCTCAAATAGAAGTTTCTGCCGCAGCAGTTACTACTATTACAAACACTCTTCAAACAGTTGCTGCAACAGCTAATACTCTTACGCCATCAAACGACGCCACTGCAGCAGCAAACACAGTAAGTACAGCAACCACAAAAGTTGCTGAAGCTCAAGCTACGGTGATCCAAGCGCAGACAAGCATGAGCACGGCTCAGTCTTTAGCTTCTACGGCTCCTACGGTTGCAGCAGCTCAAGCAGCGGTTGAAGATAAGACTCAAGTTTTGGCTACAGCTACAACAGCCGTTAACACTCAACAAACAGTAGTTACCCAAGCAACTGCAGCTCAAGCTACCGCTCAAGCAGCGGTTGACTCAGCCACTCAACCAGGTCTAAAAGTAGAAGTCTTCAATGTTCAAGGACAAAACAACGCTCCAACTCTTCCAGCTGGTGCAACTCCAATTCACACCACCACCGATACAAATGGAATTAACGAACAGTGGAGCGGAGGAAATGTTGCTGGCTCTAATAATTCAGAGGATGTAATTGTCAAGTACACAGGTAGCTGGACTCCACAATATACTGGAACACAGTATCTACATACTCCAGCAGATGACGGAGTCAAGTTGTATCTAAATGGAGAGCTTGTAATCAATGACTGGTATGACAAAGCCGGCGGCGGTTCTACCGCAGATGTAGCAACTACAGCTGGCGTCAGTAAGACATTTGAAATGTGGTACTACGAAAATGGCGGTGGGGCTCACGTTGCTTTAGTGCGTTATACAGGAAGCGGGTGGGAAGTAGTTCCTGGAACTGAATTTACAACTTCTACAGCTACAGCTCAGCAGCTTCAGACATTGACTACGGCTACTCAAAACGTAGCAACTCAAACTCAAACTCTACAAACTCTTACTGCTACTAAAACTTCAGCTGAAACAAATCTGACAAATGCTCAGACAAATTTGACAATAGCTCAGACAGCAGTCACTGCAATGGACAATGCTATTGCTTCAGCTCAGACAGCAATCACCAAAACAGTTCAGGCCGTACAGGCAGTTCAAACCGCTGACATAGCCGTGTCAACAACTCAAGACTCCCAGCAAGCAGCAGCCGCAGCGGCCGCGGCCCAGGCATCACAGGCAGCAGCGGCACAAGCAGCACAGCAAGCAGCAGCAGATGCAGCCGCTGCAGCGCAGGCTGCCGCGGCACAAGCAGCAGCACAACAAGCAGCGGCAGCCACAGCGGCAGCGGCACAAGCAGCACAACAGGCAGCACAAGAAGCGGCACAACAGGCAGCACAGGCTGCAGCACAGGCGGCAGCAACTGAAGCGGCAAAAATTGCAGCAGCAAAACAAGCAGCAGATGAAGCAAGAATTGCGGCAGAAGCAGCGGCGGCAGCAGCAGCACAGCAAAAAACAATAGCAGAACAACAAGCACAAAAAGCAGCAACAGAAAAAGCAGCGGCAGAAGCAGCGGCGGCGCAAGCGGCAGCACAGGCAGCAGCACAAGCGGCAGCGGCGGCACAAGCACAAGCGGCGGCAGACGCAGCGGCAGCAAAAGCAGCAGAAGACGCCAAGGCCGCCGAGGAAGCCAAGGCGGCCGAGGAAGCCAAAGCAGAGGCAGAGGCCAAGGCCAAGGCCGAAGCCGAAGCAGAGGCCAAGGCGGCCGAGGAAGCCAAAGCAGAGGCAGAGGCC